ATATCCAATCGAATGTACAGAAATGAGAGATGTAGCAGTAGATGGAAAAAATCATATAGAAGTGAGAGAAAGTTTAGATCCTCATGTAATATGGAAACATTTGGTTGACTATAAAAATAAATGGTTATTGACAGTTTCAACTCAAAAAGGCTGTAATCATAATTGTTTATTTTGCGATGTTGCTACATTACCATTTAAAGGAAATCTTACTCAAGAGGAGATAGAATATCAAGTTTCTTTCTTATTAAAAAACACTGACTATGTAAAAGAATGTGATAAAGTTAAGATTGGTTTTGCCAGGATGGGAGAACCAGCACATAATTTAACTAATGTTTTGAATGTTATGAGAAGATTGCCAGAAATTTCAAAAGAACAGAATAAAAATATGAATTGGTTGCCTTGTTTCAATACAATTCTTCCTTTATATTCTAAATTTGAACCAATAGAAGTTTTAGAAAAAGTAATAGAACTAAAAGAAATAGAGTATAATGGTTTCCTACATCTTCAGATTAGTTGTAATAGTACAAGTGAAGACACAAGGAAAAAATTATTTGGCGGTTCTCCTATTCTTTCATTAGAAGAAATTATTAATTATGTTAAGAAAAAAGAAATTACCAATCGAACAGTAACATTAAATTTTATTGTAATGAAAGACATAGAAGTTGATGTTAGTAAGCTACAAAAAATGGGACTAACTGGTGATAAGTTTGCAGTAAAATTAATTCCTCTAAACAAAACAAATCAGGGTGATAATTATAACCTTCAAACTTATGCAAATTATAGTAATTATGAAAAATTATTAGATTTAAAACAACAATTCACTGAAGCAGGTATTCCAACAGTAGTGGATGCTATTGCCAAATGTGAGGAGGCAGGACTATGTTGCGGACAGCTGGCACATATTCACCAGTAATATTATTTCCTGGGAGATTTCAACCACCGCATAAAGGGCATTTTGAAGTTGTTAAACAATTATTAACAAAATATCCTGATGGAAAAATTGTAATTTCTATTGACAATAGAGAAATAGATAGAGATAATTTGTTAGATATTGATGTTAGGATAGGAATTTTTAAATCACAATTCCCTAATAGAGTTGAGGTTCTCACTCACAATACTAAACATCATTTTTCTTTAACAGATTATTTTAAAACTATATATAGTCAAGTAATAAAAGTTAATGCTGATATAATTATAATGGGAAAAGATTATCCCAAAGAGTATGAGGATTTTTTTACAAATAAAGGGATAGTAGTGAAAAAAATTGAAAGCAGATATTTCAATATTAGTAGTTCTTTTATTAGAGACAATCTGAATATTTCAATAATCACTAACTTCGGTTGTAGAACAAATTGCTGGTACTGTATTTGGAAAGAACATCGTCTTAAGGATGTACAATTAGAGACAGATTGGGATAAATTATACAAATTCATTAAAGCTAATCAACATAAGGGGAAGCTGAGTGTATCTGGTGGCGGGGATTGCCTTTTTAATTTTGAAAAGTATAGAGAATGGTGGAACAAATTATTTAAAATTTGCAATGAATTAAAAATTCAAGTGGATGTTCATTCAAGAGAAAAATTTTATGATATGAATTTCTGGCAAAAGATTAATCGTTGTGTAGCAAGCTCTGATTTTTTAAAAGATGATATAGAATATTTTAAATGGCTGAGACAATATAGTAAGCTTCGTATAACTCATGTTGTAACAGAGTTTTCCACTATAGAATTAATTAAAGAGTATTTAGATTTTTGTGTAAAATATGATTGTCAGTTTACAATTAAGGAATTAGTAGGCTACAATGATAATGGGAATTATAAGTTATTTAAGCAACAATACCCTAGTTTATTTGCTTTAGAAGCGGGAGATTACAATATATATTATATGCCAGATAATAGCATAACACATAAATTTCTATAGCTGGTAATTATAAGTAAAAAATACTTCTTGACAAGATAAAAGAATTATGGTATAATATATATAGAAGGTAAGGAAAGGTGGTACTTTAATGAATGTAGATTTAAGTAAAAATAAACTACAAACAATAAAGTGGATGTGTAAATTTCTTATCGCTGAGGAACTGATTCATGGGAAAATGGAGAAAAGAATAAAAAGTGTTCAAGCAACTGTAGATAATTTCTTAGCTGAGATTGATGAACCAAAATTATCTCCTTATTTAAGACAACAAGCTAAGAAAGATTTAAGTAAACTTTTATTCTTACCTCCATATAATGTTCCAAGTAATTATCTTTTTGGTGATGGTATTTTTGCCAAACACATAGAGAATGAATACGGAATGAGTATTGAAGAATTGAGAAAAGAATGTAATCTTTAAAGAAAGAGAGGAAGCAAAGTGAGTGGATGTGAAGTTTATCACTGTAAGAAGTGTGGAAGCGAAAATACGAAAGGTTCAATTACCAAGAATGAGTTTAGTGATGCTGATGGTAGAGGGATAGACATGTTTTATATTTATTGTGAAGACTGTGGATATGAAGAAGGCTTTAAAATAAATTAATGGAGGTGGATAACTATGATCCCTGAGATATTTAAAATAAAATCTTTAAATCCTAATCAACTAATTATCTTAGAAGATGGAACTTACTTAGACCCAGAAGTTATAGAAATAATGGATAATATCTTAGATATATATTTAATTGAAGCTAAACCACCGTTGGAAATTATGGATCTTAGTGGTGTTGAATATAGTTTATTTACCAGGGCAGATAATGAAGAAGGATATTTTTTCATTCCTTTTGCTAATGTGAAAAAAGTTCAAGTTTTTGAATGTGACTGTGGAACAATTTATGATATTGAAACAAAAGAAAGAATAGAATTTGAATGTTAGTTAAATTGTTCCAGAAAAAACTTCTTGACAAGGTTAAAAAAACATGATATAATAAGTATAGAAAATAAAAAAAAGTGAAAAGGAGAGTGTCAATATGGCAGCGGTTAAGCCTGATAAGATCAGAGAGGAATTTTATGATTTTGTGGTGGCTGGCTTGGAGGGTCAAGGATTTACTCCAGTTGGCAGGAGTAAGGAAGGTTTAGTTTTTGAGAATCATATTGATGGTGAGCATGTGGTTGTTAAAGTTATCAAGAAGAAAAATCAAGTTTCTGAAAATGAATTAGCACCTGTCACCACTTATGAGGAAAAAATCACTCAATATGAGGCTGATAAAGCCGAGAAGAAGCAAGAGAAAGAAGATGAAGACGAAGAAGAAGAGGGAGAAGCTGGATTTGAGGCTGCTTAGTTCCTATGTCAACACAGGAGTACATTATTACTCCTGTGTTGTCGTGGTTAACTAATTAGTTGACAAAATCATATTTTTATGATATAATATTATTAAATAAAGAAAGGGGTCGCTTAATGGTAATCCTAACAAAAGAGGAGTTTGTTGCCAAGTTTATGGAGGACCAAGAAAAAAGAAAGGCGGCTAAATCAAAAAAGAAAATAAGAACGGCTATGCCATTTAAAGAGGAAATATATTTCGATATTGATAGAATGATAAAGGAAAGATTTCCTAGTGCTGTAACTACAAAGGATAAAGAACTCATTGCTAAAACTGACATAGGGAAATTTCATATTAAGGTAGTAGAAAAAAGAACTAAAGTTTCTGAAGATGAGAGAGAGATTAAAAGAGAGCCATTTAAGTCAGAAATATACGAAGCTCTACTTCAATATTATTCTGATACAGAGAAAAGAAAAGTTTTCTTTTCTAAGGAAGGGGTAGTTATTCAAAGAGGAGAAGCAGATTACACTATAAAAATTGTAAAAAAGAAAGGTTAAAACAAAGGGGGGCTTAGTTCAGCGGGAGAGCGTTTGCCTTACAAGCAAGAAGTCATAGGTTCAAATCCTATAGCCCCCACCATTTAATTTAAGGAGGAACAATAGTGGGTCGTAATTTTGATGAAGAAGATCGTGTTAATGGTTTTCAAAAGAAATCTGCTATTAAAAAACAGCTGAATAAAAAAACAAGGAAAAAAGAAAATAAAAAACTAAAGGATCTAACAGGAATGATATCATCACTACATGATTTGGATGACCTTTCAGATCTTGACCTTAATGATATTGAAGATTGGGAGTTTTAATGTAACTTACAGCTGTGGTAAAACACAGCTTTATTTTTGAATAAGAAATGGAGGTATTTTTTGAAGGTTATTTTAATAGCGGGAAAAGCTCTTTCTGGTAAAGATACAGCCGCCAAAATGATTGAAGAAAATTTAAAACAGAAGAAAGAAAAAGTACTTATTATACATTTTGCAGATCTTTTAAAATATATCTGTAAGCAATACTTTAATTGGAATGGAGAAAAAAATAATTTTGGTAGAGATTTACTTCAATATGTTGGAACTAATGTTATTAGAAAACAAAGACCAGACTATTGGGTTGACTTCGTAATAGATTTTTTATCTATGTTTAAAAATCAATGGGATTATGTCATAATTCCTGATTGTCGCTTTCCAAATGAAATAGATAAGTGGCGAGAAGGAGATTGGGAAATAATTGCTGTCAAGATTAATAGATTAAATTTCAAAACTCCATTAACTTTAGAACAGCAAGCCCATCCATCTGAAGTGGCACTTGACTCATATCAAAATTTTGACTATGTTATTAATTCTGAATCTGGTATAGAAAATTTATCAAAAGCTGTGAATGAATTTTTAAAATTTTTAGATAATTATAACTAAGGAGGAGAACTTATGAGCTTTATATGTGATGTTTGTAAGAAAGCACAGCCCAACAGAGTGAAACCAATCAAAATTGTTACTGAAACAAGAGGAAGGATTTATGACCCAGTTCTTAAGCCAGATAAAACTATTGATAGAATTCCTGAAGGATGGGAGATAGTAAAAGAAATTTCTTGTTGTCTACCTTGTTCACAAAGTAAATAAATGCTTGACAAAAATCAAATTTTGTGATATAATATATGTGCAAAGTGTATCACCACCTTATTCTCTGGCTCCTGGTGAAAGCTGGGAGCCATCTTTTCTTTGAGGAGGATTAATATGTTTGTCGTTGAACAGAATAGAAAAATTATTTTTGATATGAGACACTATGGAATATATACAATGGATAAGGTACTACTAGCCTATCCTAAAAAAGAAGGATTTTCTATGCCTTTGATTTTAGGTGAGTTTAAAACACAAAAGCTATGTAATGATACCGCTATTGAAATAAAGAAAATGTTAACAAAATACAAATCAACTGGAGAGCCTTTTATTTATCGCGTACCTAATAATATTAAAGAATATGGAGGGAAAGATAATGAAAAAACAAAGTAAACAGAATACTAGTCTCTGGAATTTCCGTCAAATTATAGGGCAAGAGCAAGCTAGAAAGCTAGAGAAATTTAAACTCTCTCTGAAAGAGAAAAAAGAAAAGGTATAAATGTGTGCGGGAGTATGGTGTCAATGGTAACATTACGGTCTCCAAAACCGTCGCTCTGGGTTCGAATCCTTGTGCTCCCGCCATCTTATTCAACAAAGGAGAATAGATATGCTTGATATTGGTGATAAAGTTAAAGTGAAACAGAATTACTGGTATATCTGTAGGAAAGTTTACGAGAATAGTAATAAACCTATTATGCTAGCCAGAAAAGCTATGTCTGAATCTATTGGTCGTACATTTATCCAAATGTGAATTTTGTTCAATAGGAGGATTGAAAATGAAAATATTTAGACATGAAGGGCACAATGCGTATCAACTCATTAACGGAAAATTGGTTGTGATTAAACGCAAAAACAAAGTTAAGTTTTGGTTTAAAGGAATAGGATTTAAAAACTTAAAATTTACTGTAAGCCCGCACGGACAATTAAGGCATTGGCATTGGTTAATAAGGTTGCCGTTCTTCTATTGGCAGCGTGACAACGGCGGCGTACAAATAGGGCTACCCAATTTTTATCTATGGGTTATAAACTAAAAAAAAAATAAAAAGGAGTAAAACCTAATGTCATATAAATTTAAAGATTTTTTCCTAAAGGATAAATTTGTAACTGATGAACTATTATCTAATAATCATTTTCTTATTAAGTTAAATTGCCTAAAGAAAACCCAAAAGAATCTTGTATCAACATTCCCTGTAAGTGATGAATCAAGAAAGTCAATGTTAGAAAAATTATTCACCAGGGAAGAAGAAAGAACACAACAAGAAAATACAACAGAATTTGAGCCTATGTACTATAGTAAAGAATCAGACGGAGTATTATTAACAAAAGATAATGTGGCAGTACAAGAAATGTATTATAATTTTATTAAGGATTTAAAATGTAGATTATTTTATTATCCTGGTATGTTAAATTCTCCTATGCCGATTTTTAGAGGAGAACAGTTTGAATTTGTAGGAGTGATATTACCTTATAGATTAAATGATTATAATAACAAAATAACTTATGAAGCACATCTTGATCAATTAAAAAATAAAAAAGCTGAAGTGAAAGCAAAACTTATGAAACCACTTTTTATTAATGGAATGTATAACAAAGAAGGCAAACGCATTCGGGTAAACTATTTTAAAACGGTTGGGGATTATCCTCTATGGATTGAGAACGGAAAACCGAACAAAGATTATGCCAGAAATCCACAAGATAAATACTATATTTATATTCAAGTTGGAGAATATATAACAGGAAAGGTTGCAAATAAAACTACTGATGAATATAAAACTAAAAATTTATATTTACTATATGATGAAGATGGTAAAACAGATGGGTTTGCCTGGGCAGAAGAATTTTTAGAGAAAGTAGATTAGCGACTATAGTATAAAGGAATTACGCTTGGGTGCCATCCAAGAGATAGGAGTTCGATTCTCCTTAGTCGCTCCATTTTCTTCCTTCTTTTTTTACTTGACAAAATAGAAATTTTATGATATAATATATGTAGAGTGAAAAAAGAAATATTATACGGGCCGGTAGCTTAATTGGGAAAGCGTCTCCCTTGCAAGGAGAAAGATGAGAGTTCAAATCTCTTCTGGTCCACCAACATGGGAGGGTGGCGTAACTGGCAGGCGCGCTAGTCTTAGAAGCTAGTGCCGTAAGGCGTGAGAGTTCAAATCTCTCCTCTCCCACCAACATAGGGGCTGTATCCTGTTGGTCAGGGCATAGTCTGCAAAACTATTGCTTCAGAGTTCAATTCTCTGCAGTCCCTCCATTTTATTTCTAAAAAGGAGATGATACCTAATGAGGTTAAGGGTTCCTAAAAATGGAGATAAAAGAGTTATTAAGAGGTTTGCTTTCTTTCCTATGATTTATGATGGAGAAATGAGATGGTTAGAAATGGTAGATATTTTACAAATTAGATATGAAGACGAATGGATTTTTGAAAGCTTTGTTTAATATGGCGGCTTAGCTCAGTTGGTAGAGCGCTAGACTGAAAATCTAGGCGTCCCCAGTTCAATTCTGGGAGCTGCCACCAAAATTATAAAAGGCGGGCAGGTTCTGCAGGACTGATGAATAAATTGCCCTTTCAATTTATTCGCCCGCCATAAAACCTAAAGGGAGGGAAAAAAATGGCAAAATATATAAAATTATTAATTTAGTGAATGGAAAAATGTATATTGGAAAAACTGAATCAAACATAGAAAAAAGATTTCAAGAACATATTAAAGATAGCAAAAGAGAAAGGTGCAAAGACAGACCATTGTATAGGGCAATAAATAAATATGGAATTGAAAATTTTAAAATTGAGCTATTAGAAGAGTCTGATAATTCTGAAGAAAGAGAGCAGTATTATATAAAAAAATTTAATACATATGGCTCAACGGGATACAATGCTACTTTAGGAGGTGATAGTAAAAGATACTTAAACTATGAAGATATTATTAAATGTTATGAGAAATATCAAAATATAACAAAAGTAGCTGAATTAAAAGGGTGTCATGTTGATTCTGTTAGAAGTGTTTTAAAAAATAATAATATAAAAATACAGCAACCTAATGTGCATGGACATATTCATGGGAATGATTTGGGTTCAGATAAGCATTTCAATGTATCAATGGATGTTATCGGTTTTAAACCGATTGAATTAGAGAAACTAATGATATCAATTTTGTAATAGAGGTATAGTTTAATGGACAAAATAGGTGGCTACGAACCATCAGATTGAGGTTCAATTCCTCATACCTCTACCACTGGGGAGTAGTGTAATGGTAGCACGTAAGACTTTGGATCTTACAGTAAAGGTTCGAGCCCTTTCTCCTCAGCCAATGGAAGTAAAAGACTATCAAGTAATGTGGCAGCATTGGGTATTGGTTGCTATATAGTCCTGCCAGACTATATAGGATTAATGCTTTTAAGAACTGGCGAGCTGACAATCTCGAAGACCTCTTAACTTGATAGTCTTAATTTTTATAAAGGAGAGAAAAAAATGTTAAAAGTTTATTTAGATGTAGAGAAAACTCCTAAAAATGAAAAGGAATTCACTATAATTAGAAACTTAGTAGATTTTGTTTCTCTTCTTAAAAAAGAGGAAATAGATTTCCTTTCTCTTGATCATAATTTAGCTGATTCAAGATTGGCATTAGATGCTATTACATTTTTAATCAGGAAGAATATCTTTATTCAGTATATAAATTTTCACAGTTTTAGTAAAACAGGAAGTTTGCTAATTAAAAAAAGATTGGAAAAGAAATTTCCTGATATAGTTATTACTATGAATAGTCATCTATAGGGCATGGCTTGTGAGCTTTACTATTACAGGCCTGCTGTTTATGACAGAATAGTATTGCTCTATTGGAGAAATTCCCAAGTTATTTGGCTTTGAGGGTTTACGGTGGAAGCTAAGTGGTGATCTGCTATGAGGAAATCTCAGCAGACCTAAGCCCCAAAGTTATTCTCAAAGCCGCCCTATTTTCTATGTAAGGGGGGAAGCCCTATGGTGAAACCAATTGGAACTCATATGTTAATTGAATTTTATGGCTGTAATAGTGAAGTATTAAATGATATTGGAATTATTTCTTCTGCTTTAAAGGAGGCTGCAATAGCTACTGGTGCCTCTATTTGTGGAAGTTGCTTCCATGAATTTAATCTTCAAGGGATAACAGGAGCTTTAATTCTATCAGAATCACATATAAGTATTCATACTTGGCCTGAGTATCAATATGCAGCTATTGATATTTTTACTTGTGGGGAAACAGTGGATCCCATATTTGGGTATTTATCTATTAAAGATAGGCTTCTCCCACAAAAGACTTACGTTAGAGTAATGGATAGAGGATTAGTTAATATGGGGCTATCGCTTAATGGACAAAGCACATGACTTCTAATCATGTTCTCTAGGTTCGACTCCTAGTAGCCCTACCACGTGGTCCCGTAGCTCGAAGGGCGAGCGGGCGGCTCATAACCGCTTGGTCTTGGTTCGATTCCAAGCGGGACCACCACTTTATTTTCATTAAAAGGAGATAATAATATGAGATCGGATTGGAATAAATATTTTATTGATATAGCTCTTGCTGTATCAAAGCGTTCTACTTGTCTAAGAAGAAATTACGGAGCTGTGATCGTATCAAATAATACTATTATTAGCACAGGATACAACGGTTCAGCTAGAGGTCAAGATAATTGTATAGATCTTGGAGTTTGTATTAGAGAAAAATTAAAAATTCCAAAAGGAGAAAGGTATGAATTATGTGTGGCTATTCATGCTGAAGCTAATGCTATTATAAGTGGAGATCCTGTTAAAATGAAAGGTGCTAAAATTTATATAGCTGGAACTGAAAAAGAAGGTGGATTTGCTAGTGGAGTTCCTTGCTTGATGTGTGATAGAATGATTAAAAATGCTATGATAGAAGAAGTAATTTTCTTAGACAGTAATGGAAAAATTTATTCTAATTAGAGGTGTTAGTATGATTAAACAAGTAATAGTTGTTAGAAAAGATTTGAATATGAGAAAGGGAAAACTAGCAGCACAAGTTGCACATGCTTCTATGAAAATATTTTTTGATAAAAACATTTCTCCTATAAAAGATATTTTATATGTGCGTTTAACTCAAGAAATGAAAGATTGGTTGCATGGTTTATTTACTAAGATAATTGTAGGCTGTAATTCTGAGGAAGAGTTAGATAATTTATACAAATTAGCCAATGAAGCGGAATTACCTTGTTGTATGATAATTGATTCTGGACTAACAGAATTTAATAATCAGCCCACTAAAACTTGTATTGCTATTGGACCAGCTAATTCAAAAGAAATAGATGAAATTACAGGCAGTTAAGTCTCTTATAAGGAGAATAACTATGAAGTGTTTAAAATGTGCTGAGTGCTGTATCAGTAAAACTGTCTCTCTTATAGAGAGTGATATAGAAAGGATAACTACCATCACTGAACTAAATTTCTATAGAATTAGAAGTACAGGAGTAAAAGTTTTAAATTGGAAGTTATGTGATGACCTACATATGTGCATTTTTTTAAACCCAAAAACCAGATTATGTGAAATTTATGAAGATAGACCCCTTACTTGTAAAAATTTTTACTGTGGGAGGGTTAATTGAAGTATGGAAAATAAATGTAATGACTGTTGGAAAAAATATCTTTGTCCTATATATAATAATGAAGAAATAGATGGTTGTTTACTATTTCAAGATGAAAGTCAAGAGATAAAGGAGAGAAAACAATGCGGTCGGGAGGTATGGCTATCTCAGTAGCCTCATAAGCTACGTAACCCAGTTCAATCCTGGGGTCCGCTACCAATTTATACTAAACTTTCCTCGTTCTCTTGACAAAAATAAAATTTTATGGTATAATATATATAAGAAGAATGAAAATAAGCTGTTAAAAGGAGATGCTTTCCCAACGGGAGGTGGACAAAATGCCAGAAGAATTAGATCGTTGTGTTAAGAAACTAATAGAAGAAGGATATACAGAAAAGCAAGCTTGGGCTATTTGTAAAGCAGCAATTGAGTCCAAACTACAAACAGAATATGAAATGAAAAAGAAGATATTAACTGGACAATTAATTGTGGATAAAAAGGAGGATAAAAAAGGTGAAAACTGAAAAGACTAAGATTGTGGGTGTCACCTATGATGGAAGGCAAGAAAACATTAAAAAAATTAATGATATGGTAGATCAATTAGTAGCAGAAAGAGAACCAGAAAATCCTTATGATCCAAATGCTATTCATGTTTATATTGTACCCGATAACACAATCTATGTTGATGATAATGTGGATTATATTCCAGAAGAACCAGTAAGTTGTGGTTACATTAATAGACATCTAGCTAAAAAATTGGCTCCAGAAATGGATGCTGGTAAAGAATTGACAATCCATAATTATCATATTATGGGCAACGGTGTAGATACCCCACTAGGGGTAATGATTGAATATTCATTAACTTAGGGGCCGTCTGGTTTCGACGTGGTATTAAGTAAGTAAATTACTCTCTCCGATGGCGATCGTTAAACGTATATGAATAATTGCAGAACCTAAATTAAAAGCTGCTTAGGCTTAAAACTAAGTGCAAAATGGAGAGCTTTATGGTTTAAGCAACTCCTGAGCTTAGAAAAATAAACCACTCTTTGGTTCACACTAATTCCATAAAGTGTTTAGGTTTCTCATTTTCTCCATTAAAAAATGAGTGGTGCCCCGGGCTACTGGGCAGCGGTCACAGCTATAAGTGACTATGAGAGTAAACTAATTTATTGAAAGATATTGCGGACAGGGGTTCGATTCCCCTCGGCTCCACCAGAACTTATTTTTGAGAATAATAAAGTTTTATTATTTTCAAATTTCTTATAAAAGAGGAGTTCATATGGATAGATTAGAAAAAATGTATTTAAACTATCAAAGTTGTCAAAGATGTGATTTATGGAAGGGTAGAACAAATATTGTTTTTGGAGAAGGGAATATTAATACTGAAATATTATTTGTAGGAGAAGCTCCAGGATATAATGAAGATATTGAAGGAGTTCCTTTTTGTGGAGCAGCTGGCTATCTATTAAATAATTATTTAGATTTAATAGGTGCTGAGAGGAAAGATATTTACATTACTAATGTAGTTAAATGTCGTCCTCCCAATAATCGCAATCCTTATATTAAAGAGATTGAAAGCTGTAAAGAAATTTTATCTGATCAGTTAGAAATTATCTCTCCTAAAATAATTGTTACATTAGGTAATATTGCTACAAAAGCATTTATAAATTTACCCAATGGAATTACAGAACTAAGAGGAAGATGGTTTCAAAAGAATGAGTATAAAATATTACCAATGTTTCATCCAGCGGCTCTATTGAGAGATCCTGATAAAAAGAAAGATACCACTAAAGATTTTGAATTATTAAGAAGAGAATTTAATTTATGGAGAAATAAACAGCTTTTAAACCATAAAGTTTCTCTTGACAAAACGTAAAAATTATGGTATAATATATATAGAAAGTAAAAAAAGCGATACTGCAAGTGGGGAATACTTCGTATACAGATGATCAAGTGGACATTGAGAAGAAATTCTCTTGTCAACAGGTTTTATGTCTTCTACTAAAAGACTTAGCCTCACTGAATTTGTTCGCTTTATAAGCTGGGAGCAGCGAAGTCAACACTTACTTCGACTTAATTATTTGAGAAAGTATTTATTTTATAAAAAAAAGTGTTGGCGATACTTCCTCTCCCTCAATATGACTTTAAAGGGTAGTGCAGTAAACAGTTACTTCGGTAAAAAATTAAACTTCTAATTTAATTCAGTGGGTTCAAATCCCACAAATAAAAACTGTTTGCGACAATTCTCCCTTAAATAGATTTTAATTTGGGATAGCGTAGAGTAGAGATACTTCGCATAGGGAGCGAGTAGTACAGGTTTGATTCCTGTGACCTCCACCATTATGGGGGTTTAGTGTAATGATAGCACGCTTAACGTAACCTCTATTCGCCTTTTCTTCCCAAAAAAATTTTTCCCTTAGAAGGGACAGTGTAGAGCAGAGTTACTTCGACTGTTAATTGAGAGGCTATAGGTTCGACTCCTATCATGGGCATGTCCCATGTAGCTCAAGTGGTAGAGCGTAAAATTTCTCTGTTCGCTTATTCTTCCCTACACTATTACAGCAGTAGTGTAAATAATGGTTACTTCGAATTCTGGAAAAGTTCGGCCATATATAGACCATTATTGACTTTCTCTGCTAAGAAATTTATAACACAACGGTAGTGTAGTTTGCAGTTACTTCGATAATAGTCTAATTATCTCCAGGTGGCGACCAAAAACGCAACTGTAAACACCAATACTCTGTTGTGTTATTTATTTTATACTTCCTAAAAATTAAAAGGAGAGTGATTGAGATGGCAAAGTTCAATTTGTCAGAAAGAGGAGTTAACAGAACTACAACTTATGAAGGTGCTCCAGCATTTAAGACTCCAAATGCAAAAGAAGATTTGGTTAGAAAAGTTCTAACTACATTTTTTGGAGAACCTAAATTTTACGGCAATGTAAACGAGCAAACAAAAGACCTGGTTAGTGCTATTAGAAATATGTGTTGTAAAGATCCAGCTTTTGTTCGCAATCTAGCAATCTATGCTAGAAACACTTTGAATCTAAGAAGTGTTACTCATGCAATAATGGCAGAGATGGCTGCTGTTAATGAAAGTAAGCCTTTTGTGAGAGAAGTAATGAAAGAAGTTGTTGTCAGACCAGACGATATGACAGAAACTTTAGCTTATTTCCTAAATAACTATGGAAAACCAGTACCTAACAGCTTAAAGAAAGGATTAGCTGATGTCTTCCCTAAATTCGATGAATACCAGTTACAGAAGTATAATCGAAACCAAGCAGTTAAACTAAAAGATATTCTATGTATTGCTCACCCACGTCCATCTACTATGGAATATAGTGATATGTGGAAAAGGCTGTTAGAAGACAATCTAAAAACTCCATATACATGGGAGACTGTATTGTCAGCCCGCGGTAATAATAAAGAAACATGGGAAGAGCTAATTGAGAGTGGTAAAGTAGGATACATGGCTCTTTTAAGAAATTTAAGAAACATCTTAAAAGCAGATCCTAATAACGTAAATAAGGTAATGCAAACTCTTTCTAATAGAGATAGAGTATTGAAATCACGCCAATTACCTTTTAGATTCTACGCCGCTTACAGAGAGATTGAACAATTTCCATCTTTCAACACAGAAGCAGCACTAGAAACTTTAGAAGAAGCCATTGGATTCTCAGTAGGAAATGTTGAAAGACTGTCAGGAAAGACTTTATTATCAGCTGATGGTTCAGGATCTATGACATGGAGTAAACCTTCTCAAAGAAGTACTATAACTTGTGCTGAGATAGCTGGACTATTAATGTCTATTGCACAACATTCATGTGATTCTGCAATTACATCAACATTTTCAAATACCTTCGAGCCTTTAGTTTTAAACCGCCAAAGTGGGGTTTTAACTAATACTCGTAAAGTGGTTAGGGAAATGCAAGTTGGAGCCACAAACATGTTTTTAATTTTCAAGTGGCTATTGGATAAAAATATTTACACTGATAGAATTATAGTTATAAGTGATGATCAAGCTCATCCTGACTTCGCTGGCGGTGGTGGGCACTTTGGTCGCAGAGGTAATGCTAGAGAATACTTTGAACAGTATAGAGCAAAAGTTAATCGCAATGTTTGGTTACACATCATGGATACTGCAGGATATGGTCGTCAACAATTCCTGGGAGAAAATGTAAACTATGTAGCTGGCTGGTCAGATAAGGTTCTATCATTCATTCCTCTAGTAGAAAAAGGTGTAGATAACATGGTTAAGTATATTGAAAACCTAAGATAGTATTTATTGTTATGGAAGAGCTTCCTTGTTTTAAGGAGGCTCTTTCATTAATTTATAAAGTAATTAATTTGGGAGGCATAGCATTGATTACACCTTCACTGATTAAGGATTTCAACCAAATCATGTCTATAGAGACATGTAAACAACCTCATTCAATTCCAATTTTATCACAGTGGGAAAAAAATAAAAGATTTATATATGAAAAGCTATTAAATAAAAATCTAACTATTTCATATCCTATTTCTGTGGATGTTTCTGAAAGACAGAAAGAGTTTGCAAAAAAGAAATTTCTTTTTTTCTTTCAAAAGTATGAAGATGTTTTAAATCAAATTGACAGTAATAGTTTAGTTACTAATAGGTTGCAGAAAGATACTGTTATTAATAATGAAAAATTTAACGCCGGAATTAAAGTTTCTAAAATTTTAAAAAGAGTAGTTAAGAGTCAAATAGATTATAGGAGAATAGAATTGGGATATTCTAATTTTCTACAAATTTTTAAAACAGAAGGGCAGTTATGTATTAGCATCAATCCATTAGACTATATCTCTATGAGTGATAATTCATATGTATGGAACTCTTGTCACTCCTTTCTTGATGGTGAATACAAAGGTGGCACTTTAAGTTTAATGACAGATGAAAGCACTATTGTTTGCTATGTTAAAGGAGATAAAGATTTCACCTTAAATCAAGTTGAGATTCCTAATAAAAAGTGGAGGGTTCTAATACATTTCTGTAAAGATATTCCCTATATCATTTTTAGTTTAGAGTATCCTTTTGAGAATAAATTTATAATGATGCAACTAGTGCAAAAATTACAAAAGTTACTCAAGACAGCCTATCCTGAAATGAATTTTATGTTTAGAAAATTTACTTCTTCTTCTATTGGTGATTTAGTTGAAGAACCTAATGAAGAAATTGATGAAATTTGTTTTAATGACTTATTATCTATTGATGGTAATTCAGGTGCTTATAAAAATAAATTTATTAGAACATTGATTCCAACCTATATAAGAAATTCAAGTGAGCTGTGTAAAACAAGTATAGGAAATTTGCCATTCTGTCCATCGTGTGGAAATCATTATATAACTTCACATAATTCAATAGAGTGTGATGTTTGTAATCCTTTAGAATATTGTTGCACGTGTGCAGAAGCAACACATCGTGAGGAGTTAATAAATGTAGATGGAGAGTTTTATTGCGAAATTTGTTTTGATAATGAATTTACTCACTGTGAACATTGTGGTGAAATTATTCAGAGAGGATGGACTCCAATAAAACATGCTTGTGAGACTGAATTAATTGGTGAACAAGCCATTTAAAGTTGACAAAACTAAGAAATTATGATATAATTATAGTAGAAAGATAAGAAAGGAGGGGGGGATGAGTTGGAGTTTTTTGATAGAGAAAAAATAGATGAGTACTACCCAGGAGCTGTAATGATACCTCCAATGAATGTCTGGAAACTACCTAAAAACAAATTAAATAAAAGAAAAGAAATTTGTGATAGTGGAGATTATTTTGGACAACCTAAATTAGATGGGTCCTGTTATGTTTATGAGAAAACTAAATATGGGAAATCATATCTCTTCAGTCGAAGGGTATCAACAAAAACTGGATTATTAGTGGAAAAAGGAGATAGAATTCCGCACATAATGGAGCATTTAGATTTAATTGTACCTGATAAAACTATATTAGTAATGGAAGTTCATTATCCAGGAGAGAAATCTAGAAATGTAACCTCTATTATGGGATGTAATGCTCCTAAAGCAATAGAAAGACAAAAAAATAAATTACTTCAAGCATATATACATGATATATTAATGTATGATGGTGGAAGCTATCTCAAAGTATCTAATTTAGATAGATTAAAATCTCTTAATAGGAATGTTTCTAATAGTTATGTTCATCCTGAATACATTCATTTTGCAGATGGTGTTTTTGAAAATTTAGATCACTATATAGATGAATGTTTAGCGGCTGGATATGAAGGAACTGTTTTAAAATCTATAAATGGATTATATGTTCCTACAAAAAAACCTGCCTGGAATTTTGTTAAGTTTAAAATAGAGTCAGAATATGATGTAATTTGCACAGGTTTTGAACCTCCAACAAAAGAATATAAAGGTAAAACTTCTTTAGATATATGGCCGTATTGGGATGGTGATGAACCCGTCACAAAACCTTATGCAAAAGGTTGGGTTGGTGCATTAAAAATTGGAGTTTATAAGCAAAATGAGTTAGTAGATTTAGGAACTGTAGCTTCAGGGTTAACAGATTCTGTTTTAGAAGAAATAAAACGTAATCCTGATAACTTTATAGGTGAACCATTACTTGTCAAAGCTATGGAACCAACTGAAGGTAATCTGCGGGAAAAAAGGTTTATTAGATTTCGTGATGACATTAATCCGCATGATTGTACGTGGGAAAAAATCTTCAAATAGGCAATAAAAGGCTTCTTTAAAGCAGATGAGCATCAATGTTTCTCTTGACAAAGTTCAAAAAATGTGGTATAATTATACTACAGGAAATAAAAATATGCTTTACTACTGAATTAAAGGAGGGTAGAGAAATATTTATATTTCTTAGAGGGTAGTCTCCCTCAATAAAAAATTATTAAACAAAACAAGGAGGAATTATTTCATGGCTGTTACAGAAAAAGGAAACAATCTAATTAGAGTGCTTCAGCAAATGCTAGATGAACGTGGAGATAACTCTACAGTTAGCGTAGAAGAAATCGCTGAAGAAGCTGGTCTTTCTGTCGCTTCGGTTCGAGGAACTATGGGTAAACTGGTAAAAGAAGGTTATGTTGCTAGTGATCCTGTGGAAGTTGAAGGCAAGAAACGCAAAAGAATCAGTTTGACTGACTTAGGTTGGGAGCATGACGCAGCGGCTTATCAGCCCCCAAGTGCTGAGTAGTTAAAGAAGAATAAGAAAGTATCAAGATTTAATCAATCATGAATATAAGAAAGATTGTAGGTAAAACTACAATCTTTCTTTGTTTATGGTAACTGTAGGGGAAAATTTGACAATTCTCAAAATTTGTGGTATAATATTATTAATGGTAATATAAAAATATTACTTAATAAAAACGGAGGTATTATATTAATGACTGAACAATTAAGAGAAGCTCAAAATATTGTGATGGTGGAAGGTATCGTGAATGAGAATCGTCTTGATTTTAGAAACATTTCGAGTGGTAAAGCTATCGGTGGAGATTTATTAGTTCAAGTTGATGAATCTAACATTGTAGCCGTAAACTTTTTTGCCTCTGAAAAGAAAAGAGATGGTGGTAAAAATAAGATTTATGAATCATTATTAACTGTTAAGGATGATTTTAAATCAGTTGCCAAGCACGGGGTTGAAGATGCAGATAGAGTTAGGATTAATTCAGGTAGATTAGAAGCTAATGAATTCTATGCTGCATCGGGTAACTTAATCTCTACATTCAGAGTTAGATCTAATTTCATTAACAGAGTAACTGGTGATTTTATACCTGGCGTTAGCTTTCAAGTAGAAACATATCTACAAGGTATTACAGAAGAACTTGTAGAGAATGAAGTTACTGGAAGATTAGTTGTTAAAGGTATTGTTCCAATGTATGGTGGTAGAATTAGTTTATTAACTTTCTTTGTTGAAGATGAGAATGGTATTAAGTATATCCAAGATAACTATAGTGTTGGAGATACTGTTAAATTAGCTGGTTTCATCAATAACGATGTACAGAAAGTTGAGAAAACAGAGGAAATGGAATTTGGTGGAGACTTAGTCAACACCTACCAGAAAGTTAAAAGAGAGTTAATTGTAACTCGTGGAAGTAAACCTTATGAAGAAAATGGATTTGATTCTGACTTAATTAAGCAAGCTCTGGCTGACAGAGAAGCGGAGTTAAAGAATCTTAAAGAAAAAGCTATGCAAACTAGCACTACTGGAGCACAAGGCGGAGGGTTTGGTGGAAGGAAAGACTTTCCTTTTTAAGGGCGTCTCTCCTTTTCACTAATAACAGAGAGGTGATAATTTGAGTATAGATATTTTTACTATAAAACCACATCAAGTCTCAAGAGATTTAAAGGGTTATACAATCCTATTATATGGAGACCCAAAAAGCGGAAAAACTACCACTGCTTCTAGGTTTCCAAATAGTTTATTGCTGGCTTATGAAAAGGGTTATTCTGCTCTTCCAGGAGTTAAAGCACAGCCAATGAATACATGGGCTGATATATTGCGAGTAATGAAACAGCTTAAAACAGAAGAAGCTAAAAACCTGTTTGAAACTATTGTAATTGATACAGGAGACTTAGCTTATGAAGCTTGTGAAAGACACGTTTGTAGTATTAATGGAGTAGAAAAAATTGGTGATATTCCTTATGGAGCAGGCTATGCAGAAGCTGGAAGACTCTTTGATTCTGTTTTACAGGACTTAGCTAAATTAGGATACGGTGTTGTAATAATTAGTCACGCTGACGACAAAACTATAAAAGATGAATCAGGTGAAGAATATCAAAGAATTCAACCCACATTACCAAGAACTGCTAGAAAAGTTGTGAATAGATTCTGTGATATTATTGGGTATTCTAGAATTGTTAAAACACTCACAGAAGACAATAGAGAAGTGGAAAAAACATATTTGTATATGCGAGCTACAGTAAGGTTTGAAGCGGGTTCTCGCTTTAAATATACCCCTAATTATATTGAATTTACCTATGATAATTTAGTTAATGCTATTGCTGATGCTGTTGATAAGCAAGCACAACAAAATCATGATAGTGTTACTGATGAAAAAAGTTCAGTATATTCAGATGAATTAAAAAATTATGAAGAAGTTATGGATCGATTCGTTGAAATTACCAGTGTATTAATGGAAAAAGATCCAAAGAATCAAAAAGAAATTGAAAAAGTTATTGAGAAATACATAGGAAAAGGCAAAAGAGTTGGTGAGCTTGATGATAAGAACACAGACATTATTGATGTAATCAACGAAGAGCTGAATAACCTTCTATCTCAATAGCTATAAATTTAATTAGAGAGAAGAGGGGCTTTATTAAAAGTAAAGTCCCTTTTTTTTTACTTAATTCTCTCTTAGGAGGGATTGAAATGAGCTCTGACCGTCCTGTTAAATGCCCTTATTGTAATCAATACTTCAGAAGAAGTAGTGAACAATTTATCTATGATAAAGGGAGATACTGGCATGAGGAATGTCATAAACTTAATTTAGGAGAAAAAAGTAAAACAGATTCAGATAGAAGAGAATTATTAGCTTATATAGAAAAATTACTAAATAAGAAAATAGATGCTAGAATATTAAAACAAATAAAAACTTATACAGAAGATTATGGGTATAAGTATAAGGGTATTCAATTAACATTAGAATACTTCTTTGAGTTAAAAGGTAATCTTATTTCAAAAGCTCAAGGTGGAATTGGAATTGTTCCTTATGTATATGAAGAAGCGAAAAAATACTATATGATGAAAAATCAAGTATCTGAAAGTTTAGACGCTTTAAAAGAAACTCCAGTTGTAGAAAAAACTGTTACTATTAAAGATCCTACTAAACAGAAAAAATATAGAATAAATAAAACCATAGACATAACTGGTCTTTAAGATTTGAAGGAGAATTTTTTTGAATGGAGTGAATAATTTGAGTTTAGTAGATAAACGCTCTATCTTCCTTGTAATTGGGTGTCTATTACAAAAACCAAATCTACTAAATAATACTACAAAGTATAATTTAACTAAGGAAGATTTTCCTGAAAAGTTTCATAAAATTATATTTGCCTCTATTTATAACTTATGGAATGAAGGAATTACAAGTATAGATTATGTAATGATTGATAATTACTTATCAAAATATAATTTACAGTATCAGGTTTTTGTAGAAAATAACGGGATTGAATACTTGCAGGCAGCTAAAGACTCAGCTGATATAACAAATTTTAATTATGTTTATGACAGAGTAAAGAAATTTTCATTGTTAAGAAGTTATCAAGAAAGTGGAATAAATATTGATCATATTTATAGTGAAAAAGAAGTAGATTTAAGAAGACAAGAACTAATGCAGGAAAGGTTTGATTCCTTAAGTCTGACACAAATTACAGAAGAGATTGATAAAAAAATAGTAGACATAAAAGGAAAATTCTTACTACATCATGGAACAGCTGGTCAACATGCTGCTGAGGGAATTGTTGAATTAAAAGAAGAGTTAAAAGAAAACCCAGAGATAGGTCTTCCACTTCGTGGTGGGATTATGAATATGATCACAAGAGGTGCCCGCCTTAAGAAGTTGTATATGAGAAGTGCACCAACTTCTGTAGGTAAAACTAGACTTGCTCTTGGAGATGCTTGTAATTTAGGCACTAATGAGATCTATAGTACTGAGTTAAATAGATGGGTAAAGAATGGTATTGCTAGTCCCACTCTTTTTATTACTACAGAACTTGAAATGGATGAAGTTCAAACTCCTTTACTAGCTTTTCTTTCAGGGGTTAATGAAACAAAAATTTTAGATGGAGAATATAGCGGTGACGAAGAAGCAAGAGTAGACTATGCAATAAAAGTATTACAGAAAGGTCAGTTGTGGATTGAATATCTACCTAATTTTTCATACCAAGATATAGAAAATACTGTTAAAAGGTATTTCTTAAATAATAAGATTCGTTACTTCTTCTTTGACTATTTGCATACAACTATGAAAATGTTGGCTGAAGTTGGTAAAGAAGCAGGTGGAATTAGGTTAAGAGAGGATAATATTCTTCATATGTTTTCTACCAACTTAAAAGAGTTATGTAATGAGCTTGGTATTTTTATGTACACATCTACTCAGGTATCTGGTGATTGGGAGAGTAGGAAGACAGCTAATCAGAACATATTAAGGGGGGCAAAAGCAATAGCTGATAAATTAGACGTGGGAATGATAGCTTTAAAGCCAACCAAAGAAGACTTAGATGCTTTAAAACCAATATTAGAAAAAGGATTTGAATTAGTTGAGCAACCAAATCTTGTGTTTCATATTTATAAACTGAGAAGAAGTCCTTACCAAGGTGTTAAAGTTTGGAGCTATGTTGATTTAGGCACTTGTCGTCTAAAAAACTTATTTGTTACTAAGAACGACTATACATTAATACCTGTACAATCATTAAATATTGAAGTTACTGAGTAATAGGAAGGGAGGTATCACTTCCCTGTTGTGATAAATAAAGACCAATTAAAACAGGCATTAACCGTTGATGATGTAACTAAAATTGTCTGTCACTTGGGTAGTGATGCACCAAGGATAGACAATAAAGGGAATTTAGTTTTTCAAACTATTTGCCATAACTTTGTCGGCGGTAGTTATAAATTATATTATTATGATAATTCTAAATTATTCTCTTGTTATACAGAATGTCAGAAAACATTTGATATTTATGAATTAGTAGAGAAAGTCAAAAAGGTAAGTTTTACAGAGGCTGTTTTCTTTATACAACAATTTACTGGATTTGCTCCTTTTGAAAGTAAGATTCAAAGTGATGAAAGAATTTCAGATTGGGAGTTTATCAACCGATACAGAAAACCACCTTCTTCCAATATTGAATTAAATACTTTTGATCCTGTAGTTCTTAATATTTATCAGAAGAAATACCATGTCTCTTGGATTGAAGAAGGAATTTCTAAGAAAGCTATGGAAAGATTTGGCATACTTTTTGATTCATTCAATAATAGAATTATCATTCCACACTATGATATAAATAATACTTTAGTTGGAATTCGCTGTCGAAACTTAAATCAAGAAGTAATTGATAAAGGTATGAAATATGTGCCAGTTAAGATAGAGGGAACAGTATATTCACATCCTTTAAGTTATAACTTATATGGTATAAAAGAAAATTTAAATACTATTAAGAATCTTAGAAGAGCTATAATTTTTGAAGGTGAGAAAAGTGTTTTGAAAATGGAAACATTCTATCCTGGACATAATTTTAGTGTCGCAGTCTGTGGCGATAAAGTTTCAGAGTATCAAAGAAAGTTAATTACAAAGTATGTTGATGAAGTGATTATAGCTTTTGATAAAAGTGAACCATATAAACATGGAGGGAAGAATGAAAGTATTATAAGAATCAGAGATATAGCTAAAAGATTTTGTTCTTATGTTAAGACTTTTATTATAGTTGATAAAAACAATTTACTACCCATTAAAGATGCTCCTGTTGATCAGGGTAAGGATATCTTTGATCAATTAATTAAATCAAAAGTAGAAGTTAGAACTTTTCTTAACACATTTTAGTAAAGGAGGAATATTATTGAAGATTTCATTAGAAGAATTTAAAAACTTACCAAGCACTCAACAAGATGATTATATTGCAGATTGCTTACCAATTATAAATTTTTGTAATTCTCATATGATATCAACAGTAGAAGTAATGATTTTAACAGAAATGTTTTACCCATTAATAGAGGAAAAGTGTTTATTAGGAGATACTCTTAGAGGATATCTACAAAATAAAATTTTTCACGGTAGAGAGTGGAGGTAGAGAATGTGAAATATGAATTAATTTCAGAATATACTTACAACCCATTTAATCCTACATTTTTTAGGGATTTAATATTTAAGAATAGAAATACAAAGTTGACAAGAAATTTCTTAGCCCCAACTGAAGATAATCTAAATCATTGGGGGCTATTAGATAATATAGAGGAAGGTGTTTTATTACTTACTGAACATATTAATAGAAACAGTAATATTTTTCTAATTGTAGACAGTGATGTTGATGGATATACGTCATCAGCAATCTTCTATAACTTTATTAAAGAGAAGTCACCACAAGTTAATATAAAATGGATGGTGCATGAAGGGAAACAGCATGGTATTATTTTAGATAGAATACCAAATGATACAGAATTATTAGTTGTCATTGATGCGGGTAGTAATCAATATAAAGAGCATAAGATTTTGGCGGAAAAAGGTATTGATATTTTAATTATTGATCACCATGAAGCGAAAGAATATTCTGAGCATGCAGTTGTTATTAACAATCAATTGTCTAAAAATTATCCTAATAAACAATTATCAGGAGCTGGAATGGCTTATAAGTTTTGTTGTGCTTTAACCGCTAATATTGGCTCTACAATCGCTGATAAATATTTAGATTTGGCCGCTGTAGGTATAATAGCTGATACAATGGATGTAAGAGAGTTAGAAAATCGGTATATTATACACAACGGGTTAAAAAACATTAATAATCCCTTTTTAAAGGCACTAATTAGTAAGCAAAGTTATTCCATAGGATCATCTGGGATAAATACTGTTGCAATTATGTTCTATATAGCACCACTAATTAATTCATTAACAAGAGTTGGAACAATGGAAGAAAAAGAATTAATGTTTAAGGCATTTATTAATGGTGATGAAAAAGTTAGTTCTACTAAAAAGGGTGCTAGTAATGAAACAGAGACAATAGCTGAACAGGCAGCTAGAGTTTGTTCTAATGCCAAATCTAGACAAAAAAGAGTTGTTGATATTTTACAGCAGGAGATAGAGGAGATTATTGTAGAAGAAAATTTATCATCTAAACCTATTATGTTAATTACCTTAACAGAAGTTTCTAATAGAAATATAGTTGGATTAGCTGCTAATCAACTAGCTCATAAATACAAGAAACCAGTTTTAATCTTGGTTTCAGATGAAGAGGAGAGCTATACTGGTAGTGGTAGAAATTATAATTTAAGTGAAATAGAAAACTTAAAAGATTTATTAAATAGTACGGAGCTTTTTGAATTTGCTGAAGGACATCAATCAGCTTTTGGAGCTAAGATTAAAGAAGATAATATAGATAAATTCTTAGATTACTGCAATAAGAATTTTGAAGAAACTGATTTTATAGATTTATATAGAGTAGATTTTGAATTTAAATCATCTGAAATAACTCCAGATATTATAAAACAAATATCAAATCTTAGACCTTTATGGGGTAAAGGATTTGATGAACCATTTATTGTTGTAAAGGATATAAAAGTTTTTCCTGAAGATATTAAGTTTATGGGTCAGAATAAAACTCATGTTAAGTTTAGTAGTAATGGAATTGATTATGTTATATTTAATGCTGATAGCAATAGAATAAAACAATATCAGTCTCCTTTATCTATTGATGTTATAGGTAGATGTGATATTAATATCTGGCGAGATAGAGTTACTTATCAGCTAATCGTAAGTGATTATAATATTAAAGAAGAAAAGTCTAGCTTTGGATTTTAGGAGGCAATAATGAAAACAATAATTTTATATACAGATGGAGCATGTAGCGGGAACCCTGGGCCTGGAGGTTGGGCATATATTTTTTATGTAGAAGAAATGGGTGTTAGTAAAACTGGCATATCACAAAGCGGAGGAGAAAAAAATACAACAAATCAAAGAATGGAATTAAAAGCCGCTATAGAAGGGTTACAAGAAGCTGTGTTCCAACACTTGGAAAATGAATCTATTAAAATAAAATTATATACAGACAGTGCTTATTTAAGTAACTGTATTAAGGATGAGTGGTATAAGAAATGGCGATACAATGGATGGAAAAATGCTAAAAAAGAACCCGTTAAAAATCAAGACTTATGGGAAGAAATTCTTTTATTTGTCGATAATCCATTAATTAAATTAGAAGTTATAAAAGTTAAAGGACATTCTGGGAATGAGTTGAATGATAAAGTTGATGAATTAGCTAAATATCAAATTAGTAAATATAAGGAGTGAGATTCAATGGAGAAAGATAACTTAATTGGTAGAGAAGTAATTGTTTGTAATGGAGATTTTAGAGGAGTTAGAGGAATATTAACTCAAATAACTATTGAAACAAATACTTTTAAAGTGAGAGGTTCAAGAGGAGAAATAGTAAAAACATTTGAGACAACTCCGCCAGACTTTATTTGCAGTATTTATGTAAATAATAAAAATACAATTACTGTAATGTCAGAAGATATAACGAAGGTTGAATAACAATGGCTTATGCAGATAGTAGAACTAATAGTGTTCCTTTTGATTTCTATGAAACTCCTAAATATGCAGTAGATAAACTATTAGAAGTAGAGAAATTTGAAGGAACTATTTTAGAACCATGTAGTGGAAATGGAGCGATTAGTAAAGTGCTTGAAGCCTCTGGATATCAAGTTATTTCCTCAGATTTAAGACCAGAGGGAATTTATGGAAATGGCGGAGTGGACATTTTTTCCTTAGAAGGTATTCAAGCTAATAATTTAATTACTAATCCACCTTATGGAAGGAAAATTTTAGATTTAGTAAAACATTGTTTAACTTTAGCTGATCAAAAAATTTGTCTCTTACTTAGATTAGCTTTCTTAGAAGCACAAAGCAGATATGTTTTCTTCAAAGAAGAAAATACTTTAGAGAAGGTTTATGTTTTTTCTAAAAGAGTTATTATGTTAAAAGAGGGAGAACCAATGACTGGAAGTAAGATGGCTTTTGCTTGGTTCATTTGGAATAAACAATATAAAGGAAAACCTTTCATTGATTGGTTATTTTGAAGGGTGATATAAAATGAGAAAAGATATAGTTGAATGTGTATTTTCTTTAAGTCTTCCTTTGATTGATAATAAAAATAAAATTCAATTTACAAAACAAGCTATCGAAAAAGCAATAAATTCTTTTAAAGATGCTCCTATAGTTGATAAAAATGATGGAGTAATAGGTATAGTTACAGAAGCAAATTGGCATGATAAAGATGAATTAATAATAAAAGGAAAATTGTGGACAAGAATTGAACCAGAATTATCTATTCAAAAGAAAGAAAACAACACTATTTTAGATTTTAATTTTTCAGCTTTATGGATAAATATTTAAAAGTAGGTGATTAAGATAGAAGTAAATAGATTTTATATAGGAGAAGCGGCAGAAATAATGTGTGATATGCCTGCTAATTTTGTAGATTTAACAATAACATCTCCACCTTATGATAAAATGAGAAGCTATGAAGGATCATTATTTACATTTGAGGATTTTAAAAGTATCGCTAAACAACTATACAGAGTAACTAAACCAGGTGGAGTAGTAGTATGGATTGTAGGAGACCAAACAAAGGATGGAACAGAAAGCTTAACTTCTTTTAAACATGCTCTCTATTTTAAAGATGGTTGTGGATTTAAAATCCATGATACTATGATTTATGAAAAAACAGGCTTTTCTAATCCTTCTAGTAATAGGTATCATCAAATTTTTGAGTATATGTTTGTCTTAGTGAAAGGTAAATTAAAAACTTTTAATCCAATTAAAGATAGAAAAAATATTTACGCTGGGCAAACTCGATGGGGAAAGAATACTATAAGACAGTTTGATGGTAGTTTAAAAGAAAGATCAGATACAAAACCCACACAAGAATATGGTATGAGATTTAATATTTGGAGAATAAGTGCTGGTGGTAATGTATCTACCCCAGACAAGATAGCATTTGATCATCCTGCTATTTTCCCAGAACAACTAGCTAAAGATCATATTTTATCATGGTCAAATGAAGGAGATTTAGTTTTAGATCCTTTGTGTGGAAGTGGCACAACTTGCAAGATGGCTCATTTATTAAACAGAAACTGGATAGGAATAGATATGGTGCAAAAGTATATTACAATTGCTGGAAAAAGATTGGAGAATTACGGATGGAAGAAAGAAATATAATATCGTCAGGAATGACTGATGAAGAGTCTAATATAATGCAACATATTGTATCAGCTTATAATCAGTTTTTAAAACTCTCTCCACAGCATCCTAATGATTTAGAAGAATTTACTAATGGTATTCACGATCTGCAAAAAATTATAGCTTTAAGAATCGTTAGGAGAGACTATCCTCATGAATGGAGGATTATTAAATGAAAGTATATTATAAAGAAAAAGATAGGAAAAAAGCTGTCTTTTGGAGTAAAGTTGTTTATATTTTGGGTAAGTTAAGATTGCCAATAAAATATTTAAGATTTAAATTTTTATACCCAGCTGTAGAAAGAATGATTGATGATCAAGTAAATGGGCAGTTTGAAGAATTCCTTAATAGCTTTGCAGATTTTTCTTCACAGGATGGTGAAACTAACTTCTTTAGTAAGAATGAAGAGTATCAATCATATTACAATAATACAATTAGTTAATTACTTTACAAAACCTAGAATTTATGATATAATATATATAGAATAATTGAAGGAGGAAAGAAGTTGCACTATACAAATGTTCATACTCACTCTGAGTATTCAAATTTAAGACTACTAGATTCTATTAATGGGATAACAGACCTGATTAATGGGGCAGTAGAAGCTGGATATAATGGTATTGGAATAACAGACCATGAATCTTTATCTGGTCACGTAAAAGCCATTAGACATGTTAAAGAACAGAAACAGAAGGGAAAAATTCCTAAAGACTTTAAATTAATTTTAGGGAATGAAATCTATTTAATAGATGATTTAGATAATTATAAAGATAATTATGATTCTAAGACAATGAGATATTACCACTTTCTATTGTTAGCGAAAAATAAAGAAGGTCATAAGTTATTAAGAGAAGCAAGTTCTCAAGCCTGGAGTAATGCTTTCTCTCAAAAAGGAATGGATAGAGTTCCTATAACTTACTCTCAATTAGAAGAAATAGTTAAGAAATCTCCTGGAAATTTAATAGCCTCTACAGCATGTATTGGTTCTTTTTTTGGTCAAAAAGTATTGCAACATGCAGTAGATGAAGATAATCAAAAGATTAAAGAAGAAATCCATAATTTTATATTATGGTGTCTTAATTTATTTGGGCAAGAGAACTTTTTTATTGAAATTCAACCAAGTGAAGAGAGTCAAGAGCAAATATTATACAATATACACGCTGCAAAGATCGCTAGTGCTTATGAAATACCATTGATTATAACTACTGATGCTCATTATTTGAATAAAAGTGAAAGACCAATTCATAAAGCATATCTTAATAGCAAACAAGGTGACAGAGAGGTTGACGATTTTTATAGTTCCACATTCCTGATGCCAACTTCTGAAATCATAAGGTATCTGATGGAATACAATGGATTTTCAGAGAAAAGTGCCAATGAATGTATTATCAATACTATGAGGATCTATAATGCCTGTGAAGAATATGATTTAAAAGATGAGCCACAAGTTCCTCTATTCACTTTGCCAGAGTTTGAATTAAATCATTTATTTATTAATTACTATGATGAGTTTGAATATATTAAAAAGTTTGCCTATAGTAAAAATGGACAGGATAGATATTTACTATACCAAATCGAAGAAGGATATAAAGAAAAATCTCAAAAAAAGGAATTTACTAAAGATATTCATATTAAAAGAATTGATATGGAGTTAGAAGAAGTTTGGAAAATTAGTGATGTTATACATGATAGAGTATCAGCATATTATAATACTGCTAAAAAAATTATAGACATTATGTGGGAAGATGGAGATAGTATAGTAGGACCGGCAAGAGGAAGTGTTACAGGATATTTCATTTGCTATCTTACAGATATAGTTCAAATGGATGCAGTTGATTGGGATTTACCTCATTGGAGACATTTGACTGCCGAAAGACCAGAAATGCCTGATATTGATATTGATACTCAAGCAACCAAAAGAATTACTATATTAGAAGCGGTTAAAGATTTCTTTGGTGAAGATTCTGTGATTAATATTTGTACTTTTGGAACAGAAAGTTCTAAGAGTGCTATTTTAACAGCCTGTAGAGGGTATAGAGATGAAAACTTTAAAGACGGAATTGATGTAGATACTGCATTATATATGGCTAGTTTAGTACCAGTAGAAAGAGGTTTTAATTGGTCTATTAATGATTGTCTTCAAGGAAATGAAGAAAAACAAAGAAGACCAGTTAAAGATTTAGTTACGGAGATAGACCGCTATCCAGGGTTAAAAGAGATTATTCTTAAAATAGAAGGATTAGTTAATAAAAGATCTGTTCATGCCTCTGGTGTTTATATTTACAATGGTAGTTATATTAATTATAATGCGATAATGCGAGCACCAAATGGACAAATCATCACACAGTTTGATATGGGTGATAGTGACTATTTAGGAGGTATGAAATTTGATTTCTTAACTATTCAAGCTCTTGATAAAATCAGACTAACATTAGATTACATGCTAGAAGATAAAGTTATAGAGGATCAAATGACCTTGAAAGCTAACTATAATAAATATCTACACCCAGATGTTTTAGATTATCAAACCCCAGAAATGTGGAAAATGATTGGGAACAATGACATTATAGATTTGTTCCAGTTTGATACAGAGGTAGGTTTAGCCGCTGCTAAGTTAGTTAAACCAACTAATCTTTTAGAATTAGCTGTTGCTAACTCTCTTATGAGGTTAATGTCATCAGAGGCTTCTAAACAACCACTAGAAGAATATAAAATATTTAAAGAAGATATTAATCTGTGGTATGAAGAAATGCGTTTATATGGTTTAAAAGATAATGAAGTAAGAGTCTTAGAAAAACATTTAAAGAGTATTTATGGAGTTGCCGACACTCAAGAAGTAGTTATGGAGCTATCTATGGATCCAAAGATTTCTAATTTTTCAATTCCAGAAGCTAATAAATTAAGGAAAGCTATTGGGAAGAAATCAGAAAAAGTAATGTTAGAATCTAAAAAAGAATTTTTTGAGAAGGGTAAAGCTACAGGCACTAGTGATACTTTACTAAACTATGTATGGAATGTGCAAATTAAAAGACAATTAGGGTATTCATTCAGTAAGAATCATACTATGCCTTATTCTTTAATTGCTTTACAACAAATGAATCTAGCATTTCATTATCCATCAGTTTACTGGAATACTGCTTGTTTATCTGTAAATTCTGGCTCTGCTGATGAAGAGCAAGAGAAACAACAAACTACTGATTATGGTAAGATTGCATCAGCTATTGGAAATATAATGAACAGAGGAGTAGAAATTGCCCTTCCTCATGTTAATAAATCTAAATTTGGATTTGTCCCAGATGCTCCAAATAACAGAATTCTTTTTGGTTTGAAAGGTATTAACAAAGTTGGCAATGATTTATGTATAGAAATTATTAAGAATCGTCCTTATAAATCATTGAAAGATTTTTTGAATAAGGTTAAAATTAGTAAAGATAAAGTAATAAATTTAATAAAAGCAGGAGCATTTGATGAAATTGAAGGAAAAGATAAAGTGGAGATTATGAAAGAGTATATTAAGTCTATTTGTGGAGAAAAGAAAAGACTAACTTTACAGAACTTTCAAATGCTTAGTAGGTATGGATTAATTCCTGAAGAATTACATTTCCATGAAAGAGTGTTTTTCTTTAATAAATATTTAAAGAAATTCAAAGAAGGGAATAATTTTGAATTAGATTCTATAGCATTAGATTTTTACCAACAGAATTTTGATAATGATTTATTAATAGTTAAGGATAAAAAATACTACATCAACCAAAAACAATGGGATAAAATTTATCAAAAGAAAATGGATGATGTTAGAAAATATATTAAAGAAACTCCAGAGCTATTAACAGAATTAAATTATAAACTATTTATTGAAGAATGGGAAAAATATGCAAGTGGTAATATAAGTCATTGGGAAATGGATTCTGTTTCATTCTATTACCATGAACATGAATTATCAAAAGTAAACTTAGAGAAATATAGTATTGATGATTTTAACTCACTACCAGAAAATCCCATTGTAATGGATGAATATGAAGCATATGGAAGAATTATCAAAATATATAAATTACATCGAATAGCTGGAACAGTTCTTGATAGAAATAAATACAGACATACCGTTACATTATTAACCACTTCTGGAGTAGTTCATGTTAAACTTTATAGAGATCAATTTAGTTATTTTGATAAGCAAATATCAGAAACAGGAGAAGATGGTAAAAAGAAAATAGTAGAGAAATCATGGTTCAAAAGAGGTAATAAATTATTGTTAACTGGAATAAGAAGAGGGGATATTTTTCAGCCAAAAGTTTACAAAAACTCAGTGTTTAAACATGCAATATATTTAATCACTGATATAGATGAAGAAACAGGAGATATTTCCGCTGAAGCGTATAGGGCAGATAATCCAAAAGAGGAGGGACTATAATATGGAAGTAATCGGAATTTTTGGTGTTTTATTTATAATGCTTATAGTGGGTGTGGGAGGAGGTCGGAAATACTAATGAATATTATTTTATTTGGTCCAATGGGTTGTGGAAGGTCTACCGCTGCTAATTATTTTATAAAAACAACAAATTGTTTAAAGTATAATATATCCTCTTATATTACTAAAATTACCAACATGATGAACTATCAGCAATTAGATAATAAATTTCTATACCAGCTCTTTGCTGAACAATGTAGAGTAATGTTTGGGAGTTTTGTTTGGAATAATTTATTAATGGAATTAGTTCAAAAGCAACAAGACCTATATTTAGGATATGGAGAAATGCCTCCTGATATAGTTATAGCTGACGGAAGAAAATTCGCTGATTTGATTTATTGGAGAGATAGAGATTTTACCACTATTGGTATTAATGTAGATGATGAAATTAGGAGAGATAGATTAATCCAAAAAGATGGAGAAGATCCAATAAAATACTTTAATCACATTATAGAAGAAGAGGCTAAGATATGTATTTCTCAATGCGATTATCAGATTGATAATAATGGCTCTTTAGTAGACATGTATCAACAAATTGATAAAATTATAACAGCTGAAAAAACTTATCAACCTCAAGGAGGCTAAATTAATGAATAAAGAGTTAGAGGATTTCAATAAAGCTAATGAAGTAGAGCATAAAGTAGAGAATCAATGGCATTATGAAATACTAAAAAGGTATGGATTTAAACCTAATACTCTAATAGCAAAAGGGTTTGTTAGGTCATATGAATATGAGAATGATGAAGGGTTTAAGATACAAGGACGAACTGGTGCTAGTGCAGATTATTTTATATCTCAATGTGGCATGAGTGGATTCTGGAGTGAACTAGAACCCTTCTTAAAATCTAGAGAATTGAAGGAGAAAGTATAACACAATAGGAGGAATATTATTGAAGTTAATTAAAAGAGACGGGAAAATAGTAATCTTTAATTCAGGAAAGATTGCTACTGCAATTAATAATGCTATGAAAGAAACATTAATAGGGGTAGATGAAGAGCTAAGTCAATCAATAGCTTCTAAAATAGAGAATAACTTAAAAGAAAAAGCAACTGATCCTACTGTGGAAGAAATTCAAGATTTAGTTGAAGAAGAACTTATGAATAGTAATAGAAAAGATGTCGCTCGTAGATATATTATCTATCGCTATGAAAGAAGTAAAACAAGAGAGAAGAGGAAAGGCGCTCCTTCATTACTCACTGATGAATTCCTAAGTCAATACAAACACTCTGAACCTCCAATGGATCAATTAGGAATGTTTACCTATTATAGAACATACTCTAGATGGATTCCAGAAGAAAAAAGAAGAGAACAGTGGTGGGAAACTGTTAGGAGAGCGATAGAATATAATTGTAATTTAACTACCACATCAAGAGAAGAAGCTGAAGAATTATACGACAACGTATTTAATTTAAGACAGTTTACAAGTGGTAGAACTTTTTGGGTTGGTGGTACAAAGGTCTCTGAAAACTATCCAATGTCAAATTTTAATTGTGCGTTTTTAGTTATCAATTCAATCCAAGCATTCCGAGATTTATTTTACCTCCTTATGCTTGGCACTGGTGTTGGCTTTAGAGTATTAAAAACAGATGTTAAGCTATTACCAAAATTCAAAACAACTATTGAAGTAATTCATCAAGATTATATTGCAACACCTAAAGAAGAAAGAGTTGATCATACTTCTGTATATTATATAGATAATAATACTGTTGAAATTATTGTAGGAGATAGCAAAGAAGGATGGAGTGACTCTCTATATGAATTTTTAAAAGTTCTAACTGATAAGATGTATAAATCAGTTAATAAAATAATTCTTAATTATAATCATGTAAGAGGCGCTGGTGAGAAATTAAATACCTTTGGTGGAAAAGCCTCTGGTCATGAAAGTATTAAAAAAATGTTTTATAAAATTGATAGAGTAATTAAAAGTGGATATGATAGAAGTAATAAAGGTGGATATGCTTCATTTGAACCTATTAATGTTATTGATATAGCAAATATTATAGGAGAAAATGTAGTAGTTGGAGGCGTTAGACGCACATCACAAATGGCTTTAATTAGTCCTGATGACACTGAGTCTATGCAAGCAAAAAGTAATTTATTTGAGAAGAAAAGTTCAGGATGGGTAGAAAATAAACATTTATCCCATAGAAGGATGTCTAATAATACAATATTTTATCAGCAAAAGCCTACTAGGGATCAATTAAAATGGCATTTTCAACAGATTAGACATAGTGGAGAGCCAGGATTTGTAAACGTTGTTGAAGCCATTAAAAGATTTATTGATTTTGAAGGATTAAATCCTTGCGGAGAAGTTCTTTTAACTAATAAAGGGCTATGCAATTTAGTTACTGAGAATGTTTTAAGCTGTGTTGAGAATGGTAAGTTAAATATTAAAAAACTCTTAAGAAATCAAGAACTGAATATTCGAATGGCTTATCGCATGTCATTAGTAGAATTAGAATTACATGATTGGAATTTAATTCATAAAAAGATTAAGATTATTGGTTGCTCCTTGACTGGTTGGCAAGATATGGTAGCTGCCACTGGAATGTCAAAAGAAGAAGAAAAAGAAATAAAAAGGAAACTTAAAGAAGAGTCTCAAAAAGCTGCAAAACAGATTGCTATTGAGTGTGGGGACGAACCACCAATTCTTATTACTACCATTAAACCAGAAGGGACATTAAGTTTAGTAGCTGGAGTATCACCTGGTTTACATCACGCACATTCTCCATATTATATTAGGAGAGTTAGAATCACAGCTACAGATCCTTTGTGTCAAGTCTGTGAAGAATTAGGGTATCCAATTTATCCAGAAGTTGGAGAAACAGAAGAGAATTGTACTACTAAAGTAATAGAATTTCCAGTTAAATCTTCCGCCAATAGAACCAAATATGATGTGTCTGCTATTGAGCAATTAGAAACATATAAATCATTTATGGAAGATTATGTAGATCACAATGCTTCTATTACTGTTCATGTTCAGAATCATGAGTGGGAAGAAGTAGAACAGTGGATCTGGGATAATTGGGATAGCGTTGTTGCTGTAACATTCTTATCCTTAGATGATTCTTTTTATAAGTTAATGCCATATGAACAAATTACAGAAGAGGAATATAATAAAAGGAAAGCTGCTATGAAGCCTTTTATTCCTTCTCTTTTAAGTAAATATGAAAAACAAGAAATGGAATTAGATATTGGAGATCTAAATGACTGTGATGGTGGAAGTTGTGCAATTAGATAATAAGGGGTGATTATATATTGAAAGTTGAAATCCTTGAAATAAAAGGTAATTGGAAATCAATCAAAAGTGCTGCTCTAGAAACTATTGGGAAACAATACTCAGGAAAAGAAATTCCAACTTCCTGGAAAAGGGGAATGCTCTTATCTGAGCATTCTCCAATTCGAGAAATAACTGTAACCTGGAGATGGATTGATTTACCTTATTGGATACATGTTCACTTGGTTAGACACCATATAGGTTTCCAACCTTATGTATCTACACAAAGGGATGATATAAATGGTACTCAAGAGCATGAAAGTAGAAAAAAGAAACCACAAGACTCTCCTGTAACTATGAGGGTATCAGCAAACTTACAATCTATTATTAATATAAGCAGGAAAAGGTTATGTAATAAAGCATCAGCGGAAACCAAAGAAGCATGGTTTTTATTTCTAACTCATTTAAAAGAACACTTACCTGAAGTAGTAGAGAAATGTGTTCCAGAGTGTATGTATAGAGGATTTTGTCCAGAAATGAACTCTTGTGGTTTTATCAATTCCTCAACATACCGTTACAACTTATTAAAGTATAGAAGAAATCAAGAAGATACAATATAAAGGAGAGTTGAAATGCGAGATTTTAAAATAGTGTTTGATATGGATGAGGTAATTGTTCAATTCTTAAAGAAATTATTAAAAGAGTATAATCTAAAATTCAATAAAAATCTAACTGAAAAAGATTTTACTGAGTGGCAATTTGGACAAGATATAGCTAATATTTTCCTTCAAGAGGGTTTCTTTGATGATTTAGAGCCTTATCCAAATGCTATAGAGATTGTAAGTAAATTGAAAAAAGATAAGTTTGGTATTCTTATAGCAACTGATGCGGCTGGTCAAGCCAGTATAGCTAAATCTAAATTTAATTGGCTTAGAAAACACATGCCATTTATTGACTGTCAAAAAGAAGTAATCATAACTGGTAGTAAGCAATTAATAAATGCGAATGTAATAGTTGACGATAGCCCTTTCTTTTTAGAAAACTTCCAAGGTATAAAAATAGCAGTTGATAAGCCATATAATAAGAATATTAAAACAGATTATCGAGTATATAATGATACAATAGAAGAAATCTATGATATTGTTCATAGAATTATATAAAATATTAGGAGGTAATTAAATGGAAAAAGCAATAAGACAAACACTCAGGTCTCTACTTCCACAAATGCTAATCTATAGGTTGGAATTAGAAAATGGAGAGAAAGTTCCATTACCAAAGTATAGTTCAGAAGAAGCTGCCGCTATGGATTTTTACTCTGCTAATACAGAAAATGTTTTAATTAAACCAGAAGAAATCTGTATTATTCCTCTTGGTATTAAAGTAGCAGTTCCTAAGAACCATAAACTTACTTTAAAGCCTCGCTCTGGTTTAGCAGGAAAGCACGGAATTACCATAACTAATTCTCCAGGAACTGTTGACAGTGATTATCGTGGAGAAGTAAAAGTTATTTTACAGAACTGTGGAGGTAAACCTTTTGTAGTTGAGCCATTTATGAGAATATGTCAAGGAGAAATAGAAATGGCTCCTCAGTATCCTATAGAAGAAGTTGAAACTTTGGAAGAATTAGGTGTCACTGAAAGAGGAGAGGGTGGTTTCAATAGCACAGGAACGAAATAGTGAGAGTTTATTGAATAAAGAATTTAATAATACTGAACTAGAAAATGCTCCTCAAGTTAAAACTGAGTATGGTTTGTATATTTACACAAAAGAAATTATAGTTTTAGCAAAAGCTACTAAAAGAAGCCTAGGAATTACCGACAAAAAATATAAGAAAGTAAATCGTAAATCATATAAAAATTTAACTTGGTTGAATAGGATGTATGAAAGAAGAATTAAAGAGTCTTCTCATTTAACATTAATAAAAGTTATTATGCCATTAGATTTTCCTAATGGTTATAAACTATATGACCAAGATGGCAAGTATTATGCTACAGTTGTTGGTAAAAATGATATTTTTCTATACTTAGTAATCCGCTATAAAAATAAACCTACTATGTTTTTAGAAAAAGGGATGGATAGATATTATATACAAGCTCAAGATGGAAAGTATGGATTAACAGTTCCATTAGAATTTGTAGAGAAATATGAAAGGCCTGATTAATATGGGGAAGAAATTTTATATTGGATTAGATCAATCTTCTAGAAAAACTGGATATGCTTTATTAGATGAAGAAGGTAAATTAATACTTTATGGAGTATTTAATATTACTGGTGAGAACGCCATACAAAGAAGTAATAAACTTATTAAAGAATTCCTTGCTACTTTTTGGGATTATCTTACAAAAGAAACGATTGTTGGGTTAGAAGATATAAAAGGAAATCAAATCAATTACAAAACAACTATAACTCTGGCGAAGGTTTTAGGAGCTATTGAATATTTCTTTGATACAAAAGATATAAAATATGAAGTAATTCCACCTGGAACATGGCGTAAAACCTGTGGAATAAAAGGTAGAAAAAGGGAAGAACAAAAGATAAATGCAATAGCAAAAGTGAAAGAGAAGTATGGAGTAGAGGCTAAAGAAGATGCCGCTGAAGCTATTTGTATAGCGGAACATTTATATATGCAAGCTGGTTGGTAAAGCCCAAAGCCCAATTTATAAAAATTGGGCTTTTGTGTTTGTTGTTAAGTATGTTATAGAAGATTAAGATATCTTAAATTAACTCTGAGAGAGGAAAATTAACCCCTACTTTTATGGTTTAATTTTTCGGGTATGAAAATATGTGTTAATTCAAACCAAATAAAATATACATTCTATAATAGCCGCTATATTAGAATTCTATAAACATAAAGCATATTTTTTTCAAATTTATGTTTCTGGTCTTAGTTTAAAGACTTCTTAATACTATTAAGAAGTGTTAAAATAATTCTACAAGACGAAAATAAACAGTTACTTTTATGGTTATTTTTTTCGGATATGAAAATATGCGTAAATTATTACCAAATAAGACTAGACATAAAAAAAAGGTGCACTACAAGAGTGCACCTATTTTTTTATAAAAACTCTACTTCTCTAACTTTAGTCGCTTAGCTTTAGCTACCTCTAGCTGAATTTCTTTTTCCATCATTCTTTCCATTGCTGCCCTATCTTCATCTTTTGATTTCTTCCAGAAGAAGGCAACAAGTACACCAATAATACCAACAATGTGCTCCACACTCAATTCAATTCCAAATTGCTCTCCTAAAAAAATTACTAGAGCAGTTACTAAAGCAGTCCAAAATTCAATCTTCAAGAACCAAGGTTGTTCTTCCATAGCTCTTACCCCTTTCTTTTAAATATATTTAGTACGGCTCTCACAAGACATTTAACCGCCATAGAAAAAGTAGCGGGACACTCTATCATGTCATTGCCGTCATTTCCATTTTCTTCCTCTTGATCATTTTCTTCATCTTCTGTTTTGTTATATTTTAGAATAAAAGAATCAAATCCTTTTTCTTTTAAATCTAAAACTCTTTGTTCAGCTTTCTTGCGACTATTAAAACTACCAGTTATTACTCGATAAAAAACATTTGGATCAATTATTTCTTCTTCATCCTCATCTTCATCGTCATTCTCATCATCATCTTCGTCATTGGGTGGAGTTAACTCTTGAAACTTTACAGCCCAAGCTTCTAAGAAAGCTACAAATCCTGGAATATCTTTGCTTTCCCAGTGGTAGTAGTCATAAGGAAGGTAGAATTTACCTTCATCTCCCCAGCTATCTCCCCAACTATTTACCCCATAAAAGTATCCTTTATGGTTTCCATGCTCTAAATCATCATCATATCCATAGAGAAAAGTAGCATGACCACCCAGAATATATCCATGAGGTAATCCTAGGAAACCATCTTCAGTATTCCAGTTTTTGCTGGTTACAATAGTTCCTATTATAACATAGTTTCCGTCAGCGAGTGCTGATTTTATATCTTGTATATCATCTAAAATCCCGTAAGATTCAATCTTATACTGTTCAGCATTCTCAATCATTTCAGTTGTTATAGCTGACCAAGTTTTCATTTTATCAAATGGAGCTAGAACTTCTTCACATAATCCATATTTTTTCATAACTTTATTAATTGTTCTTATATATGTTCCTTCTACATCAGGGGCTCCATCGTACATTTTAGCTAACCAATATAAAAAAGTCATACTGAAACCCTTATATGGTAATCTCTTAAACCGCTTATAATGAGCATTACCACTACCAGCACCAGAAGCACCACCACAAAAAGGTGTATTCTCTTGATCTAAAATCCAAGGAGGTGGAGGATTAATCACTTTCTTGGGTAGTTCTGAATTTCTCAGTGCTTGTATATTTAGTTGACAAAGTCGATAATCTCTATCATCAGGAGGACTAGGAATTACACAAAATTTTGGTTTTTGTCTAATTACTCTTACTCTCTCCACTAACTTAGTGGGCAATGAATCAGCTTTTTCTCTATCTATATAAATCATTTTTCCTTCTTTTTCTATTTTATCTATATTCTCTTTAAGAGTAGCCCACTTACTCATGCGTTGTTCATAGTTTCCAAGATACTTAATTGGCAATGTATCTCCTCCTTTCTATATTTAAAACCTTACTCCAGATATTCTACCTATTAAACTTTCAAAGAGACTACCAACTTTATTACCTCCACCATGTGCTAGATTAGAACCTCGATAAAAAATAACTCCTGTAACAATTAATTCAACTGGAAAATTAACCATCGCAAAAGGTAGCCATGAAAAAATAGTATTAGGGTAGAAAAGGAATACACTAATCATTCCTATACTAGCTGGAATAATTACATCCATCCAATTATCATCCGCTTTCCTGTGAATTAATTGTTCTATATCTCTTAAAATTTTTCTAGCCACATCTTTATACATCATTTCTAATTCCATATCAGTAGCGGCTTCAGCTCTAGCTAAAACTTCATCTCTCTGTTGTTCAAATACAGCAATTTTTTTCTCTACATCAGGTTTAATATTGAAAACTTTACTTAAGACTACTTTAATAATTTCGTATGTTCCTTCTACGAAGAATACACCTACTGAGATATAAACAAATACAACCAAAAGAAGAATGTTAATATCTAACTCTAATAACGGTTTCAATTGTTCTATAATATGTGGAGAAATAGATGCGCTACTCATCTTCTTTTACCTCCCCTATAGGAGAAGATAAATTTAATCTTATTCCACCGCACTCTCTCCACTTAATACATTCATTTTCATCACATCTCATAATTCTTCTAATGTCATAGTCATGTTCTAGTAGTTGTCTCATTCTTCTTGGTCCCTCTGATTTCAAAAGAGCTGCTATAACTCTTTCTTTATAATTTGGATAAATCATAAATTCACCGCCTTTTAATCTACATGAGCCGTTCTTGTTTCGTTGTCCCACCTTATTCTGGCTCCCAGTCTTTCAGAAAGAAATCTTAATGGAACGTAAGTAGTACTATCAATTAGATAAGCATCAAAATCTGTAACTCTTGTTCCCCTAAAAACCAATCCAACTCTATCTTGTATTTGTGGTAAAGGTTTTGGTGGTTTCAATTCTTTTTCCACCTCTTGTAAGAAATTTTTCCATCCAGCCCAATTATTAGCCATTAGAATTCTTGGACAGTGTTTCCCAGACCAATCAAAGTGTCTTTTTAATCTATTTATTCCCCAGTTTCTTTCTTTAAGGAGTGCCGCTGTGAGCTGTATAGCGTTTCTTAATGTTTTCTGTCTATCTCCACTCTCACATATTTCTATTCCAATACTAGTTCTATTGCCTGTAGCATCTCCTGCATGATAGGCAACTTCATTCAATGGGATAGCTTCTACAGCCTGTCTGTCATCAACAGCTATATGCCAAGAGGCTGTTCTTGTATTAGAAGGATTAACTAACCAATTTCTTTCATTGATAGCTGTTGAATTAGGATTTGCTGTAGAATGTATTGTAATTGACTGAGGAGTTATTCTAGTACCTGGTCTTCTTCTATGTGGAGTTGTTAAAGGTATATGATTACGGATATAAGGGAAGGAAAGATTTAAACTCATTCTATCACCCCTTTCTACATTAAGTAAAATGAGCATAAATGGCAATCGCAGAGGCGGCTGTTCCTACTACCCAACCGCCCCATTTACGAATTGCTATAAGTATATCTTTCTTACCTTTACTCATTCCAAAAGTAATATCTTCTATCTTCTCTAACTGATCTATTTTTTCCATACAAAGATTTAAAGTTTTTTGCAGGTGGTTATATTGCTGAATGAATTGTCGTGTTAAGGATAGCTCTGCCTTTAATTCTAAGAACTCTTTCTTAAGATTTAGAAACATCTCATATAGCTCTTTATTGCCATACCATTCTTTTCCTCTTGTTTCATCTGACATCTGTCCACCTCCAAAACTGGTAAATAGTGACTGCATATTTATAGTGGCGAGACAGTCCCACCTGAGATTGCTGTTAGATAACGGATTACTACTGCTACCCTTGGAGTAAAATGTGGATAACCATTATTAATCGGGCCAAATACGCTTCCTGCAATATGCAATTGTTGATTTGTTTCATCCCAATTTACCCTAAGTTTAAGTAAATCTTGTGCAATATATCTAACGGGTAAATATACTATATCATCATATTCTTTTATATGTTCAGTTAAATCGTATCCTGCAAAAATTAAATTATAATCATCCCAATAAGCCTCTTGATGTAATAAATATGCCAAGTAACGATATTCACAAAAAGCACGATTTGAACCATAAACTAAGCAAGTATCAATAATAAAATTGTTATCAGTAATTGTACAAGTAACGTCATATTTGTTTTCAGGTTTATCATGTACCCAAACCCAATCTTCATTTTCTTCATAAAATGCCCAATTTATGAAGACGTTTTCTGGGTCAGAGTAAGGGTAGGTCATTTCAGCAGTTGTACGGGGTTCGCCTTTGCCAGTGTCGGAACATCCTGACGTTTGGGAATCATAATAACAATTAAAACAATTATCCGATCCCCACGATCCGATTAGCCCCCCCTTGGTTGGAGCATTAACTTCACCAACACTGTAACAATTTATTACCTGGATACAGTTACATTGCCCAATTAATCCTCCAGCAACAGAGAGTCCGGTTACCTTTCCCTTAGCATAAGAGTCAATACAATCCTCAGAAGAAGCTCTTCCAATTAATCCCCCCGCAGTATTACCATCAACATTACCCGTAGCATAACAAGCCTTGACGAAATACCACGAAGATAGAGTTCCTATCAACCCTCCCGAATAATCACCTCCAGAAACATTCCCAGTAGCATAGCAATCCTCCAGTGGCGGTTCACCCCAATGATTACCAATTAAACCTCCCAATGCAGTTCTATAATTATTAGAAGTTATTAGAATTACATTACCTGTTGCATAACAATTACTTAATGGGCCAGTGGCCTCCCCTATTAAACCCCCTATTATAAAATCGTTTCCGGTAGCTTCTACCTCAATATCGCAACTTGAGGAACAACCACTTACTCCATACTCACCTGCTGCTGAAAGATCGCCTATCAGTCCCCCGATATACGCCGATGAACCCGAAGTTACCTCTGATATGCTGATTATCCCAGTAGAAGTACAATCCTCTAACGTTACCCTCCTAGCTTGGGCAAACATTCCTCCTACTTCCCTACGAACAGAAAGATTCATGATTATATTGGCAGATAAATCTTTAACTTTTACGGGAAAGGAGCAGTAAAGAATAGTTCCCAATCCCCCAATTCTTGTAAACGCATTTGTCCCTGAGTTAGTTATTGATCCTTGAACAGAACAATTATAAAGATTATATGGTTCATGAGGATTATCAATATTAATTTCTTGAAAAAGTATTCCTTGGTCTGCTACAGTAGCGTTTGTTATGTGAGTATTGGTTATTACACAATCCTGCCCGTATCCAAATAAAGACTTATCTTGCAAATGATCAATTTTAAAGTCGTTGCCATTATATAATCCAGTAAAAGAAGTAGAAAAAGTCTCCCCAATAGGTATCCAATTTCCCCAACTGCTTAGATTTATATCTGCCATTTGTATGAAATGAGCAGACAAATAATCCCTAACCCCGTTTAAGTCTGCCGCAGTCCATATCTGGTAAGGATCTTCTACTGTGCCTGAACCATGTGTGTATATATAAGACATATTGCTCTCCCCCTTAAATCAAAAGGATGAATTTTAAAAGTTTATAAAATTTACCTCAAATTTTATAAGGAACTTTAAAAATAAATTTTTTAACCGCAGAAGGTGCAGTTATTTCAAATTGAGGATAACCATCATTTAAACTACCTCGATAATCATGATGCCATATACTACCAAAATCCCAATCTACATAGGTAACTCCAGGCGGAGCTACCCATGAATTAGAAACTCCAGCTATTGCTGAATATGAATAAACTCCCATAGTTTTCCCCCTTTTACTCTATATTAAACTTGTATTAATTTAGGGACTTTGAATAGGAATTTTATTACTTTAGGAATTATTAGAACAGGTTGCCAGTAAAAATAAGGGTATCCATCATTCATACTATAATCAACATCATGTTTCCAAATTGGAAATTCCATGATTCCCGTATATAAATAATAATTATTTGCAGTTCCACCTTCTTTTTTTCTCCATATGAGATGCAGTTTTTCTTCATAAAAAACGAGATTAGATGTAAAAATAGTATTTTCTTGTAGTGTGGATTCGTAAATTTCTTCAAAGTCTGACCCATTCAAACCAAAAAATTTAATAGCTAACTTACACCCATCCCAAGCAAGTGTGTTTTTTGAAGTTACAAGATAAAAACCTCTTTTTTCTGGAGAGTAATAAAACTCAGGTATGTCATAATACCAATCTCCAAAAGTCTTCCTTTCTATTTGCCATCCAGTTCCGTCAAGATTCGTAGTAGCCAAGTAAATATGTTCTGTCCAATCAGATGTTTCTTCAAAATCAGCGTATACATTGAATATATAATAAATTTTTCCATCTACAATTTCCATTCTAGTGTAATAAAGATCTTTATCCTCTGATCCAAAATTTGTTCTTTGTGTTTCCGACCAATTTGTGCCATCAATATTTACTGAAGCAGTATATATTTCATTGTCTTTTTCATATACAAGATAAATAACGCCATTTAATATCCTAAAATCAACATAGTAAATATCTCCTGTTGACTTCAGAGAAGTTGACCACCCAGAGCCATCCAAATTAGAAGAAGCAAACCAAAGTCCTTTCTCAAAAATTGTTGTATATCTTCCACCAGAATAAAAATAATAAATTTTATCCCCATGAACCTTTAGATTGGGAAACTGTTCATAACTATTTATGCTACCTGTCGTTGTTCTCTCTGTCTCAACCCAGTTAAAGGTATCCATGTCCATAGATGCAGTAATGATCTTCCAATCTCTGAGAAAAATAAAATACATCACATCGTCAGCAATATCAAAAGATTCCGCATAAGACCCATTGGTTGAAGATGTTTCTGTTGTTCTCTGAGTGGCTATCCAATTTGAACCATCAAGATTTGATTCTGCTGTAAAAATTTGTGCTCTACCATCTACTTGTTCAGACCAAAGATAATAAATTTTATTATTATATATCTTTATTTTCGGTACTGAAGGCATAAAGAAATAAATAAAAGGCACAGAGTCTCTTCTTTGAAATTGAGTGAGCGCAGGATTTCCTTTACTTTCATCATAAAATGCCCATTCTATATAAACATTTTCAGGATCAGAGTAGGGATAAGTCATTTCGGCGGTAGTTTTGGGTATCACGCTACTGCCATCCTCAAAACCGGCAAGGCTCATATCGTAATAGGAGCTAGTTATCGCATCCGTTCCATCGTATCCAACAAAACCATGCACTATTGGTTCTCCGGTAAGGTCAACCTGCATCCTGCAAGCGCTGTAGCAGTTAATAATATTACCATAAAGATAACTGGCAAAACCACCTATGCCGTTCCAATTGTATACATCATATCCACTGGCTACCAATTCTCCATTGAAATAACAGTTCTCAATAGTCCCACCGTCGTAACCAGCAATAAATCCTCCTAATTCCGCATTGGCATAATCTATATCATAACTACACAAAATAACTTTTCCTTTTGCCCCGCAACGACTTATATTTCCACTAGCTTCTCCCGCAAAAACTCCAGCAAAGTAATCACCGTATACAACGACATTTTCAACCATACAATCTTCAATAGTGGCGTATGCTAGCCCCACAAGCCCACCGCCAAAACTTTGAGAATAAATAACACCATTTTTAATTTTACAATTTTTTATTACTGTATGATTTGCTGCATATCCTACCAATGCACCACATCTTCCACTATCACCAAATTCATCCTCTTCAATAAAAACATTCTCTATAGTAATATTTTCTATTGTTGCCCCCCATGTTACTCCAAAAAGACCTCTGTAGTTATAGTTGAAACCAAGTGGAAAATTATCAACCCGCAAGTTACTTACTTTAAAATTATTTCCATTATAATATCCTTCAAATTCTTTATAAGAAGTCATCTTTCCAATAGGATCCCAATTGTAAATACTTAAATCTATATCGCTCATTTGGATGAAATATGCAGTTAAATGATCCCTCACCCCATCTAAATCTTCTGCTGTCCAGACCTGATAGGGGTCTTGTTCTGTGCCACTACCATGCTCATAAGTATAACTCATATTTAAACCTCCTTTAATAATTCAAACTAACTTTCTTCCTCTATAACTCCAGTACAAACAGCGGCTATACTAACTTTACCACTAAATGCACTAGGAATATTCGTTCCTTGAGGAAAAACTTTTAATCCTATATATTCATTATTCTCTCCTCTTATATGTTCAGCCACCATTTTAAATGAATAAGCATCCAATTCATTTTCTACATCATTTCCTTGTAAACTAATTTGTACAGCTGGTTCTTCAATATATTGTTGCACAAAATCAAATCTAAGCCCAGTAGCACTCCAAGGAGCAGTAATATACTCATAAAACTCTTCTATAACAAGAGGAGGTTCAGGCTCAGGTGGCTCAGGCCACTCTAATTCATCTAATTTAAAATCAATTAAAGATTCTAAATCAAATCTTAAGCTATCAAACCATGCTTCAAAATCAGGAAGATCTAATTCAGGAATAATAACTTCTTGAATTTCATCATATAATCTATCCATTTGATCTTCTATTTCCCAACTAACATCATCTTCAAGACCTAAAGTCTCCCAAGGGTTAGAAAGAATATCTTCTAATGTTCTTCTTACTGTATCCACTCCATCCCATCTAACCTTTGATACATCAACAGCTTTAACCATATTAACATTACGATGCAATAGTTTAGCAAGAGAATCAATTTCATCAGTGAAGACAAAGTCTTTTACATTAGTAATAACCAAATTAACAGCTTCGTTTTCAAAATCATAATCTAATTCAACTACTCTAACACTCTCTTCTAAATTAAACTTATCATATTTAACTCTAATGATATCGCCTAACTGCAATTTATCCCAATTATATTGCTCTTCCAACATATCAAGAAAATCTACTATATCAATAGAAATACTTGTTTTAGGTTTATTTACTTCTGTAAAATATTCAGCGGCCGCTCTATATAATTCATGTTCTTCTACTATACTACTGTGAATAAAATCATCCTCTATTGTAAATAGTCTTTTTTCCTCTAGTAATTGAGCAGTATAATTATTCCTTTCAGATAGTGCTTCCCTTATTTCCGCTATTTGACTATTTAAACTTTCCCTCTCTTCTAATAATCTATTAACTTGAGTTGTCTGTAAATCTATTTGCTTTTCCTTTTCATCTATTCTCTCTTGGAGAAACTGAATAACGGTACCACCAGCTCTTCCTCTTTCAGCTACTTTTAAGTTATCTCTTAATTGAATTAATTCATTCTGAAGGTTTCTTAGCTCAACATTTTTAGCAATCAATAATTGTCCTACAACCTCTAGTTTCCCTATTAAACTCGTAAAAGTAGGAGAGTAATTATTTATTTTCTCTCTATGAGCTGTAATTGCTTCACATAACTCAGTACTCATATAGTCAGAATATTCTACTTTATTTCCTTCGTTATCTATTAGCCCATAGGGGAACATAAAATAGCTGTAATCTTCTAAATAATCAGTCCCTAATGGATTAATTCTTCTAATTGTTAATCCATCTCTACCATATGTTTTCAATCTTGTAACTATCTCATCAGATATAGATTGAGTGGCTATGGTTTTCAAATACTTCTTACGACTAATTTTTAGTCCACGATTCTGTCCCACATTATCCATATCATAGAAATTAATTAAACGATTTTCTGTATCAAATATAGGAACGCAATTAAATATTTCTGATAGTTCAAAAACAATATCTAAACCATTCTTAACAGTGCAGTCATAAGCTCTATATCTTTGTAAAATCTCTTCATCAATATGACCAACTGACCACAAACTATCTGTAAGTATTCCAGGCATATTATCAAATGGCTTTCCTTTTAGGATCTCTAAAAGAGTATATGAAATGACATTATATTGAATAATCTTAATATTCTTCAATTCATAAGCTAAAGAAAAACAATGGATAGAGCGATAATCTTGTTCTTCATCTGCTACGTCTTCTTGCTCTCTAATCATATACCATTCAACATAACTTCCCAACTTATATTTTATTAAAAATCTATCCTTCAATTTATCAATAACATCGTTTCTTGTTAGGTTAATACCATTTAATATATCATAAGGATCATTCTGGGTTTCTATATCATAAGGTATGTCAAAATCTAATTCATTAACCCTAGCTAATTTAATCATTGATTTAACCCCTGAAGAATCATGTAACTTTGTAATAATTCTTCTTTGAGGTGTGGCTAAATAAAGTTCTGGCTTATGTTTTTGTTTCTTTAAATCAAAAAAGATATAATCCTGTAAATCCATTAAAATCAACTCCCTTTACCCTTGAATAACCTTTGGCAACAACCAGAATTTAATTTCACAATCTCCTTCTGTTATAGCAATATTATTCTCACCTACATCTAGCTCAATATAGGTATCACTAAAACAATCATATCTATCAAAGTCATCTTCATTACTCTCTATCTGTTGCCTATCACAATCAATCATAATCACTTCACCATTAACTAGCTCATTTCTGCCACCAGTTAATCTTCTACTAGACCAGAATAAATTATAAGCGTCAGATTTAATAGGAATATTCGTATCTAATCCTTCTAATAAATGTGTAACTTTTATCATGTCATTAGCATGTTCATACTCTTCAGCCTCGACAATTTGATATTCATGATTAATAGCATCTATCAATGCATCAATAATCTCTTGTTTTAAAGGATCTTTACCTCCTTCAAAATACTCTTCTTCCCAAGAAGCATCTTCTGCATTAGCTAAACAGATAACTCCATTCCCAATAGTTCCACCTATTTTATAACGAAAATGAATCTTATTAGGTTCATCAGGAACATCAGGATCAACTTCTATTTTCTCTCTACCTCTCTCTTCTATTGCTTCTAATAATTTAGCTTTAGCATATTCAACAGGACAGTCCAAACCACCCTCTAATTTATCACTATCAAAATAAGCATCCATTCCAGAAGAGACTGTAGTTACAATAGCATTACCTTGAGAACCAGCAAATCTAGATGTTAGTATAATGGAAGCTTCTCCATAACCAGACCCACCATATTCACTTTCTAATTCTGCTTCGACTAATAAGTTCTGTTTTAAATTAACTCCAAAATCTAAAGAAGGAACTCCTGTTAGATTTATAGCATTAACTAAATTACTGGCAGATTCTTCTTTATCAGCACCAATCACCACAATATTTGGAATTTCAAATCTAGCTCCCTCAGCAACTCTTAGTGCAACTCTGTTAAAAGCATAAAATACAGAGGGAACCGCTGAAGCAGCTGTCTCTAATGACATACTAACATTATTAGAAACAGCTTTAATCTTCCTAAATTCTAAGGCACCATCAGTTTTAACTAATCCCACGACATCTCCAGTTCTTAATCCCTGTGTGTCATCTGTAACTAAATGGCTAACTGTGGAACCTCCTGCATCTATAATACCTCTATATTTACTGCTATATATCTCTATAACATCATCAGGCTGTTGTCCTGCTAACTCTCCAGTTGCAGGAACAGGATTATCAAAAGGATTGTTTTTTGTATATGAAACTAATTCAAGGAAGTCTCTATTTTTTGCTACTACAAATTTAAAATTCAAATCACTTGCTCCAGACATAGGTCGACTTCTATTTACTATACCAAAAAATCCTCCTCTTGCATCTACCCCATGATTAGTAGTTTTAATTAAATTTTTGTTTGTTCCTATATCAAAAATATAACGAGTATTCCCAATAACAATTTGATCATATGGTTCAGGATTTTCATTTAATGTTAATCTACCTGTGGCATAAGCTACAAAATCAGATATATCAACCTGAATGTTAGCATGACGATAAAAACCGTCTACATCAAATTCATAAATATCATTACCTATAGTTATAGTATCTTCTTCTTTTATAAACCCATCTTCTTGAAAGTTTAAAAGTCCTCTAGCAAAATCAGCAGTTAAAGTACCTCCTTGATAAAGATCAACTATTTCATGGTTTTCATCTATTTCTCCATCACCAGTATCAAACTCATATATTTCATCACCAATCTCTACAGTTTCTCCATCATAAACTGTTCCAGTTAATCTTAACAAAGCTGAACCAGCTCTCTTACTAAAAAATTCAATCTTTGAACCATTATCACTATTAGTAATTAGTAAAGGACCGTCACCTAATTTGGTAATTTGTAATCTAGGGAATAAAGGTAAATCCCCTAAATTTTCCAGTTCAAAATTATTAGCCGTCCCTTTATCTTCCTCAACAATAGGTAAATATCCCCAAGGGCTATCACATCTAATAGTTAAAGTGATATATCCTTGTTTTAAGTAATTATGAACTATATCAGAACCTTCTACTATCAAAGCAAAGAAAATTCTACTATTGTCAATATCTTCTATGTTCTGATAAAATCTAAGTGGTTGATAAATTTGATGATTAGTTAACCACCTTGCAACCTCTCTAATTTTATCTTCATCCCAATTTTCTTGGAAAGCAAAAGCCACTGAAAAAGATAGTGGTTGTCTTCTAGTTTTCTTAAAATAGGGTTTATCCCTACCCCTAATGACCTCTTCTACTAACTCTATATTAGCAACAAAAGGCTCATTAGCCATTCCTCTACCAATATTAATATTATATAGTCCCATATCTTCTGACGTTTGTCCAGCATATTCAAAATGTAAAGAATCTCTTATCAATCTTTTCACCTCTCTCTCCCTAAATAAGTAGGGGTGAGAATAGTTTCTCACCCCTTAACTTTAGGCAGTTCTGCCACCAAATTTCTTTAAAGCTGTTAAAACTTCTTTAGAAGTTTCTTTAGCAACTAATCTGGCTCCCTCTCTATCTCCCATTACCTTATCAATATAAATATTAATATCCACATCATCTCCAACAGGTTCAGGAGCAGAAACTGGGGAAGCTCTAAAGGTATCAAAATTTGTCATAACTTGTCTCATTAGTCGTACAGCTTCTAAAATATTTTCTGTATCATTTTCTTTTAAAACAAGTTCTTTTTGATGTAATATACCAATTTTTCCACCTGGAAAAGTTCCAGTATATCCTCCAGTATCATACCCAGCAACTCTTAACTTCTTCAATTCTTCTTCAGTAAGCATACCTTCTAGGTCTCTTAAAGTTAATCCGCTCTCTTTAGGGATGATATTTTTTATATAATTAATAGCTCCAGCTACAGTATCTTGCGAAGAAGCTGGGTCAGTTGCAACCTGAGTTCCTCTCCAGAATTCAGTTCTTGCATAGTCCTGATCTCTAAGTTTTAGGTTAGCCGCTGTAGCAGCTGCACCTGTAGCCTGCCCACGTGATAATGAAACACCACCTGCTATATCTCCAGCCATTTGAGCAAATCTTTGAGGGTCTATACCAGCCATCATCAACAAAGGTAAATACACTTGTAAGAACCTTTGAAGATTTTTTAATTTTTGTTCTAGTATACGTCTTTCAGCCTCTAGATTATCTAACCACATTTGATTTTGTGCATCAAATATTTCTTTCATTTGATAAGCATTAAATCTCATCAACTCTTGAATACCACGTAATTTTGTTTGTAAGCTATCAATTTCTAATCTATGAAGCTCTTGTTGTCTTGCTAAGTTCTCCATCATCATCTGTATCTCATCAGAGTGTAGCTGTCTCTTGTGAGCTAGATGATCTTGCATAGCTTGAATATTCTCTTGAATTGCTGAATTTAAATCCTGATATACATCTCTTACGTGGTTTACAAACAGATTAAGAATAGCAATTTCTTTATTGTAAGCAGCATCTAATTCTTCAAGTTGTTCTTCTAATAATTCAAGATGTCTATTATTCTCTTCTGCTACTATATCATTTCTTTCTCTGAGAGCATCTATATACGCACGAATATTATCTAACTGTTGTTGTAAATTACTCTTCCTTAATTCAAGAGTTCTCTCATCGTGCATTTTATTTAACTCATACTCTTTTTCAGCTAGTTCTTCTTGTAATTGGAGAAATCTAGCCCTAGCTTCATGACTATCATCTAAACCTAAAACATCTAACTCTGCTAATATTCTAGCTCTCTCTTGTTCTTCTTCAAATATTTGCTCTTGAAAATCTCTTTCTGCTTTTTCCTCTTCTAGCAGTTTAAGTTTAGCATTAATAATCTCTTCATACTTCTTAAGTTCTTTATCTAATAAATCACTAACAAACTTATGTCGCTCAGACTCTGCTTTCTTTAGCTGTTCAATTTGATCAACTAATTCTTTTCTTTGTCTCTGATATTGAAGTGTAACATTCCTCATTTCTTTTTCAATATCTTCAATTAAATCAAAGATTTCTCTTTTTAACTGAATTTGAGAATCAAGATCTGAATTAATACCTTTAGCTAAATTAGCAACTTGATTATATATCGTTAATAAATCAGTTGGAATCTCACCAACAGGCACCTCACCAATATCAACAGCAATATCATGTTCAACACCTAATAATGCTATTTCTTGAGCTAACCTTTCTATATTGAAAGCAGTTCCTTTAATAGAATCATTCAGTTTATTATAATGATCTATTTCAGCCTGTAATCTTCTTTCAATCTCTTGATGAGCTTTCCTTCTATTCTCAATCTCCTGTTGTAAATTATGAATAATCTGAGCATGTGCTCTTTGTCTGTCTTCTATTTGATTCAACAATGATCTTTCTTGTTGAATTAACTCTGTTTGAATCTCTCTTTTCTTCTCTAATAAATTATTAAGATCTTCAGTATCTCTTTTAATATCTTCTCTGGTTTGTCTTTCTCTGCTTAGAATATTGTTAACATCTTCTTGTATTTGTTTTAATCTTTCTACATTAGCAACAATATCTCTTTGAGTAGTTAATATATTCTGTCTTATTGTACCTTCTCCAAGAGTAGGTTCAGTAATAACAAATCTTCTACCTTCTAACATTGCCAATCTATCTAATACAAGACCTATTTCTCTTTGAAAACTAGTCATATCAAATCTATCTGCTTGGCTTTGCATAAAGTAAAAGCCTTATCAAACTCATCACTTAATTTTCTTATTGCATCTATATTGCCATTAATTTCTTCTTCTATTTTCTCAAAAGCTTCAGTTAATTTTGTCTTTAATAAATTGACAATTTCCTGTCCAAGATTTTTTAACTCATATTCTAAGTCAGATAGTGCTAAAGTAGTTTCTCTAATTGATTCATTTAATGAATCCCAATCTTGAATCATCTCATCAAGACGCTCTTTAGCTTTATCACCAAGCCTATCATAAGCAGTCATATTAACTTGTAATAATCCATCAGTGATAGTTACTATACCACTAAATTCTTTAGTAATCTTATCTCCTAAAGCGGCTATAGAAATCTCTTGGGCGGCTAATAATCTCTCTTGCTCTTGATGTAATTGATGGATTAATTCAATTTCTCTTCCTAAAGATTCAATAATATCATCAGAGCCTTCAAGGGATCTTCTTTCTGCTTGAAGTAAAGCAATTTCCGCTTGCAATTGATCAATTCTTCTTAGAATATTATAATAATCTTCCAATACAGATATATATTCTTCCATCGCTTTAGAAGCGCTTTCAGTACCAGTTTTGATATTAGCAACTAAATCAGCGTCCATTAACTTAGAAAGAACATCAATTTGTTGTTCTAATATACCTGCTCTGTCTCTAAGAATACTTAATCTTCTTTCAGCTTCAGCTCTATCTCTTTCTCTTTGTCCTTCTAAAGCTAACTGATCAGCATAAAAATCACTATAATGTCTTTCAGCAACAGCTCTCTCTCCTGTAGGTCTAGCATAAGGACTAAAAGCTCTAACTACTCTTTGAGCTTCTTCTCCAGCTATTCTAGCCACTTGATTACGATAAAACTGTGCCCATGCTTCATCAGATTGCTTAGCTGCATTAACTTGAGCCTCTCCAACAGCATTAGCATCATTAATCATATTTTTAGTTGCTGCTTCTGCAGTGGCTTCAACATTGTTAATTGAAGTTTCTAACTGTGCATCAGCCTCCTGCATTGTTAGATCGCCTTCTTTAACAGCTTCCATTAATGCAATTTCTGTTTCCACTCTTATTAATTGAGCTTGTAAAGAAGTTTTATGATTTCTTAACTCTTCTCTAAATGCTTCTAATTTAGCAGCTTTTAAAGCCTCTATGCCTTCTTGATTTAATCTAATTATCCCATTTTCTACTTCTAAATGATAGATTAAATCCTGATGTGCTTCCACTAAATTTAAAATTTGATCTAAGCTAAGAGCTTGACCTTCTCTTAAAGTATCTAAAGCTGGAGATAAATCTTTAACAGCATCAGCAGTATTTCTTATAGTATCTACCGCACCCTGTAATGAGCCTGGAATTGTTTCACCGATTTCATAAATTTCTATAAATGCATCTCTTAATTCAGGAGTTAGATCTTGAATTCCATTAATTAAAGACCTTATTTCCTTATTATATAAAGCTATATTTCCTGCATCTAAATACTTCTCAGCTTCTTCTAATCCTTCAGCTAAACCACCAGTACGAACTACTTTAGATAGTTCATCATAAAGTGCGACTCTTTCTGCTAATCTTTCATTAATGAAGCCCATTCTATCTTCTGGGTCTTCCATCTCTCTATACTCTGGCATAGATTCCCATTCTTGAATATATCTATTTAAGGAATCTGTCATCGCTGAATAAACTCTTACTGATGTTTGTCTTAAATTCTCTAATTCTGTTCCATACTGCTCAGTAAATTCTCCAGTTTCTTCCAACCTTCTTTGAAAATCTACTATTGGTTTCAGAATGTCAACATCAGGTCCAATAATAAATTGAGTTAAATCTACAACACCTGGATCTATATCAAGCAAGTCAGCAACATCAGCTTCAAATTGTGATATTCTTTCCTCTATATCACCAACATCTAATCCATCAGATATATGATAACCAATTTCTCTACCATAATCTCTAAGAAGTTCATTAAACTGTTCACTTGTTTCCTCTGTAAAAGCAGCTTGTAATTTATCTTGAACTCTTTGTTCATAGTCTGAAAATGCTTCTTCTAATTCTTGATCTGTTAGTGTTAACATCTCTGTTGGATCAGGTCTTTCAACACTTAAAACTACCTGTTCAGCTAACAACTTTGTTGCAACATCTAATTCTTCGTTTAAAGCAATAGAAGCAACTAAAATTTGATCTTGTAGACGAAGACGTTCTTCTATAATTCTATTCTGTCTCTCTTCTGATTCTTCTAATTGTTTTCTAATTTCTTCAATTCTTTTTTGCCCTTCTTCATATCTACTCATATGCCATTCATGTAGTTTTCTTTGCGCCCAAGGAGCGTCTTCTTCAATATCTCTAGGTCTCGCAGGAGCTCTTGGGGTAGAAAATTGAATACTTCTCTCTCCTTCAGTTCCAAAAATTTCTCCTGTTAGTTGCTCAAACTGTATTCTGAGCTTTCTTATCTCATCCCCTGTTTCTCTAAAATCTATTTTAAATTCTTCTTCTGCTAAAATTCTTCTATTCTCTAATAATTCAAAGTTTAATTCTCTAATTTTTCGAGCTTCTTCTTCTATATAAGATGTAGTATCTATTATTACATTACCAAAAGAATCTACGCCTACAACTAATCTTCCATAAGTATCAGACAGTTCTTGATTTAAAGTAGCTAATCTAGCTTCTTCATCAGCTGTACGAGTTACTTTATTTCTTAATGTTTCATGTTCTTTTGCTAGATCTCTTAACTGGTCTTTTTCTCTCTCAAGAACTGTAATTTCTTCTTGTTTTTGACCAATAGATTCACGTAATCTTTCCAATTCTAATTTTCTAGCACTAGCTAAACTGGCTAATCTTATTACTAAATATCCAACAGCGGCAACAGCTGCCATTATTACTACAGAAAGACCAAAAGTAGCAGCATGCATAGCAAGTGTCGTTGCTATAACACCTTTTTTAACACCTATTAAAGTTAATAGTTTACCTATTAATACTGTAGTAGAGCCAGCTTCTTTTAAGTTTGCCAATACTCTTTGATAAGCAATACCTAGTCCTTCTGTCTCTACAACATTTCTAATCTTCTCAGCATTAGCTTTAGCAACAGTTGCTCCCATAGCAATAATAGTTTTCATTGTCCACAATGTGATACCAGCAATAGCTAACGTTAAAACTGGAGGGATACCACTAAAAGTATCAAGTAAAGTTCTTAATGAATCTATGGCACCTTTATAATGTTCAGGATTAATTAATCCTATTAAAAATTCTTCTTGAGCAGCTTTTAATCTAACTAAAGAGGCTTCAATTCCAGTTAAATGTGTTTGGAACTGTTTAGAAGCTTCTCCAGCACTTAACTGAGAAACTGTAATTAACTCATTAGTTCTATTGAAGTCATTCATTAAAGCTAAGAAACGAGACTGTTGACGAGAACCAGCTATAATAGTAGCCAAATAAGCTTTAGTGTTTCTATCCATGTAATCCCATTCTCGACCTAAGTCACGGAAAACATCTTGTAAATCCCTTAGTTGTCCTTCATGATCTAATAACTCAACACCAACTGCTTCTAATGCCTCTTGTACTTTATTTAATGGAGTAGTCACTCCATCTTCAACAATAACTCCAGCTTCTTTAACTTGTTGCATACGAGCAATAATAGTTTTAAAAGCAGTTCCAATGTTTTCTGGAGCTTCACGAGTAGCTTCAATTACCTTTGCTATGTAGGCAAATAAATGGTCCATATCAATACCTGCCACTTGTGCAGAAGCAGCAGTCTTAGTCATAGCGTAAGACAATTCATCAAAAGATGAAGCTGACTGAGCAGCAAGAGCAGCAAGTTTATCTGCTACACTCATAGCTTCACTGGCAGGTCTTAAGAAACCTCTTAAAGCAGACGTCAATCTATCAGAAGCATCAGCAGTATCAGTGTTAGCAATACCTGCTGAAATAGTAGAAGCTCTAACCATTTCTAAAACTTCATGCTGTTGTAGACCCTGCCTATAGAAGATAACAGACGCTTGAGCGATTTCACTAGTTGTTCTACCTAACTCTCTACCCAAGCGGTTAAACTCTACTGCCATCTTCCACATTTCTTCTCTGGTTGTATGAGTAACAGTTGCAATCTCTGTTAAAGATTTATCTAAATCTCTAACAAAACCTAATCCCTCTTGAAAGAACCTTCTTAAAGTACGTAAAGCAAAAGCGGCTACAGTAAATTCCGCTAACCTTCTCATTCTATCAGTTAACGTACTTATTCCTTTAGTTACAGCATCTAATCCTTCCTTTTGAGCTTCTAAAGCTCTCTGCCTACCTTGTTCAGCCTGTCTTGTTTGGTTTTCTAAATCATCATATGCAACTTTCTTTTCATCAAGAGCTTGTTTAATTTCTTGGTGCTTACTTAACTGGTCTTCAAGAACTTTAGCTCTCTCTTCATCAATAGCCATTCTAGCTTCTTGACCTTTAAACTCTTTATCTAAATCTCTAATTTGCTGAACAATAGCCAATCTATCTTCATCATTTTTTTTATTCTCTAAAGTTAATTGTAATTTCTCTTTAGTTGATTCACGTTGCTCACTAGCTATCCTACCTTCTAACTGAGCAAGTTGTAATTCTTTCTCTCTGTGAGTTAATCTAGCAACTAAAGCTTCTCTAGTTTGTTGGTAAGTAGTTCTAATACCTTCATTAATTTGTTGAATGTGTTTTAATTTATCAAAATGCTGAGAACTTAATCCAGTACTTTGACGAATCTCAGCATTAATTTTACCAAAAGATCCTTCTACTTCAGAAGTAGCTTTAGTAATTTCATCCATTAATTTCTTAAACTGTTTCATAGTAGCTTCATCAGTTTGAGGAGTTATTTTAAAGTCTTGTAATTGTTTCATCTTTTTTTCAATAAGTGTCATCTGTTGTTCTAATGATTTAGTTAGTTCATCCCCTAATTTTAAACCTGACATAGCTCTTCTAAAACCATCTAAAGACGCCTTAGCTCTACTAACATCTATACTAAATTTTAATGTTACGTCTGCCAACCGCAATCACCACCTTATTCTCTTTTCACCTTATACTCTTATATATGTTTTTGATCTCCTAATTTCTTCAAAATCCCAGCTACCGCTTCATAGTTACTCATATCAAAATTATCTAAATCTTCTCCAACTTCTTTTAAACTATTAGAAAGATTCCCAATAATCCCAGTAAGTAAAGCAAGTAAACTCTTATTATATTCCATAGTTTCCTTTAATGTTTCATCATATAAACGACAAATTTCTTCATATTCTTGAACAGGAATATTTTTAATTACTGCTTCTATAATACCACTTTTATCTAAAATATCATATTCTTTAAAAACACCTTCATTAAAATCTTCAAAACTTACACTTGAATATGCTTTTACAAGTTCAATTTCAAACACAACTTCAGATAATAAAGGATTTAAAGGTCCTTCATTTAATCCTAATAGGAAAATAGCCCCTTCAATTAAACCATATTTTTGCTCTGTTGGTAAATATTGTTTGACAAAAAGTTGCTCCCCATTAAAGTCAATATCCTTAGCATCAGGATATTCAAAATTTTCAGCTAATTGTTTTACAGAAATCATTTTTACTCCTCCTTAGAATTCTTTTATTTTCCTACCACCGCATGTAAAGTAATAGCGGCTTTCTGTGGCAATAGTTTTCTTACAGCATCTGTAACAAAATCTTGCCCCACTACTTGCGAATAATCTCCACCAACCTGTGTCATAGCCTCACGTTTTTTAATATCATAATTTTCCCAGAATGACTGAGGTTGAGATAAATATTCTTTCAATTTAAATTTAACATCCATTTCACCTGTTTGAATTTGCCTTAACAGTTCTGACTTTTTATAAATTCTATCTCCTAATACAAAAATATCTACATTAAATAACTCAGGAATTTCTACATCAGCCGTCCTTCCTGGTAATTCAGCTCCCACAAAAAATGTTGCATATGTTTTAGCTATTTCTTGAGTTAATTTATAATACTCTGGATAGTCGGTAATTTTACTTGGCCCTCTGACCTCCTTACCATATGCTTGAGCATAATCTCTCATTCTTGATAGGTTAATTAAGAAATATTTAAACTGATCACCTAAATGGGGATCTCCCATCCTAGTATCTTCTATTAATTGAGCAATAGAACGAACATTACCAGAATGTAATGTAGCTCCCCACCTAGCTTCTAAAGTTTTCTGTCGAGTAGCTTTTACACTTATTCCAAAACTTACTCCCCAGTCTTCTAACTTAGGTAAAACATCAACCTTTACTTGTCTACCATCTGCCCTTTGTACCATCCCTGTTAACCCTACTTCAACCTGTTGACTTCTGAGTTCTTGGAAACCAGCTAGAATTCCAGCTGTTGCCGAACCTATTACCCCTTCATATCCAAGTCCCTTAAAATAGTTAACCATACCTGCTATCTGTCTTCCAATATCTCCACCAGTTGTTTGAATATCTTCATATCCTTTGATAGCTTTCTGTAACTCTCCTCTTAGTTTAGTAAATCCTGGCATAAATCTTTCTACATCCTCTATCTTATAGCCACCAATTTCCATTGCATTATTATGGAACTGAGTTAAACTATCTAAATAGTCTTTTAGTATTTGAGCTTGATGCTGTAAAGCCGCTGGACTCCATTGTTCAAATTGTTTTGGTAAATATGCAGCTCTTGTTACTTCTCCTATCTTCCAAACATTATTCACTATATTTTGGAAGGTTCTCATCTCTTCTACAAATCCATCAATACCCCTATCAATACCAGCTCTGGTGAATTGTTCATTAATCCTTCTTTCTCTCTGCTCTTGTTTATCAATAGTTTCCTGCAATATAAAATCAAAGTTAGTTCTTGGGTCAGCAAAGCTACCTAAACTACGATGAAAGTGATAAATATTAGTATGAACGTATTCTCCACCCAAACTTAAATCATAAGTTGGTCTACCTGTTAATTCAGCCATCTTATCTCACCTACATTCCATCTATATTACAATAAAAAAAACGAGAAAGCCCAATTTTAAAAGAGAGCTTTCCCGCTACATTATCCTTGCTCTCTTTAGCTATTCGCTTTCATTAGTCTCAATAGAACTTTATCCTCTGGGTTCTCTATTAAAGCTACACAATCCATAAAGAAAAACTGATCTGGATTAGTTGCATTTAACATTTGTAAATTAAATTGCTGACGAATCTCAATTTTAGGAAAATCAAACTTCAGGAATTCTGTATTTCCACTATCTTGATTATATATTTCAGTCTCTCCTAAGAGAGATAAATAACCCATATTAACAAATTTACCAATTTCTACAATTTGTATTGATGTTTTATGATAATAGTAAACTAAAATCCAATCTCCAGTAAGAGAAGTGGTGACTGTGATCTCGTCTCCGTCAATTACATAATTTTTCTCAGTTATTTTATTAGTGATTTGACGCCCACTAACATTCAACTCAAAAACAAATATAGGTCTTTTATTAGAAGGTGAGGATTTTAGTTTAGCTTTATTGTCTTCGTCAAGTTGTAAAACTTGTATTTCATGGATGAATGTCTCTTTAGTTACTAATTCACTACCAGCTGTAATTTCTAAAAATTCCATAGAAAAAATAGGAGTTCTAATTCTAAAAGTAGCTTCTGCATTTTCATTCCAAGCAATAAGATTCATCCCTTGTTGTCCACCTTTAGATGGAACAAACTCCCCTTCTAAATTAATATCAGTAAAGGTTATCTCTGGTAGAAATAAAATAGGTTCTTTATTTCCATATTTTGATAATAATACATTAGATGCTCCACGAATTCCAAATTCCATAATAAATCTCCTCCCTTTATTCTTGATAAAATAAAAAGGGGAGAGCGAACTCTCCCCTTAATACACTTTCAAATAAGCTGTGTTTTAGTATTTTACCATTTTGATCATTTCTGTTTTATCTACTGGTTTGAAAACCATTAGGTTCATATCAAACACAGCAGGATCACCTTCAGCCTGCATTGAAACAGTAAATCCAGGCATAATCTTAGCTCTTTCCACAATAAGCTGGAATTTTTCATCCAAGCCAGTTCTAGCATTTCTAACCACAGTATCACCAACAACTCTATAATAGCCAGGGAAATCCTCAGATGTAATTGTCACAATTTGAGGTCTTTCAGTTAAAGCATCTGTTTCATATGGATAGTAAACTACTACTTTATCTCCCTCTTCTACTTGCTCCCCATAGTCTAAGCTTACTACTTTTCCAGTAATATCATTAATTACTAATGGAGTGCCACTATCATCGTCATCCTTATAGATAAACAATTTATCAGTTTCATCGCCATCTAAAGGAGTCTGAGAAAGAGTTATATCATCTGTCGCACTAACTTCTAAAATCTCTCTCATATGAAGAATAGTATCTTCATCAGTCTTTAACTGAGTACCGGCTAGCATTGATAGAGATTTCATTGTCATTAAAGCATCTTGAACTTCAAAATTAGCTTCTCTATTATAGTCCCATGTTAAAAGAATAGGGTTACCTACTCCCCCACGAGCCATACTTTGTTCAGCAGTATTTTCTAAGTTAGATAGCTTTAGTGTGTCAATGTATAAAGATGGCTGCCATGATACTAAGTCGTAAAAAGTTACGTTCATAACTTCCTTCACACCAAATTTATCACCCATAGGTTAAGTCTCCTCCTTATTTAAAGTTTTCTCCTTTTATAACTTAGTCGCCCAATGTTTCAATTTTACTTTTTTAGGATCAACTCCTGCTAATATTTGTCGTAATGTTACATCATAGTTTTCAATAATCATTAATCTTTCTAAGTAATTATAAAAACTATAGACAGTAACATTCAAAAAATCAGCTTTAACATTTAACGACTTGGCATTTATTATAGAAATATAATCAGCTAAAGAAAGTTTTTCACCTTGTTCTCCCTTAGCTTTAGCAACAGCTTCTCTTGCTTTTTTCCTTTGCTCTAATAATATCCTAGTAGCTTCATCAGCTGGTCTTTCGTCTTCAGTTTCATCTACTCCAACATAATTTTGGTGTTTTATTACACCAATAAATTCATCATAACTATTCTTGTCGAAATACCCAACTAATATTCTTTCTCCTTCTTCTATCTCATAAACAAATATTTTAGCTTTCTCTACATCAAAAATAATTTGTCTATTTGGTTTCAAGAAATATTCAATAGCTCTTTTAATTTCTTGAATAAAAGAAGGGTGATGCTGTGCTAAATATAATAATAAAGCAAATTCATCAATCTCTACAAGTTCTTCGGCTGTCAAATTAGATTGTATTTCCATCATTTTTTTAAGCATAACAATGGTTGTTAAATAGTAGTGATATAAATTTTCTCCTATAGTTAACACATCTACTAGTTTTAAAGGATGAATATCTATACCAGCAACAGGAATAGGAAGACCACATAAACTACGAGCTTTTTTATCCTCATTAGTTAAAGGTAACATCGCTATACACCAACTGATAACCTAAAATATGCGGAGCTAAAACAATAGCATCAGCAGTTTTAAACTCCACCCTTCCAATAGATAGTTTACGATTATTAAAAATCGTATCAATCTGTTGCATTAAAACAAAAGGTCTTAAATTATCATCTAACAACCAATTATCATGATGAGCTAACACATCAAAGATAAGTCTATTTACCTTAAATTGCTTATTTTCACTTAAAGAGAAATTACCTATCATAACAACTACAAATCCACCACGCTCTTCAGGAGCTGGAATCCGTGGAACTAAAAGAATTCTTTGATTTATAATATGATCTCTAACATCTTTTAAATCATTAAATTCTGGTCTAGGTCTTTCTGGATTGAGTGGCTGTCCCATCGGTTGCTGTAATGGATTAGTTTCTGTGTAGTATAATAACTTACACAGATCTTTAGCGGCATTTGAAAACTTCTCATCAGGATTTTTCACATCAGTTAAATAACTAGTAATCTTCCTTAGTAAAATTCCTAATTCAGAGAATCTTCCTACTTCTCCCATAATATCACTCCTTTATCCCCATAAGCTAACTACTTTAATAGTTTTGCTTACAATTATTTCAGCAGTAAAAGGAACTATTAATTTAAAAGTTCCAATTAATCCTTTATTATTAGCGAAAATTTGAACAGGATTATCATCTGGCTCGCTCACAAATCCAGCCAATTTAATATCACTAATCTGAAATTCTATATCTTCAGCTAATTCACCATCTATTTTTGCACTATAATTGGCGAATTGATTCCAACTAATTGTTGATTCACCTTCTACTAAATATTCAACGCCATCTACTGTAACTTTCCCTGTTTCTTCGTCAGCAATATAAACATTAGCAACTTGATCATCAGGTTTATCTTTAGCCATATCAACAATATCTTCTTTCATGGTGATCAATCTTAATTTCTCGACAGAAGTATCATCAATACTAGTAACTCTCCAAGCCTGCCCACTGGTAATAAATCTTTGTTCTCGTTTTATAGTTTTAGTTTCTTCTGTAAGAGGGACAATAGCCAAAGAAACTAAAGATGGTTCTATTGATATAATACCTTGGGAAGTTCCTTCACTGACTCCTAAACCTCTATTGGTAATAACATGGGCGGGAACTTCTAATAATTCTCCACCACTATACCATTTAAGAATATGATTACATTCTCGTATCTTTCCCTTTATGTGAGTAGGAATACTTAATTGCACTTTAGTTAAAAACAACCAAGGAGAATCATTCCATAAAAAAACATCTCCTACATCAAGCCCACTCTCCAAAGGTGCCAACATGAGTTTTTCATATCTCTGTCCAACTTCATCTTGGCTACTTGTCTGTATAGAAACCTCTATTTCATCATATCCAAAAATAATAGTTTCTTTAGTAGCAGCTGTGGCTAAATATCTTTCAAAGTTGCGAATGCCTTCATTAACAATTTTATCTTTTTTAGAAACACCACGGAATTCAACTCGACTTTTATAAGCAGTATCAAAATAGTTATTCACCATTCACATCACCTGCCAGAGTTAAATTCTCAGCAATATTCATGCTTTCAAAAATTGTTTTTCTAAACAATACAAACTCTGGCTGTTTTTTTATCTCTTTCTCTGTCATTGACGATGGAAAGTCAGGACATTTTTTCAAAGTTTCCAACTTACTTAACAAACTAACAAAGTTAATTGTGTGAAGAAAGATTTCATTAGCCCCCGTAATTTCATTAATGATTGTATCTAAGTGCTTTCTCCATTCCCCTCTCTCTTCTAATAAAGGAAGAAGTTTATAGATTTGGTTTTTAAGATAATTAATATATCCATTATAAACTTCAAAATCTATATTGTTATACTTCCCTACTATAACCTTATTTTTATCCATTGTTAAAAGTAAGTTTTCTATTAATGTAGATAAAAATTCTACATCAGACTTAGAACTGGTGCTATGATTTTTCCATTCATCAAACTTTTTTAACCAGTTGTCTAAAAATTGCTGCTCTACCAAAATCTGGTATTTCATTATCCTTTAACCTCCTCCTGCTAGTCCGCTAAAATCAGGCTTTCTATCCTTGACTAAAGAATACCTGTCTTGCATCTTCTTTAACTTTAATTCTATTTCCCTTTGATTGGTTATAAGACGAAATAGATGAGCTGCTTGAGACATTAGAGAATAGTCATGATCACTGAATTGCATTTTAATCAACTCTTCATCGTTGATTTTCTGCTCAATCCATTTTAATTTCATAGCTTCAGAAATAATTTGGACTTCAGCATTAGTTAATGTCTCATTAAATTGTTGAGATGTTTCATTCCTATCTTCTAAATCCACTTTAGGGTATTTAAATTCTGGAATTGCCTGATTTAAGAGAGACAATAATTCTATATCTTTTTCTTCTTCTATAATTTCTAAGAAAAAACTATCCCTAATCTTAGAAAAGAAAGCATCATAAACTATTTGATAGGGAGTACTCATATTGTTGTCCCTCCCTTACCCTGTTTTAACAGGACCATCTTTCCCCTGCTCTTTTTCCTTCTTCTCTTGGATGCCTTTATAAACATCAATACCAGATTTTTCTTTTAGATAATTGATTTTAGACATATTATCAATTTCCATTTCAATTGCTAATTCAGCCAGTCGTTTTACATTCTCAATATACATCTTAGGAACAACTTCTTTCAGTTCAGCGGCTGTTCCATTCAATACTTTACGCATTTTTTCATCATTCATCATTGCTTCCTCATGAACGGGTAGTCCTAAATACTCACGAGCTGGAATATCACGAACCAATAAAAATCTCGTTAGCAATAATTCACCACCTGGACCAGCTAAAAGATTTTCTAATTCATCAATACTAATCTTTTTAACAATACCAGGCTTATGCCAACGTCTCTTAATATTAGTTCCTTCAACTCGATATGCTACTACACCTCTAGCAACGCTTTCTACAGAAACTTTATTCTCCTTTTTCATGGAAAAACCTCCTTATTTTCTTTAAGATTCTTTTATTGTAAGGGAGAGTATTTTAAATACCCTCCCTTAATAAATTCTTTTCATTAGTCCTATCTTACGAACCTACGATAGGTTCATCAGACCAACCATCATCTTCAGTATAAGCTTCTAAGTTCTGATACATGCAGTAGTAATTACTTGTTAAAATTGCCACACCAAACTTTTTGTAAACTTGGATTTCCATACTACGATCAGCATTTTTATAATCATCAACAATAGCATTTCCTTCCATAGCAACTTTAGCAATTTTTTCATCTGCATTACCACCACTTGGAATAACATAAGCTAAACCAGGGTTGATTACCTTTTCCATGTTATTAACATCTTCAAAACTCTGAGGTAATACAATTACTCTACCACCTCTGAAAACTCCAATATGTCCTTGAGTTCTCATTTCATCTTGTTCTACAGTACTTCCTGCATATCTTTGTAGAATATCAGGATGGAAACCAGCTGATGGAGTGACTGTAGCAGCAAATTCAGGTGGGCAGAAGATATTGGCATTACCACCGTAAGCACGGCAGATATTGATTAACTTAACCATCTCTTCAGCGTCAAAAGTAGGTGTACTAACTACGTTTGGAGTAGGCATATTCGCCACATTTGCTAATAGAGCATCCATAACTTCTTTATAAACGGAATCTTCTAAACCTTGAACAATAATATCCATTAATTCATCAATGTTTTCAATTCCATCTAAGTATCTTTCTAATTCAATTAAAGCTGCTCCACCGTATGCACGAACTGGTACTTCGATATATTCACTATCTAGTCTACCTACTTCATACACACCACTTAAACCAACCTGTGTAATAAACTTCTTATATCTATGCTTCCCTAACTGTGCTCTAAAGATAGGCTTTTGACCTTGAGCAAATTGTCTAACTTCTCCAAATCTACCGATAGCATCAATCACTCTATTTGGTAAAACCTCATCTACGACATCTTGGATCAATTCAAAGATAGTTAATTTATTACGTCTATAGGCATTATAATCCTTAGCTAGTTCTCTTAACTCAGCGCGAAAAGCTTTTTCTACATCTTGTTGTGTATAATTAGCAGGTGGTTGTTTTCTAGCAACTTGCTTTGCTAACACTTTAAGGTCTTTTAATTCTCTACCCATTTAAAATCCTCCTTATTATTTTTATTTCCTTTTTATTCTAATATATTACTTATTTACTAAGCAATAGGACCAACTTGAACAACTTCAAATTTTAAAGCTTTTCCACCATTTGGTAGTGTTGCTTCGTTATCTACTACTACGCAGGCAATAGCATTTCCAGCTGCTTGTTCCTGTAAGAAGCCATCGTCGTTAACACAGAAAATGTCCCCTTTAGAAACAGCTTCATAAGCAGCTAAAATTTCAGCATCTGAAGTAGCTCCACTAAATTCCACAGCATCAGTTGTCCATGTGTCACCTAAAGATAGACCAAATAATCTTGGATAAAATTCTCCCGGTGCTAAAGCAAAAGTATTTAATCCAGGTCTAAGACTATCATATTCTTTCTCAACAGAGAAATGAAGCATTACCATAGTATTTTTGTCAGCTGGTTTAGTTACATAACCATTCACAGTATCATACTTTAATAACATACCATTTTCTGCCTTAACATTTTGACTGAATACATCTGGATTTAATGGTAATTGCGCCTTTACATGCCCTGTTCTTCTAGCAGCTAAGAAATTAGCTTCAACAACAGAATACTTATTTCCATTAAGTTGTTTTAATAAACCCATTCAAAATTCCTCCTTATATTTTTTTCGCCTGGTGCTCAATCACTGATTTAAGCATCATCTTTTTTGTGTTCTTTAACGATTTTTATCCAACCTGGAGTATCATCGTTATTATTTGGTTCAGGAACTAAATCAGGTTCTTCTCCTCCATCATCGGTTGCTTTTGAGAAAGAGACATTTTTACGAACAGCAATAACTGATAACTTAGCTTCTATATCATCTTTACTAAATTCATTAATTTTTTCTTTACATTCTGCCAAATCTTCATCTGCCAAAATAGAAGCAAACTTTGTGATAACTTTTTCCTTCTCTTCTTTCTCAATACTCTGCTTAAAGTTCCTTAAGCCTTCTAATTCTTCCTTAGTAGATTCATAAAGTTCTTTATTTTCTTTTAATTCATTAGTTTCCTCTTCTAGTTTAGTATAATTAGCTTGAGCAGTATTTAAATCTTCCTTAACTTGGTTCAACTGCTGTTCTTCTTGGATAGTCAAATCTTTAATCACCACTTCAACCTTCTCACCTAAAGCGATATCATTTTCACCTTTTGTGTAGTACTGTCTATAATGTTTATTCTCTTGGTGGTCATAAACAATAGCTCTATTGTCATACACATCATGAATTGAATATCTCCACTCCATATATCCTTCATCATCTTTAGGTTGAATTTTTTCATAAAGTTTACTCCTTATATCATCATGGCTAAGTTCAAAAGCAAGGATAACTTTACTATTTTTTAATTCATCACCCATTATCTTACCTCCTTCATTAGATTCTAAAGAATCATCCTTTTGAGAAAAATTAACTACTTTTTTCCCATCATGTTCAGGAATCGACTCTTTTAATTCTTTCATCATTCTAGAAAACTTTTTATTAAACTCAGTTTCATTCAACATATAAGCACTAATAGAAGCAGATTCAAAAGCAGGAGGAACCTTTTCTCCAAGGATTGCCAGAGCAGAAAAAACTGCTTTCGTAATCTTGAAATATACTGTAGGACCTTCTTTAATCCACTGACCTTCCAAAGTCTCTTCATCTAATTCCATTGATTGAGGGTTACCTTCTTCAATAACTCTTTTAACTTCGGGATAACGACCAGTCCATAGATAGCCCCAACAAGTTAAATAATCATTAACTGTTCCATCTTTTTCTGTAATCTGCATCCACTTAATATCCGTGTTAAAAGGTATCACACCATATGGCTTTGTAGTATGGATAAATTCAATCTCATCATCTTCAATCTCAATCTTTCCACCATGATCTTTGAAATCTTCAATTTTTTCTACATACTCTCCTACAATAGGTATATTATATAATGTCTTAGCCATCTCTTCTGCTACTTCTTTTTCTATTAAAACTTTATTGCGGTTCAGTCCTGTATATAAAACTTTAATAAAACATTTAGAAAACAAGGGATTAATTTCTTCTACCTGATCAATAGAAATATTAAATCTTGTTATCTGCCTTATATCAGGAGATGGCACTACTAACTTACCCATTGATTCACCTCCTTACTCTTGTCCTTCTTCTTTGTCAATAGTTTCCTCTGTTTTTTCTTCTGGATCTTTAGGTGGTCTCCCTCCATCTTCATCACTATCATCACTTTGAGTGTGAGTAGACTTTAAAGGAATCATGACATCATTTAATGATAACATCTGATTCTCAAAAGTTAACAGATTTAATAAAGAACTTTGTTTTAATCCACCTACTATTCCAGGGAGAAGTTTTGAATAACCCAAAGTAGCTTGTTTGATATATTTATCTGCCATCTCTTTCTCATTAAAGATAGTTATTGGAGGCAACCAAACTTCAAAAGAATATTTAGAACCAGGTTTAACAATTAAATTAGTGATATGTGTCAACCAAACAGAATATAATTCTGTCAAGTATCTAACAATAGCTTCATTACTTCTTATAGCTTTCTCTAAAGAAATATTACCTTCTGTTGCAAATAACATTCTACTTACACCAGTTTCATTAAATACTCCTCTTTCAGCTTTCTGTAAATTATCCCGCATAACTTGTCTTGATTCTTGTAGATTTAATAGTTCCATGTCAGCAAAAGTAGTAAGAACATCAACATTCTCATTCTTTTCTAACATTTTAAGGGCATTCTTATGAAGCTCTTTAGCCTCTGTAACATCAAAAACCATTTCTCCTTCTTTGGTCATTGGGATTTTTTGAATTAAAAGTAAGAATAAAGCTAATTTATCTCTTTCCATCTCTATTCTTTTATACTCTCTTAATTCAATTAAATCTATAATGGCACCTATGAAGAATGGTTTAGCATCAGGAAACTTTAAACAAATTGCTCTATCAACATCTAAGAGAACCCATTCTCTCTCCATCTTACCAACGTTCAAGGTTCCTAACTTATACTTCTTATAGAAAGCTCTAAGTTCTTTAGGAAACATTTTTAATGCTTGTTGCCTATCTTCAGTAGTTAAATATTCTCTATCAAAATATGTAAGATTAAATTCAACTACATTTCTACCACCGGTCTTATATTTGCTACGACAATAATTTATTGGAAGCTGCTGAATTGTCGGCTCCTTATGATCATCTCTTAAGTAGCCATAATAAGCGCCTTCCTTAAACACAAAAAATGTAACATCTTTTAATAATTGTTTCAAATTTAAGGAATCAATAAATGACATAGCTTGTTGAAAATCTTTAATAAGTTTATTCTCAGGAACACTTTTCCCATACATATGTGGAATAATTAAATTATCAAAATTAAACATAGAAGAAAATAACCAAACAATTCTTTTATAGATTCCACTAACTGTATAGAAATAATTTGATACTTCCCTAATTCTTGCATAGTCATCAGATTGAATAATTCTCAACACGTCATCAGCAGTATATCTAAATTCTGCTGTTAAGTCCTTAGCTAATGGAAGTAAGTCATCTCTAAACTTTCCAAAGTTAAGTGTCTCATTCTGTCTCATTTTATTCAACTGTAACTGTCGATCAGGATGTAATCTTCTAATCTTCTCCCCCTCCTTTCTTGCTATTTTCTCCTTTTAATTAAAGAATACAAAGTCTGTAGCTTTCATTTTTCGTCTTTGTCTAATCATATTATCTTCCATTAACTTAGTGTACCATAAAGCGTAAATAAAAGCACTAAATTTATCCTTACCTTTCTTTTGAACCTCTTCTAATTTTAATAATTTACTACTTCTGCTTTCTTCTACTTTTTGTTTTAAATTCATCATTTCTTGTTTTAATATAGAAGTGTAAGTGTAAGGAACTAAATATCTAGCTTTCTGTTCTCCACTCATATCTCTTCCCGCTTTAGTATTCAATAATTTTGTTTTAGCTGTTTTTTCATCAATTAATAACTTTATCTTTCCACTATTAAATTGACTTAAACAGTTCACATACATTTGACTATTTAATTCATCATTAGGTTTGATTCCATAAATTAATGGAAGAGAATGTGGTCGCTTATAACTATCATAATCATTATAGTTAACAACAGACATTGGAGGGTAAACTATCTCCATTAAATCATCCTGATTTTCAATTAATAGAAAATCTAATAAACCAGCTCCCAAACCACTAATATCTATCGCTATAGCTTTAACATTAAAGTCTAACGCTTTCTTTTTAATATCAATAGCTTGAGGAAGAAAATGTCGATTTTCATGTACAAATGTATTAACCAAAGACTTATAATATCCGCCTGGTCTTTTGGTTACTTTAAGAATCTGAATAGCGGTTTGAGCTTTTAATCTCGCAACGTCTACTCCCATAATATAAAATGATTCTGTTCCTTCACTTAATTTTGCTTCTGTTTCAGCTAATTGTAAAGTTCTGTATCTATCAAACATTTCAGGATTAAAGAAAGCATCTCTAACTACTCCTTCCCAGATACTTTCATATTCACTAGAGAATGACATATCGTTATATGTTCCATCCTCTTTTAGTTCTTCTATGAAATCTGGACTTAATAATCCATGCATTACAGGAACTCTCCAATCTCCACCAAAAACAAAAGCATTTCCTTTTACTATCATCCAAATGATAGTTTGAATCATTTTATCATAAGCAAAAGAGTTCTTATGCCCAGCAGTTGTTACATAAATTTGAGATTTATGATTTTCCTCTGGGTCAATTCCACCACATTTTGCCAACCTATCAACGTTCATAGTGGGAATAATTACTTTATTTAAGACTTCTCCGTCAACAAGGATAACCTCATCTATAAGGCCTCCATGTCTTCTTTTACCTCTAGCAGAATCCTTTACAGGTAAAATATCTAAACGACTACCATTTTTAAATAGTAGTTTAATATAATCTTTTTCTCTGTGTATTTTTGCTATTTCATTCTCTAAACAAGGCCACCATTCCCAAATTTCATCTACCTTTTCTTTAGCAATATCTGCCGCTTGTTCTTTTCCACCCGCACAAATGAATAATTTAATACCTGGATAGAACATACATTTCAAGTATAAAGCTAATATTGATAAAAAAGATTTGGAAAATGCTCTTGTAAACGTAACATAAACATATTTATATCTAAATACTATTCTTAAAAAAAGACGCTGATAGAAAAATAAAGAGAATGGACAATCTTCTTCTGAAATCATGTCTATAAAGATATCTGGGTAAGCTCTAAAAAACGAAAGATATTCAACCAGAGTGTCCATATGTTTTTCTAACATATCTTCAGTAATTACTTGGGGTTTCTTAATAGTTTCAAAATATGTACCCATCTCAAAACCCCCTTATAGTCCATCTTCAAGTTGTTCAATATCAGCATATTCACTCATCTGTTCTTCTTTCTTCTCTTGCTCAACAACTCTCTTAGCGGCGTTCTCTAATAAGATATTTAAATCAGCTTCATTAGCAATTAATTTATGCATCCAAGATTTTAGATTTTTCTCTGTTTTATCTATAATATCTGGATTGTCCTCATAATGATATTTAGGAATAAATTTTTTCTTCTCTGCTAAAGCATATATCAAACCAACAGCGTTAATACCATCATCATTTCGCTTATCTTTTTTAGAGGCTTCAGAGAATTCTGCGGCTTTCATTAAATCATTATAAATTTTACTTACCTTAGCATACTCTCCCATTTCTCCCTCTTCAAGTTTTTTATCTGCTGTTAAAGAAGTTTTAATTATCTTTTTTAAATAATCATCATGAGCTTTATTAGAAATATTAAAATCTCTTTTCATTTCATTGTAATAGTCTTGCATTTTAAGACACTCTTTATCTGTCCAGTTGCCTCCCCATTCAGCCCTTAAGTAAGCCAATTCATCTTCAGTCATTAAATCTATCCTTGATTGATAAGGGTCTTGTTGGAACTTATCCAACTGAGATTTCAGCCTATGAACTACTGCAGGTTCTAAGTTTTTATACTGTAGTAAATTCATTTTAGAAACATAAGTACCCAAAAGATTTTCTTCTTTAGCTAAAACTGACTCCCATACTTCTTCCACATAAGGTAAAAACATAAGTGATAAAACGTATTGAACTTCTAAAGGGTTATGAGGATCCACTAACTGACTAATACAATTACGACAAACATTAATTCTACCATCCATAAAGAAAGGATTTCTTCCCTTAAAAAACTTAGTTTCTTCTAACATTTGGTGACAAACTTTACACTCTCTTTTGAAAACCTTATTAACATTTATTTCTTTTTCTAGTCGACTAATAAACTCTTGTAACTCTTGTGCCAATTTCTTCGGCTTATTTCCTTTCTTATTCTGCATAATATTACCTCCAAATTACTCCATTAACCTAATCATCAGGATAATTAATCCTAAAAGTACCATTCTCATAAATCCTTACTATAAGTTTTGTATTCTCCCAATGATACTTATTAACCTGCTTCGCATCCTCATACCTATTACCAAAAGTAAATTCAACATCCACAGCTTCTAATTGAGCTTCATCTTCATATTCATCTTGTTCTAAGTAAACTCCAAGACGAATTAAGCCAGGAGGTTGATTATTAGTTAAAGCTCCCCATTGAGCTTTAGAGATACTATTAACCAGTCCAGGTGGCATCCCATTAGCTTTTACTTCTTCAGGTTCATCAATAACTTGCAACCATTGAGAGCCATCAAAAGCCTTCCAACTTTGTCCTTGGTCTGTACTAATAATTAAATTCACTATCCCATTTCCAGAAGTAGTAGCATTAACAGTCATATTAGTAATTCTATCAGCCGCTTGAATTGGTAAATTTTTAGTTCTATTAAGTTGCCCTTTAGGTATCGCTTTCTTTTGTAATTCCCATTCATTTCCTTCTTCTATATCATCTGTCCACATCATAAGATCAACTACATCAGCATCTAATAAATCTAAAGGATTGTATTCTGGAACATCATGAAACGTCAATCTAATTTCAGGATCTTCTATATCTGTCCAAAATAGAAACTTTAAAGAATTTCCTAGTTCTAATAAAACGTCTCTGTCTAAGCCATCTAATACTGTCATTCCATAATCTCTATATAATTCATCTGTCAGTTCTTCTTCTGTTATTGGATTTTCAAATTCATCTAATAGTGGCTCCCAAACATCATATTCATGAATATAGAAATATAAAATGCCATCTTCGCTTTTAATGAAAAAGAATAAATCTCCAGCTCCTAAAGGTACAAAAGTAATTTCATTAATAGTTAGCATTTCAAGTAAATCTATTAATAACTCATACTCTTCACCTTCATAGAAACTACGAGAGTGCTCTGCTGTTTTAGTCATTATATTGGCGGGTAATAAAGCATCATCTAATTCATCTTGTGTCATACCATGTTCTGTAAAATCCTCTTCTTCTACTCCGTCCACAGCAATTAAGACCCATTCTTTATATTCTATATCCCATGTAAGATAGTTTGTAATAATCACTTCTTACCCACCCCCAGTTCAGTAATTTTTTTAAGTTGTCCAAGTCTAACGGGGGCTGAAAAAAGATTTCCGTTGCCTCTTTTACCCTCATCTTTCATACCTTTTCTATACTTATTTCTTAATTTAATAGCGTTCACATGCTCTTTAACAAATTCCACAAATTCAGTAGGTTCCTCATAATCATCTTCATCTACAGGATCTAATGGTTCATTACCTTCGTATGTGCCTTCATAGTATTTTAAAATTTCAACTGGTGGCAAATTAAATGGTGCGTTAAAAGATGTTACTATTTCTTCAATATGAGGATTTTGTTGACTAGCTACAACATCAACTAATTCTATTTGACTGTAGATAAGTTTAGCATCATCACCAGTATCTCCCTTATCCCCTTTAGGTCCCTGATCACCTTGTGGACCAGGTTCACCTTGGATACCTTGGATACCTTGTTGCCCTGTAGGTCCTTGTGGTCCAGTTGCTCCAATAGAACCTTGAATTCCTTGATCTCCCTTAGGTCCTCTAAAAGGATAAGGAGGACTCCAATCAGCGTTAGCTCCAGACATTTTTATATATACATCACCAGTATCTTCTGCATAGTAAACAAATGCTTTAGCTTCAGCATCATAGTTCTCAAGTTCAGACAGAGGTCCTGAAGCATGTATAACGAATGGATCCCCAGTGTCTCCTTTTTCACCTTTCTCTCCAGGTGTTCCTATAAAAGGACTGAATGCATGCCATTCCCCAGTATCAGAGTCATATCCAATAATGTAACCATCAAGTTCTTGATCTATAGGAGTTGTCTTATCAACTCTTTCGTCAGTAGTTACGATGAAAATATACCATCCTGTTATAGTAGCTCCATAATCACTCTCTATCTCAGCAATCTTAGCTTCATCTAAAACTCCATATTCATCTGGAATAAAACTCATTCCATCCTCACCAGGATCACCCTTATCACCTTTAGAACCTGGTGGTCCAGGTGGTCCTTGTGGTCCAGGAGGACCAGTTTCCCCCTCATCTCCTTGAATACCTGGTTCTCCCTGAATTCCTCTTGGTCCCTCAGGTCCCTGATTTCCTTGTTGACCTTTTAAATCAGTAAAAGTTCCCCAAGAGCCATCAGGTAACATAAATCTAAGACTAGTTGCACTCCATTGATGTTCTGGAGCGTCTCCTTTTTCACCTTGAAGTCCTTGAATACCTTGGTTACCAATAGGCCCTTTTATATTGCCAACATTAGACCATTGAGTTTCCCCTTTTTCATAAATGTCGCCATTAACTGTATCTAAATAATAATCTCCTTCTTTTCCAATTTCATCACTAGGAGAACCTTCTCCACTCAGCCAAACAAATACTTTTGAGTCCGTATATTTTCTCGCTAATACTAGTGTTACTGGATCCAATTATATCACCACCCAGTCAGTTCCATTAGAAACTTCAACTTCTCCAGTGTCAACTGACCAATAGGTAGTTCCAACCATAACTTCATTGGCTTCTGGCTTATCTTCTTCTAGCCCTCTAAAATCTAATTCCTCTAAAGGAATAGTATTGATTTCTATTTGTTGTAATATTGTTTTAATTTCTTCTATTTTTTCTTCTATATTCCCAGCTTCACTAATTTCCTTTAGGGCATCTAAGAAAACCTTTTCAGTTAAAACTCTTTCTGAACCTCTTTTGATACCTCCCATTAGTCTCACCACCTCTTTATTCTATTATAGTCTTTCTCTTCTTTTTAAATCATGGATTTTTTGATTTGATTTTTTAATATATTGCATATAATCTTGACCCTTTCTGGTATATAAATGATTAATTGAATGACGATAATTATACAACCTTCTTTTCAAATCCTTTTCTAATTCAAGAGAAGTATAAGGAAAATTTTTAATAAAAGATAATAATTTCCCTACAGCTATTTGACTAGCGTATCCCTTATAAGGATAAATTTTTTCTACTATCTCTTTTCTTCTATTCGCTTTTAATTCATCTTGGTTAATTGTTTTTAATATTGTTTCATAAAGCTCAGATGGCTCATTACAATTAAAACCAATATCACTATACTCCCAAAATCTTAATCCATGTTCTACACTTCTACGATAAAAAGGAGCATTTAATATAACTACTGGACGATCAAGAGCAGCAAACTCAAAAATAGTAGAACTATTATCGCAAACATAGACATCAGCTAAATTGATTACGTCATCAAAATTTTCATAAATTTCAATACCCAACTCATCATACACTTTTTTAACTTTTTTAAAAATTCTAGGATGAGCATGACCAATTAATTTAAATTCCTTAGCACTTATTAATTCATTTAAGCTATCCTTATAATAGTCCCACGTACTTCTGGTTTCAGGAACAATATGACAATCCCAATGAAAAGATATACAAACAACAGGAATATCATTTTTAGGTTTTGGAGTAAAAATCCACTGATCTAACTTAGGGCAGCCAATAATTTCTACTGGAGTATTAGGATAATTTTCCTTATGACCAGTAGCATTAAAATCATTTGGTGACAAGAAAAGGTAAACATTATGTTTAAATCCCTTACCACTAGAATATGAAGGATGATCAGATAAATACTTTTGCCCTGCTCCATGCTCCGTTAGAATCATTGGGAAAGGATGTTGCTTAAGCTTTGATACTTCTCCATAGCCAGCACCTAAAATAAAATTATTACTATCTCTTTCTTGTAGTTTTCTAACCAAAACTGATGTAGTACTGAATGGTTTCTTATAAAGATATGGAATATCTAATTTTAAATTAGACCTAATATAAAAATTTCCTTTTATATCTATTGGTAAATTATCCCATATAGGTTTTAAATGAGAGCAAAAGTGCTGTTCTGAAGCAATAAAATCTATCTTCATTATTCTCTCCTCCTTTTAATTAACTCCCCAAGCAAACTCTTCTTTCTCTCTTTCCTTATCTCGCTTCTCTTTTATTTTAGCCCACTTACTAGTTTTTTTAGGGACTGCTCCAGGCTTTCTCATAATATTAAATAATCTATTAAACTTAAATTTCTTAATATATTTCTCTTCTGTTTTAAATAAATTACTTTCTTCGTTAACTTCTTCTAAAATACAAAAAACAAAATTACCTTCTCCATAATTCATCCAAGCTTTTTGTAAATAATGATTATGGTGAGAATTATTATTCAATGAACTAATATGATTCTCCCATCTTTTCTCAATATTGCGTGAACTTCCTATGTAACGCCGATGATTACTAAGGCAATAAATCTCATATATTCCTTGTGTCATTGTAGGGCTCCTTTCTTCCCAATTAAGCATAAATGGACATATTATTATTCTTATATATATATAGCAACGAGAGATGTGCCTCAGTAGTCACCGCAGAAATTTTCACCTTATATAAGAAGTCAGCACAAAAGAAAAGCCCAGTCGCACAAAATTGTGCTTCTGGGCTAGCTTAAAATGTCTTGGATGACAACTAAGCTGGGTTAAATTAATTCTTTAGTTGTAAAATAAGTGGCTACTTCTTCCGCTTAATTTTTCCCATATGTAAATATGGTATATTTTCTGCTTATTATCCTTATAGACATCTTCAAATAAGCTGCTAAATTACTCATATTTATCTCTTAAGCCTTGAGTTTGCTCCATCCATATTTCATAATCTTTGCCTTTATCAAAATCAGTAGTTATATCTTCAATAGAAACAAAGTTCCTTAAATTTGGTTTACCTCCCCTTGTTGGTTGTATATTCAACATTAATCTATGAACTTGCCAACCTTGCGCCGCTTTAATCTTACCTTCTTTAAACATCTTTTCCGCTTTTGCTAAAGATTGCTTAAATAATTTTTTATCTTTTATTTTTAAAGCAAAAATCTCATTAGCTTTTTCACCAGGATATTTTTTATTACGATATCTTCCAAAGGTAACAAATTTTGGCTTAGCAGGAGTTTCACAAATTATTTTTAATGCTTGTTTAGTATAGTACACATCTCCATAAAGAAATAATACATCTTCTTTTGAATTATTCCATATTTCTTGAGTATCATAAAATCTATCTAAATCTGTACCTGATTTATAAGTGGCTTGATGGTATTCAGGATGAATTTTAAGTTTTTCATTATTTGAGGATAAGTAAAATTTTTCAATCCCTAGTTCTTTAAGTAGTCTAATTGTTCTTAAGTAAACTGGTTCTCCATCTATTTCAACTAAATATTTATTTTCAATCCCCATATAATTCTTCCATCTCTTAGCTTTCCCGCCAGCTAAAATAATAACTATCACTTAATCACCTTCCATTTCTTCCCTGGTAACATTTTCTTTTTCCATGTACCAGCATAATTTTGTACTATATATGTTTCATTTGTTGATGCAACAGAAGAACAAATAAATCGACCTCTCTCTTCTTTTTTATTCTTATCAATTTGTACAAAGTCATTATACTTAGTTAAAATATTATGTAGATACTGAGTCCCACCAAAACAATATATAGGAAATTGTTTCATTTGTTTTTGTAAATTCTCCCAATAAACAGGTAAACTATAAACTGCCTCATAGTAAGCTGGGTGATTAATTACGCTTCCTAAAAACCCATTATTAACTCTTCTGCTTTTCCCTCTAGTGGTACTGCTAAATAAAGTTAAATTATCAATTAAAGGATTTATAGATTTTAAGCACCAACTATCAACATCAATATAAATCCCTCCATAGTTATATAATAATTCAATCCTTAAAATATCAGCTTTAATAGCTTCAATAGGAACTTTGTTATAGATATCCTGATTATATAATAGAGGAATATTACTATCAGTCCACAAATTAAATTTCCAATCTAAATGATAAGATTTCCAAATTTTAATATTCTTATCAAAAGGAAAAGGTTTTGTACCTACCCAAATAAAATGAATAATTTTAGGAATTTTTATCATTTCATTTCAGCTCTATATAACTTTCGACTACCCAATTTCCCCACTAAATCAATTTGTTTAAAAATCTCCTTAATTAAAACTGGCATTGAACTTTTTTTATGAGTTTCAAAATAAACAATTTCTGACACACTTTCTTGTAAAGATCTAGATAGTCCTTCATCATCATTAATATGTTGATCAACAGCAAATACAAAAGCAGTATCACATTTAGGGAGTGGGAACCTCCCAACATTAATATTTTTATAATAACAAGAGAAGCCAAATAAGGTATTCAACCTTATGGCAGCAGTTAAAAGCTCCTTATCAACATCTATTCCCCACACTTTGGCGGCACCATATTGTGAAGCTAAAACCGTCGCAGCACCAATATTACACCCAACGTCTAAAATAATTTTATTTTCTATATCTTTCTTATCTATCATTAACATTCTTTTTAAAGTATCTCTTCTCCTACCCTTTATCAATTCTTTTCCATTATAAAAGAGGCTATGATAAGGAGTTCCGCTACTTCTCATCCCAAACTCTGAACCTGGAACATTAGCAACTTTAGTTATGTACTTATCCAATTTTAACACTTTAGCAGGAACTTCTCTATTTAAGTATAAACTAATAGCAGCTCGATGCTGTCCACCAACACTTAAAAATTTACCATCAAATCTTTTAACTACTTTAATAGGATTTTTACAACCATTATTTTTAATATCCTCTAATAAGTTAATAAATACCTTAACCTTATCATCAACACTAGTATTTATATTATAATAATTAAAACTTCTTTTAATGTATTCCCTATATGGTTGTGTATCTCCTAATAAAAATTTATAATGTGGAGTATCTTCCATCTTTACTGTATGATAGTAATCTCCAAATAAGTCAACAGTATCAATGTGCTGAAATCCAAAATATAACAGCTTAGGGTTTATCATATTTGTCCTCCATTCCTATGGCTTTTATTAAAAATTTAATTGCTTTATCTTTTTCAGTAGATAATATTTTATTATTACTACTGTAATCAATTTCTAATAAATTAATAACTGGATATTCATCTACCATTATCTTTCTATCCTGTAGTCCAAAGTTATATAATAATGTATCAAACCTAGAAGTCATTTGCTCTCTATTTTCTACCAATAAAAATGGTACTTGAAATATAATAGATAAAATAACTACATGATAACTATTTGTTATAACTAATGAAGAATATTTAATAGCACTTAAAAAATCTACTACTGATAATGTATTTTCATTGAATAAATCTAAATTATACTGATTACAAATATTATTTATTTGCTTTAAGTAAGGATTCTTTTTAAGAAAAAATGAAAAAGCATAAGAATTTTTATCCTTAAATTTATAAGAAGCTAATTTATTCCAATCATTGTTAATTAATAAAACAGGATCAGCTAGTATATCAGGTTCTTTATTTAATATATTGCTTACTATTTCCTGGCCTTTATTCTCTCGAACAGAAATATTAGAATAGTGTTTTAAATGTTCATTGAATTTACCTTTTAAAGTAGAAGGAATATCATCAACTCCAAAACTAGCAGAAAATGTCAATAATTTATTTGATGGAATAGATTTTAAGTTTTCAAATAAATTCATATTTTTAAAAGATTTAAAATTATGATTAAATACTTGATCACTACCAACTATAAAAAAATCATATTCTTCTTTTACTTTATTAATATCTTTACTTTCTATAAACCTGGTTTTAATATATTTATCATTAAATTGTTTGAGGTAAGGATTTACTTCCTTAACATTATGTACAACAATTGTTTCCACATCAAAACCAAACTGTAATAAAAATTGCTGTAAAGCAAAATTTTGTAAACGATTTCCATAATTTGAATAACCAAATAATGTAAAGATACCTATTTTATTTTTATTTAAATGTTTCCTTAGGTATGATAGATATACAGAATAAAACCCTTCACTCTTCCATTTAGTAAAAAAGTTTTTTCTATCTAAATGAGATTTCCTAGAAGAATACATATTAGGAGTTCTTTTCTTTCCTTGTGAGTAATCAATCTTAGACTTTTTTATCTCGTTAGTAAATAAGTTTTTACTTCTTTTATTAACACAAATTATAGATGTTCCTTTAAAGTCCACTAGTTTTTCATAACCTTTTTTAAATTTCCAGAAATCTCCTAACCAAATATCTGACTGCACATTATTCATTCTAAATTGACAATCACTACAATTTTTTGATAAATACAATCTCTGTGAAAACCAATAGAAATAAAAAGAATCTTTTCTTGACCATGTCTTAGTCATACCATTCTGGAAAAATATTTTAGTACCAAAGTCTAACCAATTCTTTACCCTATATCTAAAATTATAATCTATAATTTTATTATTATAAAATTCTTCTAAATAGTTTATGTATTCTTGAAAAAACTGTGGTGGAGAAACTCCAAAACAAACAACTGATACAGTATAAAGATTATCATAGTTTTTATCTAAAAACTTTTTTAATCCAGCTATTTGACAAGGAGTCCCGCTGTACATAACTAATTTATTTTCCTGTAAAAGATTTTCAACTCTTTCATAAGTTGTTCCTGTTTGACTTTGAACATACTTAGAACCCATAATTTTACTCAACCCACTAATGTCATCAACCTCTAAATGAACAACTTCCATACTTTCATTATAACCAACCCCAAATACCACACCATTCTTTTGTAATATAGTTTTTGCTATAGAATGAAAAATACCACCTGAAGAACTATTCATTCTTATTTCATCATTTAAGTTTTGACCTACATAAAACTCATATTCATCACTATACTTTAAATTATTGTTAACTAAAGGACAATAGTTATAACACTCTGCACAATTTACACATAAACTATCATCAACATAGGCAGAATAAAATCCTTCAAAGTTAAATTTCATTTGTATGGCATTTAATTTACAACGATTAAAACAAGATCCACACCCTATACAATTTTCATGTAATATTCTAATTAAATTCTCCTCCTTTATCGAAGTTCTTTAAAATTATCAAGAGAAGCTATTAGTTTAATATTTTGCTCTTTAGCAGCAATTCTTTTTTTAGAAGACAAATCAAAGTGCCAATGAGAGTCTTCTCTGAATCTCCAAATACAACATGCTTTATCAGTGGCTTTAACTCTAGCGCCTAAATGTAAAAACCCAATCAGTAGACTAGTTACAACAAACTCATTCTCTTCAATATATGGTTGCTTCTCCCAAAAAGAACGACGATAAGTATTCATAGAAGAGCCTGATCCTTTGCCTTTACTTATCCTTTCCAAAGAAGGAAGTTTTTTATTAGTAAAAATCTTCTCATAAATTAATTCACCTGACATTGTCTCTTTTCTCACCCCAGGCACTATTACATCAGCATCTTTTGATAAAATTGATAATTCATAAATTGCAAATGGCAATAATAAATCATCTACATCTAAATGCATAATCCATTTAGTTTCAGTTTCTCTTACGGCGGCATTGCGAGCATATCCCATACCTTTATGTTCAGGTAATATTTTTATTTGATAAGCAATTTCTTTTTCATTAAATAGAGGAACACACTTCTCTCTCCAAATCTTAGGAGCATTATTAGGAGTTTCTCCCGCAACTACAAGCGTTACTATCTTAGGTTTAACAGTTTGCTGACAAATACTACTCGCCCACTCTGGGAGATACTTTCCATAATCTCCCCAAACTGTAGTAACAATCCCTATATCAAACTGTTTTTCATTAGTCATTAACTCACTCCTATAACTTCTTAAATAATACCTAACTTCATTAACCAACTGGGGTGTCCATGTGGACACACCCCATCAGGTTCAACTATACATCCATCTGTAGCTTCACAGACACTGTCATAAACCCAATCTCTTATTGTTCCTAAGTCAGGAGTTTCTTGAGTTGGTTTTGGCCACTTATCTTTCATTGTATATATCTCCTTTTAAATTATTTCTCTTCTAAAATATCCCCAAAAAGAGATGCCCTCATACTTTGATAAGCATCAATATAACAAATACCTTTTAAAACCTCAAGAGGTAGATTATCAAAACTACCCTCCTTGTAAACTTCCTTTAAATCTATATTCTCTTTCTCAGCATATTTATCACGATGACTTCTCCAGAAATTAATTAATAAATCAATGAAATCAAGTACTTCTTCTTTCTTAAATTTAACGGTTGCCTCACCCATTAATTAACCTCCCAAGTATTTTATTCAAATTAGGTTTCCTATAACATCTCCTACACGTAGGAAAATAGTCAACTCCCTCTTCTCCCTTAAGGGAAATTTCTGGTCCCTCATAAGTAGGTTCTCCATCTTTAAGTCTTAAAACCATTGTTGCTTTACTATCACAGAAATAACACACTGTTTTTATTTCTTCTATTTTATCAGCATACACTAGTAACCAATAAGCTCCTTCAAATAAAGTATTTTGATAAGTATTTTTTAACCCATACGCTATAACAGGAATATTAAAAATATCAACTACTTTAGTTAGTTGAAGAATATGTTCTTTTCTTAAAAACTGTGCCTCTTCTACTAATACACAATTAGGTAAATATCTGGCAACTATGATTTCTATATCAGAGGTATCATGGACAAGAATAGAAGGAACCCGCAACTCACTTATCCTAGATTTAATTTCTCCAACTAAAGAAGGAACTAAACATACAACTTGCTTTCCTTGTCTCTTATAGTTGTCATAAATTTTATATATGTCTAGTGATTTACCACTAGCCATACTTCCGTAGCGATAGTATAGTTTAGCGATGTTTTTGCACCCCTTCTATATTAAAGAAATTTGATAAAAGAGCCGCATCTCCTCTATAATTGGTTGATTTAAAGAATTCTCTACAAGATATATTAACCTCAAATAAATTTCTTTTATCATCTCCCAGTATAGACCGGGCTTTTTGCTGTAATTCTTTATATTCTTTAGAGTATATGCAAACACTTTCTTTCATACAATCCTTACATTCTGTTGGCTTAGTATATAACACAGTGTAGCCTCCTTTTCTTATTAAATTACCTTCTCTTTTATATTGCTTCCACAGTATGGACAGTCTTCAATATTGCAAAAATTTTTATCATACTCAATTTTAACTTCCTGATAAACAGTTCTACTGCAAGCTATACAAAAGATACTCACAACATCAATTTTATTTTTAGTTTCTGTATCTTTCTACCAGCACATACTATCCCTCCTCAAGGAAGTTGTACTAAATTACAAACAGGACAAACATAAGCATGTATTTCCTTTCTTTCCTCTTCTCCAACCCCAAAAGATAAGGGAATAAATCTTTTACCTTCAGCACTTTCTTTATAACCACACTTACATTCTCTTTCTTCCATATAGTTTGCTACACCTACCTCTTATCTTTTACTTCTTCTAATACACCAAAAGTCTCCGCAATCAATATAGCCCAGACAGCAATCGTCCATTCCTGATGTAGTAATGCAAAGCCACAACCAACTAAACGAATAAAAGATTTAATAAATGAAAGTGTTAAATGAGCTTTACTATTCAAATAAATTACCTCCTATCTTATAGCTATTTTATCCCAGGCAGCACGCCAACTTCTCCTTTTTTCCAATCTTGTTTCTCCTTCTAAATCATTCCGCAAAACTTTCCAAATATCTTTCCACACTTCTCTTCTCCTTTTGCGACTAATCCCCTTCTTCATTCTATTAATTTTCTTTAAAACTTTTTCCAGATCAGTCAATGTAATTCCTCCTTTTTTTCTATTTTACATATCCTCTATAGTAAGTTCTTCTATAGAAATATTTTCTATCTCTTCTATTCCTTCTACCATATCAAAAACAATCTTTTGCAATATAGGTTGAACTTTATTTACTGTAATCCATTCCTGGAATTTAGGGAGAATTTGAATAAATCGCAGACACTAAGCCAAAAGAAAATCCTTACTTTATCAAACTTCTTAATCCTACTATTCATCATTTCTATATTTTCGTTATTCATAATTAACCTCCTTTTTGTCTGTTGACTCCTAACCTCATTTTATCACTTTTAGTGAGAACTGTATCTCCTCTATTCAATGATTCAACAACACCTTTATGCCACTCCATAGCAAGTCCAACAGGAACGTCAGGGTGCATTTGTAAAATTAACATATCTCCCTTTTGCAACTCTAATAATTCAACTTCTATTACTTTTCCTGCATCTGATAGTGTAATTATAGTATATCCCTTCTTATTCACTCCTATTCCCCCTTTCTATGTTGTCACTCTACTATTGATATTTACTACTACCTTTAACTTCTTCTATTTTCATCAATAGGTAGTTAGATAACTCTGCAGCCTCTTGAACTGACATCCTAATAGACTTATTATTAGTCTCACTTCCAATAGATAGATGAATTGGTTTATATTCCTCATATTTATTAAAGCGAGGAATTAGTTTTAATTTATAACCATCATTCCTAAATTCTAAACTTATCCCTGTCATAACCAACCTCTCCTATTTTCTATTAGCTCTCTTCTTAGCCGCTTCAACATCCTGTTGCTTCCTACACTCTTTACAAACAGTGCTTAATCCATCTCGACTCTTCTTATCTTTTCTAAAATACTTATCACTTCTTAAAAAATTCTTCTTACACTTAGTACAGGTTTTATAGTCTCCTTTTGTTTTAAAGGTGAAATACCATTCTTCGAAACTATCTAAGTAATACTTAGATATTATATCTGGTATTCTATTCAAAAAGATTGAGGAGACATATCCAGCAGATAATCTGAGACCCATTTCTTTATGCAATTCAAAAGCAATGTTCTCATAAGTTTCTCCATCTATTCTTCTGATTAAGATATAGCGAAAATGTTCATTAAGCGGAGCTTCTTCTATTAAATCATCAAGGGTATCTAAAATATATCTAATATCAGATTGAGTATCATCATAACTATGATGCCGCAAATCAGAATAGAATTTCAATAGATTAGATACATGAGATGGCTCTGATAATTCTATCTTATTAAAAGAAACCTGCTTATACTCATAATTGTCCATTCCATATCCAGTATCCTCATAGTAATTTATAAGGGAATATGTAGGAGTAAGGCGAGTAAAATTAATAGGTTTTTGCAATGCAAGTTTAGCGGCCAACTGATCTTGTCGCACTTCTTTTAATATTTGCCTTAATTTATATTTCTCTCTTTCATTTTCTTCCTTATCAATAAGCAATTTAACCGCTTCTATATAATCACTATATCCTTGAAGTTCAGGAATATCCTTTACATCTTGTTCTGTGACAGTTGGTCTAGCCCGCAAATAAGATGTTTCCGCTGGTTTAATTGATTCTTCTCCTTGTTCCTCCATTGTCTGTTCAAGAGATACATGTTTAGTATCTCTATACTTTTGAGTTTTTTCTCTTATCACATTCACATTAGTCTGATCCTTATTAAAAAGTATATATCCCGCCATATAATTTAAGTTATAACAAACTGGTAACTTATGGGATTGGGGTTGAGCTTGCTTTATGTGCGGGTTATAGTACTTCTCAAAGTACTCAGTTAAAAAGAGATTTGGTAACCACTCTTTTGTCGCTTTATTATATTCCATTAGCAAATCATACAACAGAGATATTCTCTCTTTTGTGTCTGCAATAGAAAAATCTAGTTGCTGTGATAATTTCATAATCTCAGCTGTATTTTGACCTATCATCAACCCTCCTCCTTATTGATATATTACAGCTGTTCTATCTTTACTAAAGAAACCACTATATCATCATTAGTGTAGTCATTCTTCTTAATAAAAGTAAGTGATTTATCCTTAGTATAATGAACAATAGCTGTTATTCTTTCGGGTTTTGCTAACGTAGGACCACTAGGTGAGCTGTGAATTATCTTACTAGAGTCGCCACTTACACTAGCTTTTATTAAATGATTAACATATCTTATAAAATTCTCCTCTATAATTCTTACTTGAGAAGAATGATTAGTTAGATTGTAATGCGTTTCTAAAATCTTACTCATTGTATCCTCTCCTATTCCTTTAGTCCTTCTTTTCAAAGAGCTTCAAATCGCTCATCATATGTTTTCATTACAGGTTGTATATTCCTAACTGCCTCATCTAAAGTTTTTCCTTTACCAATTAAATAATCATAAGTGATATGTTGTGCCATTCCAACCACATACCCACCATAAACATCTCTCTGATAAGTAAAGCTGTGGTATAGATGAAGATTTCTTAACAACCCTTTTTGTTGTATATAAGCCTTTAGCCATCTTGACTTAATCATAGCTTGAGACTCTGCCATTATAAATCCTCCTTTACTCGCTTGTTTCAACTAAGAAGAGAGCTTCCCGCAACATCTTTATCTTCTCTTCACTTCTTCTCTTATTATCATAGGCTAAGAAAATTTTATCCTCATACTCTATTAATTCCATTCCTAATATTAGTCTTATTATACCAAGAAGTTCGCTTTTATTACTCAACATCCTTCCCCTCCTTTCTTATCCTGTCTCATACTAGATAGGGGAATAGTGTAACTACTCCCCTTCTGTTTCCTCTTCTTGATGCTTCTCTATTAGCCGCTTATAGTATTCTAGCCCTCTAGTTGCGTCAATTATCGCTTTTTCATAATTCTTAATAGCCGCTTCAAAGCCCTCTACCATTATGCGATAGTCCGCAATCTTGCTGCTCATTCTCTCCTTCCCCTCTCTTCATATGTTATACTCACCAGTCTTAGTAATATATACATTGTAACCATCCCAAAAAAGAAACTGACTGTGTTAATCTCGTAGGCGTAGTAGTCTAATAGTAGTATTCCTGTTAGGTAGCCTAATACAAATATTATTTCTTTTATAAAAGCCACTTTATCACCCCTTCCTATTAGCTATGTTTTCTATTCCCGTCATTCCTATATATATTATACCACATAAATCCTGTTTTGTCAAGGGATGTGCAGACACATGGCTCGGAGGACAAAACTACTCATGGGAGTTTGGAGTTGGTGGGATACCCAAAAAATGACAATTCTGGAAATTTTTTACACTAAACTACCCCCCCCCTATATTGTCAGAAAATTCAGAAGATTAGAACTTTTAAAAACCCGCCTCATTTCCATTTTTTGACATTGACACTTCTGTTATACTGTGATAGTATTATTATAGAACTTAATAAGAGAGTTTTTCCCGGCGCGAACGAGTCCCGATCGTACCACCACGAGGACCGGCAGGGCATAAGGGAAAAGCTGGCAAGTAAGAACCATTATCAACAAATAACTGGAGGTGTTTATTTTGGGAAATAAAGGAAAGGATGCAGAATTGCGTATAATAGAAATGCTGGAAAAAGCAGGAAATTCTTTTCAAGTAAAGAATTTAAAAGGACACGTTGAAACAATCGCAATTAATAATCTTTATCACTTCGGAGCAACTACTAAAAGCAAAGTAGACGTAACAGTAAATAATAATTATCGTTTACAAATAAAGTCTACTAAAAGCAACAGGGCTTCTATTGTTAATATGGTACCAGTACGGAATTGGGAAATATTAGCAAAAAGGGAAATGCTGGATATACACCCAGTACTTGACGCAATGGAGAAATATTATCAAGTAACAAAAAGAACTATACCATTACATTTATTAGCCGACAATAAAGAAGATTGGAGAGAAATTATCCAATACTTCTTATTTGAAGGTACTAGCACTTATCAGGCAGACCCCTTCGCACAAGCAACACATTTACTGGATGTAGATAACGGAGAATTATTATTAATTGATAAAGAAGATGCTTTTGATTATATCTGGCAAGGACTATATTTTGAGATTCGCACTAGGGCAGGAAAAAATGAGGAGTGCGTACACATTCGCTACAAAAAACAGAAGTAATAAAGATTATCAACTGACAGGAGGTGTCAAGTAATGATCGCTATCGCTGGATTTGTTGTCTTTATTGGTTGGGTCGTGCTTGCTTTCCATGTAGCAAAGCTTTTCATGTAAGAAACATTATCAAATGAGGGGCTGTCAATACTGGCAGTCCCTTGAAAGGAGAATAATTATTATGAAAAAGTTAGTATTTTATGATATGGATAATACTATCGCTGAAATGCACAAAAAACTTACAGGAATTTACAGCGGGCGTATTAAAGAATATGAGCCAAAAAATGAGCAAGAGCAAATGGAAATAACTGCCAAATTGAATACAGAAGGTTTTTTCCAAGATTTAACAATTATTCAGCGGGCGAATTCAGTACTCAAAAGGTTAGTTAATAATGGTTATGATGTAAGAATTCTTAGTCAGCCGATGCCCAGACCTTCCAGCATAGACGAGAAAAATTATTGGTTAGATACTTTTTTCCCTTACATTCCACGATACAAAAGAATATATACTTTTGACAAATGGTTATTGGCAGGACCTGGCAGGGTATTGGTAGACGATAATGTTTCTCACTTAACAGCATGGAGCAAACAAGAAGGAATTGCAGTTTGCTTCAGAAGGGGATATAATAAACATTATCAGGGAATAGGAATTAAACAGCATAACGAGATTTTCCAATTACTGGAAAAACTGGAAAAGGATGGCAGGATTTAATTCCTGCTATCCTTTCCAATAATCATTATTAATAAGGAGATGTTATTAAATGATAAAGAAAAAAGTTTACTGCGTATTTGATACTGAAACAATCGGGGTTTCCAAAAAATGGGTATATGACCTGGGAATGGTTATAGTGGAAAAAACTGGCAGACCACTGGCAATGTGGCGATGGAGAATAAAGGAAATACTGGAAATTCCTGGGATTGAAAAAATTGCCTACTATGGCGAAAAAATTCCAGTATTTTACAGCGGGCTTCCTGTGGTAACATTCGCACAAGCAAAAAAGGAATTTAACGAAATACTGGAAAAAATGGAAGTTACTACCATTACTGCCTATAACTTACAGTTTGATATGTCGGCAATGAAGCAAACATTAGAGCAGACAAATTCTGGCAGGAATTTTCTGGAAAAACCTTATGAATACTTTGATTTATGGAACGCTTCCTGTGACAGTCTTTTCCAGCAAAAAAGATTTAAGAGAATTGCAATAGAACAAAATTGGTTGACAGAAAAAGGAAATATCCGCACCAGTGCAGAAATTGCTTACAGATACATTACAGGTAATTACCAGTTTATGGAAACACACACGGCACTAGAGGATGCAGAAATTGAAGCAAGAATATTACAGGAGGTACTACGTCAAAAGAAAAGAATTATCCGCAACGAATTAGTCGCCCATCCATGGCGCAAAGTAAACAGGGGCAGGTAATACTGCCCCTTCTTCTCCTTTAATAATAATTATCAATTAAGAGGGTTTATCAAATGACAACACCAGAAGTTTTCCAATTATTAGGAGGTATCCTTTTAACATTCGCGGCGCTACCACAAATTACACAGGTAATAATTACCAAAAATGTAAAAGGATTGAATTTAACCACATTCTTCATGATTCTGGTAGGAAATGGATTTAAGTCAATATATGGAATTTACATGGCAGTTAATGGTTACGGGATAATTCTTATCATTATAGTTTCAATGTCATTTACAATAATTTTAATTCTAATAATTCTTATCATTTACTACAGATTCTATTATACCAGAAAGGAGGATAATTAATAATGATTATTGAAGGAATAATTTTATTATGGTGTTATGGTGCTGGTTTCGTAATTCTTGTTTCCATAATGGAATTAATTTACAATTGGTTTGAAAAAGGGAAATAGAAATATTTCCCTTTTTTTATTTTAAATAGTCAGAATATTCAGATTTCTTTTTCATAGAATTCCGTCATTTCCAAACATTTCCAGTTACAGGATTTCCAGTTTTTTCCAGAAATGTCATTGTTATACGATGACGGAATTTGTCAGAATTGTCAGAATTTTAAAACTTCCGTCATTTCCAATTAATTCCAATCCAGAATTTTCAGACTATTCTGATTTTCCATTTTCTTCCTGGGATTTCCAGTAAATTCCATTTCCAGTTATTTCCAAATTTGGTGTGAGCTGTCAATTTTGCGAGCTGTGTTTCCGCCATTTCCAAAAAGTTCCTTGGGATTTCCAGTAAATTCCAACCCAATATATGGTAAATTTGGTGTGAGCTGTAAAAATCAAAATTTTCTGAATTATTTTTTTTCTTTTTTCTCATAAAAATTTCCATTTTTGGTATTGCAATTCCAGCGGTTTCGTGATATAATGTATTTAGAAGGTGAGGGAAACAATGGGAACGGGAGGGATGGGAAAAGATTCCAAAAAAAAGTTCTTGACAAACCAGTGAAACCATGATATAATGGTTTTAGAAAGAGAGAGAAAAAATAAAAAAGGAGTGTGACAATTTTATGGCAAAAGAGAAAAAGGTGGAAGTGCGGGATGAGGTTTACGAGCAAATCGCTGCTGACCTGATTAATCGTGGAGTAGATGGAGATAAAATCGTTCGCCACAAAGAAGGGCTACGCTATGAAGTAGATGAAGATACCTTTATCATCCGTGTTATCAAAAAGAAAAATGAGCCCGAAGATGCAGTTGGAGAATACGCCCTACAAGAAGATGGAAGTTTCCGCTACGTCGCTTACAAGTGATTCCTGACAGGGAGGGTGTCCCTGCCCTCCCTATCCTTTCCTGATACAGCATGGTTTTCCTTCACGGAATTAGGGGAATGTGAAGGAAGTAAAAAACTGGTAGGTGTCCTTTCTACTCCCCGACTGTGACACCAAGCCACGCCAGCTTGGGAATTATTCCCAAAGTACTGGACTCCATGCTGATACATACGGGTCTGTAATTTAATGGTAAAATACCGGTCTTTTAAACCGTGTTATGGAGGTTCAACTCCTCCCAGACACACCATATTTTAGAAAGGATGATTCCATGTTTCCCAGATTTATCCTGAGAATTTATAATTTACTAAGACCAAAAGATTACTGTAAAAGATGTGGCATGGAACTTCCTCCCAGAAATGCAGGTTTCTGTAAAGAACACCTAAAAGATGTGATTGCGGAAATTAATGCCAAGATGTGGGATTTCATGTAAAACACACCTCCAGTTTCATATAAATGGAAAGTCTTCCAAGACTTTCCTTTTTTTTTGACTTCCGTCATTCCCAACTATTTCCATTTCAGGGAATAAAATACAGTTCAACATTTTCCAATTTTGATATTGACTTTCCAGTCTAAAAGTGATATAATGGTTATAGTGAGAGGAGGGAAATTATATGACACAATGGGAAAAAATGTTAAATGAAAACTTCTGTCAACCAGATCCATGGACTGGTAATCGTCCTTGTGATAATGGAGAATATTGTGATAAATGTCGCACTCCAGAAGCAGAAGCACTTTATACCACATGTTACAAAAAAGAGGAGTAATCCTCTTTTTTTTTACAATAGAAATGGAAATGATTTACAATGACGGAATTTCCAAATTCTTCCAGAAATCCTCCGTCATTACCAAATAATTCTATTTATGGATTTCCGTCATTCCCAATTTCTTACATGTTTTCCCTTTTTTTAACGCCCCTGCGAGCTGTGTCAGCCGTCATTTCCAATTTAAACCACTCCCAAATTTTACCAAATAAGGTGCGAGCTGTAAGAGCTGGTGAGCTGTGGAAACACAGGAAAATTTTGGAAAAGATGGTGCGAGCTGTAAAACTTAGAAAAATTTGGAAGACATGGTAAAAAAAAGGAGAGGGGATTTCTCCCCTCTCAACCAGCATCTTCCTCTTCTCCATCTTCTTCCACTTCTACTTCTTCTTCCACTACTGCCGCATCTTTCCTGGCAATGGTTTCCACAATGTCTTTTGCTTCCACCTTATTCTTTTTCAGGATAACCCTGACAATCAGATCCTCATCACCAGTTCTTACCAGCAAACCCTCTTTAGTCCTGCCAATCTTTTCCAAACCAAATTCATCCATCAGCAATCCAGCGATAACAGTTCTCAGGGTTTCCCTTGCAGTTACTTTTTTTTCCTTACCTTTTTCTACCATTAGGGGTAACGCCTCCTTTTTCTTACTATAATAATTATACCACAAATCAGTTGGGATTGCAAGTCTTTTTTGGAAATAATTAGGAGATTTCAAAAAAGTTTTTTATCCCAGATTTGGAAATGAATGTCAATGGCGGAACAGTTAGAGTTTTCCTTTTCTACCATAAAATGGAAAACTCCGTCATTTCCAAAAGATTCCATATTTACCAGTTTCACAAACAAATTCAAAACAGGATTCCATATATTACCTTATTTGGTAAGCTGTGCGAGCTGTAAAAATATATAAAAAAAGGAGAGCATTTACGCTCTCCTTTCTTCTGGCGGGTAGGTTTCGAACCTACTTGAACAGCTATCCTTTAGGGTTTTAACACTCTGCTCGCCCTACCTGTGGTCTACGGCCGGTAACCACTCCCACTCAGGCACGCCTTACCCCTGGCGTCCGCCAATTCTTTCACGATAATCAATCAAGTTTGCAATCTCAATTATATCCTGAGGAGAAAGACAACTGGGAAGCTTCATCGCCAAATATGACTCCACTTGTTTGGATAGATCTTCCAAAGTAGTTGTCTTAACCTTCTCCCCTTCACAGTAGCGGATGGCTACCCCAAATCCTTAGGCATCTCGCCACTTTTCAGGAATTCACCAATATCTCTGACTGCAATCAGGAAGTCTTCAAAACCATCAACAGGAATGGCAGTTCCTTTGGAAGTATATTGCTCAGTTCCATCCGCCTTAATGAAGTGTTCCCGCACGTCAATATACTTCTTGTTACCTTTCTTCACTTCCTTAAAACGGTAGAATGTCGACTTGGTTCCAACTTTGGGAACGTCCCTCAATACCTTTTCACTATCCCAGAAGCCACCAGCCATGTTATCCTCCCCTTTCTTTCATTATATATATTATATCAAAAATCCGTGGTTTTGTCAAGAAGTATTTTTTACCACTATTTTCCAGGCGTCCGTCATTTCCACACAATTCCAAAAGAAAAAAGAATAGGGAATGACGAACAGCCCGCTTCCATATTTTGGAATATATGGCGAGCTGTGGAAGAGCTGTAAAATTATGGAAACAACAGGAAAGAAAAAGAAGGCGGCACGTCTTCATCCGCCCTCTTTCTCACTCTACTGAGCTTCATCCTCGGAATCGCCCTCGGCTTCATCTTCAGTTTCGCCTTCATCTTCACCTTCGGCTTCGGCTTCATCCAGAGTGATGACTTCCACGATGTCTTTCTTTTCCACTTTGTCTTTCTTCTGGATAACCCTGATCACCAGGTCTTGTTCGCCTTCAGTTACAACCAGACCTTCCTTAGTCCTACCGATCTCAGTGAGACCCTTGGCTTCCATCAGAAGCACAGCGATTTCCTTCCTCAGCACGTCCCTCAGTTCAACTTTCTTTTCTTTCTTAGCCATTGGGGTAAAGCCTCCTTTTCTTTTTTCTATATTTATTATATCACGAATTTCAGGGGTTGTCAAGAAGTATTTTCTGGGATTTAATTACAAATCAGGATTTTTATATTGAATGTATTCAACCAGAGGAAAAGCATCATAATTCCCCTCTTTAACAAAATCCTGACCAAACGTTTCAAGCATTTGCTTCTGAGCTTCATAGTTCAAGTCACTGAAATAAATCTCAAACTTAATCTCATTAGGCTCCTCTTTAGTTTCAGGACAACGCTCCACTTCACTGATAACTTTATCTGCTAAAACACAATGAGGAACACAATCAATAGAAAGTAAATAATAACAATCACGACAATCTTTATAATCCATATTAATCCTCCTTAAATGGGGAGATTAGCCAGCCTAACAGTGCTCCTCTGGAATTACCCATTGGCTGTCGCCGTACGGCTCAGGGATGCTGGTTTGCTGGCGGTAATATAATCCCTTTTTCCCTCTCCCCTAATATCTGGTGGAGCTGCTGGGAGTTGAACCCAGGTTCAGGTGAGGCTCCGTAGGAGATTTTCCACCTGACGACACCCGTCAGCCCCATTTATAACGGTATTCTTACCACTCTGGTATATAAATTCTGAAGAGCATGAAACGCTCCAGCATGAAAACGATGAACATCCATCTCACCTTTATCAACCGCCGCATCTGCTTTACGCTCAGCCTCATTCATTTCAGCCGCTATCACCTTCAAAATTTCCGCTTTCATAACATGCTCACCTCACCTTTCTATATATATTATACCATAGATTCTCGAGGTTGTCAAGAACTTTTTTCAGGAAAGATCTACCATCTACAGGTTTCAGTGCAAAGATTACTATCTCACCATTGTATTTGCCATAACACCAAGCTCTACTATAAACCTCTTCTTCTGACATAGGAAGGATAGGAGTGGAACCAACCTTATGAAGATACTCACCATTTTCATATTTCACATAGTGAAAATCAAAAGGTCCAACTCTAAATAACACAACTTTTTCATCTTTTCGTGCATCACTGACTGCGTTAATTAGTCTTAACCCTGGCACCTCATTCAACATATGATTAACACAATGTTCTGTAACTAATGATAAATCCTCATCATAATAGTCAACCAACTCAAAATACTCATCACCATCATAAGGAATATACCAAGAGAAAGTTTCTAAAGCGAATCCGCCGCAGTTATATTCTTGCCTATCAGTATTACTAACATCTCTCTCTCGACTTAAATTCAAGTATGTAGCAAGAGAAGTATTCCAAGGATACACTATGACCGCCCCTCTCATCCTTTATATATCTATTATACCATGAAACCGCGGAGCTGTCAAGAAGTTTTTTCTGTAAGTAACTGGAAATTCTGCCGTCATTCCCATACAATTCCAATTTTACCAGTTTATAATATGCGTAATTTTTACCCATATCGTTGGGACATGGGTAAAATCTGCGAATTTTTACCCATATAGCTCCGTCATTCCCAGTAAATTCCAGCTCTGGAAAAATTCACAAGCCATCGCCGCCCTTAATAGTGCGGTTGCAAGCTATGTTGTTATAGAGCCGCTAGTGCGAGCTGTGAAATGAGCTGTGTAAGCTAAGCAAGAGAGAGAGTTTAAGCGGCAGTAATACGCAAAGCGTAACATTGTTAACATGGATTAACACAACTTGTGTGCGTTGGTACAACATTCCATAATGGGCTTTCGCGTCTATGATAATAATAAAAATAATAATAAAAATATATAATATGAAGCAGGGAAGTGCAGGAATTTTACAAAAGTGGAAGGTTATGGAAGAGTTTTAGCCCTATATTGTACATAATATTATATAAATATATATAATTATATATAATATAAGTAAAATTATATAAAATATATACAAAATTTAACAGAATATAATAAAAAATATATAAAATATTACATTATTTTATATAAATATATATATAAATATATTAATATATTAATATAAATATACTAATATACTAATAAAAACTAATAAACGAAAGGGGAGATTCGTCAAATTTCTCCCCTTTAAAACTATACGACATGGAAAATTTTTACTTATCTGGAAAATTTTACGCCACATTTCATCCCCTTACATAGAATCTTCCCTCTAATAACTCACCCTCAGCCAGTATCCCTCAGCAAGAGGAGGACCGTAAGTAACATCGGACTAGAGCTGTTGACCCGACATAGGGACACTCTATGGGAAGAAAGGAGAACACGATGAAGAGTAATAATGAGAAGGAATGTAGCGGCTATCAAAGCTACCAGGTTTATGAAGAATACCACAATCTATACATATAATATCTCCTGCGGCATTAACACCCCAGTTAGTAATATTACTCATAACATCACTAAGACCTGTTTCCCGAGAGAAGTGAAGTAACTCCTGATAGTATTTATTACCAAGTTGCTTACCATACCAAGTTTTTAGAATATCTATTAAGTTGAATAAACCAATATCAGCGGTTATAAACTCATGTAGCGGCTCTACTCTCTCAAGGAATAATATAGGAACTGTATTATACTCACACCAAGGTGATTTGATGAACGGATGTAAAGGTATTAAAACATAATCAATAAGATTAGCCACTAAATGAGAGAACTGCGGCTGTAAGCGGTTCTGATAGAAAAGTAATTCTTCATTTGATTGCTCTATACCACCAGAGTATTCAAAACTAATAGGTAGTTTCATAACAACAGTATCAGATATAGGATAAACAAATCTTGAACTACCATCAGACCTCTTATTAGATGAGTTATGAATATCTAATATAACCTGTGGAGCAAGCATTAGTGAAGTTCTCCCTTCTGTGGAATTTGAATATCCAACTTCTCCTGCCACTTATTCCCATAATACTTACTAAAGTATTCCTCAGTCCGCTCCCTTAAAGACTTCTCCATATGTTCATAATTACCCTTATAACAATAAGCTAACAACTGTAGAGCACGGGGTAGCTGATGGATGTATTGCGGACATTCTTTTCTCGGAATAAAAGTAATTTCATCATACTTCACATCCTCTTCTAATACTACATCAGCAATTTTAGCGGCTTGGATAGCGGCTCCCCAAGTAATACAGCCAGCCTGAAGCGTGAAGCCCCGCTCATAACTCTCTTTTGAATTAGTCATAGCAACATCAACAACAGGAATACCAGTTAGCTTATAAACAACACTTGCTCTTGAAGACCAAGGACCTTTAACACCAATACGACCAACACCCTTAACATTCAACCAGAAAGTATCACCACCATATCCTCTACGATTCCTATCATCTTCGTATAAGTAGGAAACATAACCTTCATGGATGCTGAAATATAGGCAGGTATGAGGACTAACGTGAACAACTTCATAAACTAACTCTTCCCTCTTAGGGATTCTGTCAACTAAAACAACCAACTGAGGGTCATTAGCCCAGTCATCATTCCAATTTACCTTCGCATCTCTAATATCCAATCTAATTACCTCCTTTTAATTCAATTAAACTGAGCCGACCCTGATTACCACATTCCTTACAAAAATAATCTTGAGGTCTTTCTTTAACCCTCTTAGCGTAACCAGCCAGCCTTCTATATTTTTTGTGTAAAGTACCACAAGCGGTGCAAACTAATTGATACTTAAATGGGTCAGCGGTTGGAGCACTCTTATAATTTTCATCGCCATTCAACTTAACTCCACTTAACCTACAAGCTATCTGGAATTGAAAATCATCATCACCAGCCCGCAACTTAATATGAAACATCTCATGTCTAATTAAATCAATTAGTTCATCAATATCAAAATCTAGTACACATTTATTGAACTCAATCTTCTCCTCAGTTTTATTCCAACTTGCTCTTGCTAAAGTTCTAGTCTTAAATCTATTATTAATAACAACAATAGGAGTAGGATGCTCCATCTGTTCTGCTACTTGACCAACTAAGTCTTTTAATTGCTGGATATTTAACATTTCAACACCACCTTTTTCTCATCTTCTAATATTATTATATCATGAATTTAAGAGTTTGTCAAGAACTTTTTTATGTAAAAAAAAAGAAGTGACAGAGTCACTTCTTTAATACTTATTCATCTTAAATTTATTCTATAGACATTCTTTCTAAGAGCTGTTCCGCTTGCTTTAATAATTCAATAACTTCTTCAATAAGCGGGGCTTCCTTCTCTCCTTCATGAATATCTGTATCAGGAATCTCTCCTCTTGTAATAAAGTTTCTTATATCATCATCAGTTAGAAACTCTATTACTTGATTATTACGACTATCTAAGAAAGCTTGGTAAGCTATCCCAGCTCCATCAGTAGGTACTACAGTAATTTTCCAATAGAGAACACCATCTTTGATAAATGGTAGCGGCTCTACTAGTGTAAATCGTTCCCAATCAACAATAGGATTAGAACGGCGAACATAATCTATTGCTCTAACTGGACCAGTTAATGACTGCTCATGAGAAAGCTCTTTCATTTCTATAACTCCAGTTCTGGCGTCTACTATAAATATCTTGAAAACACCATGACTGGCACCATGTGGCTCAGCTGACAAGAACCATTTTAACCCATCAACAGTTTCCATTAAGAATGGTTGACGATTAGAAGTTGAAACATCCTGTAAGTCTATCTTATTCTCATGAATAAACCAGTTGTTTACAATTCCCAAGTTATATCTATGAGCATTAACTTTCACTCTTGTTAAGACTTCAGGATAAACGATATTTCCCTTAAGAAATTCAGCTTCAAGTAACTCTTCATGGGATAAGAAAGACACTTTATTAGGAGCTTCAACTACAAAACTACCAGCGAAATGTGGAGTAGAGTAGAAGAACGGAAACTTAAAACCTAATTTATATTCAATAGCAGGAACTATTGTATAAATCTCCTCATTATGAACAACATAATATGGATCTTCAGTGTTAACAAAATATCTTTCCCTGAAAAGATTCCAATATAAGTTGCGTGTCATTCTTAAACCTTGACCAATAGTAAAATCTTGTTGAACCATTTGAGAATTTCTTTCTTGTGTAGTAGCGTCTACATAAGATAATCCCATCACTGGTAATCTGAAACCAATAATAAAACCATCAGGGATTAAAGGATAGTGCCAAGATAATTCATCTTCAATTAATGAAATGTTTGGTGTACCTAACTTATATTGACTTAGTTGAAGAGAATCTCTGGCATATCTACGTGCTATATCAAGAGGCATTAGCCTAATACTTTCTGTGTTTTCTGGAAGTTGCTCAATAATATTATACTCTGTTTGATTATATATTGCTTCCCCCTGAAAGCGGCGCTGAAAATACCCGCAGGAATTAATAATATAAGGAATATAACTCCTGCTGTAATTAAAGCCCCTGTTACTTCCTTCCTGTAAGCTATAAAACCAATAATTAAACCTAACACAAACACTTGTGGCAGCCAAGGTAGAATAACTGGAATCATAGCCAACCCATGAAACCATGTGCGGAAGAAATAAAGTAATCCTATCGCAAAGATAGCTACAATAGTTAATAAGATTACAGGTAATACTTTATTATCCTCTTTCATGTTTAGCCTCCTTTTAATCTATTATTAAAACAATCAACATTACCTTTTGTTCTGTCAAGAACATAAGAAAACTCATTAGGCGCTAAAACTAATTCCTTCTCTACCTGTTTCTGACATTCTTAAAAAACTCCTTTCATTCCTCTATTTATTTACTTACTTTCAATCCATTCTTTAATAACAATCCAAAAAACTGTTACTATAGATGTTAGAGCTAATAAAGAGTATAATATAGCTTCAATCTCAACACCCATTTAACCACCACCCTTGGCACTATCTCCCAAATAATAGCTCCTCAAACTCGCTCATAAACTTATCCATTTTCTCCATATCCATTTCTGCCCAGATGTCAGTTAGTTCTGTCATTATATCTTCTAAATCTCTATAATTCTCTTGATCATCCATGACTTTAATTCCTAAATTCTCAAACAATTTCTCTATTTTTTGTATCTTTTCACTACCTAACATATTAATCTCCTCTCGCATAGAAAATATGGAATATTAAAGTATCTCCATAAAGTTTTACAGTGTTAAGGAAATCGTAACCATCTACATCATCGGCAGGATGACCTGTTCCACGAATAAGAAATACATGTTCCTCTACCTCAGTGGAAACAGAATCATCAACAATGGCATAAACTACAATATCATCTTTTTGAGATTCAACTGACAAAATTTTACTACCCTTTGGTAAGACAATAGTATTTCGATCCATCATCACTAAAGGATACTTAAAAACTCTTTTCATTTTTAGATTCTCCTTTTTTATTTAGGAATATCAATATTCATCCAATCTATAATAACACCATTAAATTTTTTATCTTCGCAAGCTAATCTAATCCAATCTGTAAATCTCATAGGGTTTTCAATGAACCATTCATACTCTTCTTTTAACATAATCAAGGGGATTACATATCCACTACCATATCCATGTCCATCTAAGTAATCACCTGTATGGTATTTTTCGTAAATATAGGCACTAACACATCCATCATGGTGGCGATAACCTGGTACTACCTTACCACCTAACCAACCTGTTTTTATAGGAGTAAAATCAGCTTCACCTCTAATAAAAACCATAACTTCATCATCGAGATTGAAATGATCATGTGATCTATTATCTGGTAGACATGGCATATCATCAGCAAAATCTAATGTTTCTAATGTATGAATATGCTGTTTAATTCTTTTAATCTGCTCCTCATTGTTTTTTATTTCTCTTTCTTTTCTTTCAATAATACTTTTTATATCAAGTTTTCCAAGCAACTTAATATCACAAGCATTATCAAAATACTTGGTAGTATAATCTGATTTAGATAGTTGACAGCCACCTTTTAGCATACAATCATATCTATATACTCCACCAGTTCTATGTTGACACCATCCACACATTTCAAAAGTAGTATCTCCACCTTTAAGATTAAGTGTCGTGTCATTCCAGATTGGTTCTCGATCAGAAAGCATCCTTTTATCCCTCCATTATTTTTATTCTATATATATTATACCATGAAAATAAAGTTTTGTTAAAAAACTCATTATAGCTTAGAGTATATTTTTTTTCAAAATTATGTTTCCACGTTAGCTTCAAAGATAGAATAGAAGCGGGAAACAGTGTTTATAACATTGTTATCAGGGGAAAAAAAGAATTCAAATGTCTGGTTTATTTTTTCACATATGAAAATATGCTTGATTTATAACCAAATAAACAATAAGGAATTCTTCTATGTAAGTGAAAGAGGAAGTAACCAATAGGTCACTTCCCCTTTCGCCTAATCATAATATATATTATGTGAAAGTAAGCCCCACCACTTACTATTTAAAATAAGCTGTCCATGTTACAACTTATTCTATCCCAATAGTTACTCCTTCATATCATAAGAGTAATCTATTTCTCACTAATTCAAGTTTGGGCAACTGACCCTCTCCTACACCAATTGCCAGCGAATGACACTCCGCTTATCCGCTTCCCTTGGAACAAGATTCCCGGGCGCCAACGGCACTTTTCCTGTCCACTATATCCTATAGGAGAAAAAGTATCAGTCTTCAAGTACTATTACTCTAAGAGATCGTCTACCGAAAGACATCACCTCCTCTAAAGTCCACATCATAATGTCGATTTTATTACCAGTAATAGCACCTCCTCTATCATGGATTATTCGCTCTCCAAATCCTTCTACTAAAACCCTACTTCCAAATGGAAACTTAGGGTCCATTGCAATAGAAATATCTGGATTGGAGCGAAAACCTGAGGCTGTAACCCAAGGATCACCTGAATAACACATACCTTCAACAGCTTGAGGATCAATTGGTGCATAGGCTGTAGCCTCAACCATAAATATCTGTTCAAATAATTCCTCTAATTCTGCTGTTCGTTGCTTATAAAACAAATAGTTTTCTTCATACTCGTCTAACAACTGACCCTTATAACGAACTCTTTCAAGAGTAGAATATAATCCATCTTGATAGATTTCATTATGGGCTTCAGTTATCTTTAGTTCCTTTTCTATTTCAGCCATCTCTTGTCGCATATCAAATAATGTATAAAGCGATAATATACAAGTAATAACTAAAATAGAAACGATTAGGTATTGGAGTTTATTCACAGTCTACCCTCCCCTTCTCTATCCTCCAAACCCAGGATAGTTTGTGGTGAGGGCGGTGGGGATCGAACCCACAACCGACGGATTAAAAGTCCGCTGCTACTGCCTTTTGAGCTTCACCCTCTGGCTTATTCTCCTTTTTTCTACTTTCTATATATATTATATCATAAAAATTTAGATTTGTCAAGGAAAAATATTGGGGAGAAGGACGGGACTCGAACCCGCACAGACCAGAGCCACAATCTGGCGCTCTACCAATTAAGCTACCAACTCCATTATTTTTTTACCTTACTTAAGTTAGAAATATTCCTTGAAAAATCTTGCCTGTCTGCTATTAATAATTTAAAAGATTGATCATGATCAAATCCAGCGTCCAAGTAAGCTTCATATTTCTCTTTATACATTTGGGCTGATAATCTAGCAATATCAGAATTCATAGATACACGATACATTTCTTCTACTAAGTAAAAGAATGGTTCAACTAATTCTTCAACTTGACCTTCTTTAATTCCCGCATTAATCAACTGCCCAATGAGAATAGCTAGTTCATAATACTCCTCAAATTCCGTACCTTTAACTTCATCATCAAAAATCATAAATATGCTCCTTTCACTCTTTTAAATTAGTGGCGGGATATAGGGGGAATTGAACCCCTGACTCCAGGGCGACAACCTGGTATTTTACCACTAAACTAATACCCCGTATTACTTCCTCAGATAACATTTCTCCCAATAGTCATCAGTCATCCAATGAGGTTTATCTTCCCTTGGACATAAACTAACATAATCATGAATACCCCAAGAAGGAAAAACTTTTTTAAACTGCATAAAATTAGGAATATTATCTGTTCTTCTAACTTTTCTATTAGCTTGTTTTTTCATAAATCTTCTGTAAATAGGTGAAGTACTCTTTATTATCGGAGTTTTCTTATAGCTTCTACTCATCTTCTAACCCCCTTAGTTAAGGATTAGAAAATTATACTCAATTTCAATATATTCATTAAAGTATTCCTTAAGTCTATATCAGCTACATCATTTCCTTCTGCATCTTTTATTGATAGATTGTTATTAAGATTTAATTTACCATGACAAACTACTATCTTACCATTTGGTGTATTCCATACAGCTCCACTAAATTCAGGATAATTAATAAAACCATATAAAAACATACTATCTTGCATTAGTATTATTCACTCCTATTCTGTAGGTTGTCACGAACTTTCATTAGAATCAATCCCAAACGATTCAATCCAAATCCACTTTCAATATCCACTCCCCAAAAATCATCATGCCACCAGTTTCCCTCTATTAAAATAGCATCTTTAGTTTCTAATAATTGTTCTTTAAGACCAATATTTTGTGTGAATTTATTCATTACAATCTCTTCCATTATTGCAACTTTAACATCTTCCCAATCTTCTCTCAAAGGAATTCTTCTTCCTAATTTCTTAGCTTGACTTGGGGATAAAGTTTGAAACTTCTTTCTTAATTCTTTGTCTTCTGTTTTAGCCGCTTGGAAAGCTGCCTCACTACTCTTAAATTTCATTTCTTCATACTCAACATCAGCATAATGGAAGTTACTCAAAAAACTATACTGACCTTTAAATTGACTAATTACTACTGGCATTTTACTTCTCCTCCAAAAAAAATAATGGTGGTGGCTTCAGGGATCGAACCTGACCTCTTTCCGTTATCAGCGGACTGCATTACCAGCTATGCTAAGCCACCACATTTTTGTTATCTATAAAAAAATCACATATATCATTTAATTCAGTGTTGAAAATAGCATAAGATTGCCAGTGAGAATCTGGTTTACAAGTATATCTAAAACAGCTATTTTTAATTTTACATTCTTCATTTGCACATTTTGTAATATCATTCTCAAACATTCTACTCATTCTCCCTTTTGTTTTAAAGTAAAATCAAAAGCTGATGAATGAATTACAGTAAGGTTTCCCTTATTAATAAGTAAATCTTCTTGACATTCAATTTCTAAGTATTGCTTAAACATATCAACTGCTTCCTGTTTTGTTTTGGCTAACAATTCTACATAATAAACATCATCATATCCATTGTCATAAATACCAAAATACTTTTGTAAATCTTCATTAAGAGTTACTTCTTTAACTTCCTGAACTTGAGCCACATAGCGATCAGATAGTGTTCCATCTATATAGGAAGTATGCCATTTAATAGCATTCTCAAGTGCATCTCTAAAAGATTTTCTATCTCGATTTAAATTTTTACCTTTAGCAATACTTAAATCTAGATCTTCCAATGTTCCCGTAATTTGACAACCAGGAACCTCATTAAATGTTATCTCTTTTATAACTAAACCAGCTACATTATTAGGAAAATTATAGTCAACAGGGCGGTATAAATCTTTATAGCGATTAATAAAATACTCTTTATAAACCTTCTTTAACACTTCTTTAGGATCTTCTTTACAATATCCAATTAAAGTCTGTTTATCATTTACACCACTACCGCCATCCCAGCTTTGATAACGAATTTCTGTTGGCATTATGTTCTCCTTTTGATCTTTTTTTAGAAAAAAGTAGGGACGCTTATGACTATCATTTCCATTTATCATATAATTAAAAAAATGTTCATAGCGTCCCCACTATTAATATCTGGTGGGGGCAGATGGAGTCGAACCACCCGAGCCTTTCGACATCTGATTTACAGTCAGACCCGCTCCCACTTACGGTATATACCCCCGCATTTCCTTTTCTCTTTCTATTGCTTTAAACTCCTGAACAGTTGGTGTAATTACTCCTTGTCTTTTATGTGGTTTACACAAAAGGCAACCTGCTCTTGTTGATTTTGGACCTTTCCTTTTATGTTTTTTAGGTTTTCCCATTAAATCAACTCCTACATTACCTGAAAAGTTAATCCTTAATAACTCCATAATTAATTGTAAATTCAGACCTTCGCCTTCCCATGCTCCTACCCTCTTTATTCATCCAGTAGTGAAATAAGCCTGAGCTTCGGGGAGCTACCCCTAACTTTCTTACCCCGGTCATAAGACCCAAGACTACAGAGGATTGATTACCTCCAACTTTCACCCGCCTTCAGAATTAATATTCTTCTTGGGCATTACCCCAACTATCATGTAATTGATTGTGGGCGGCTGGGCTACTCGTACCAAGTTCTCATGTTATACCCTGATTTCTCAGGTTCATCGCCAACAGCTTAATTGGTGTTTCCAGACATTGACTCTAGCTACCATGCTTGTAGTCTATCTGGATTCTTCCCATCTGGGCGTCTATTGTCGCTGCCATGAGTCTTGTGATTTAAGTCGAATAGGCTACACAGAACTACATCTTAGTGTTGGAACTTTGTTCCTTCTCCCATGACTTCACAGCCACAAAAATGCTATCCTGATCAGTATCCCAATCAAGAATCACACACTTTCCGATGCATCTCAGCAGGGCTGACAAACCCTTCTTCACTGAGTTGAATTTACAATTAATTATGAAGTTATTAAAGAGCGATTAAACTAAGTGGTCGGAGTGACAGGATTTGAACCTGCAGCCCCTACATCCCAAATGTAGTGCGCTACCAAATTGCGCCACACCCCGTTGTTTTAAAGTGATGCTCCCTATGGCAGTTAGCACATAGTAGTTCACATTTTTGAACCTCTTGCATATACAGCGACAAACTAACATTTAACAAAGTTGATAAATTATGTTCCTTGTTATCATATGGGTGATGCCACTCTAAAGCCGCAGCACACTTATTATATCCACACTTACTACATCCCAGTGACAGCTTCATTTGTTGTGCTTTGTAATAGAAAAGTTCTCGTCTTCGATTATTTCTTTCTTGTCTATTCAAACCAGTGGGCAAACAACCATAACAAATAATTCTATTTTGACCACCTTGCTTACCATTTAAAACAAATTCACTATCACAAATGACGCATTTTATATTAATAACTCCCATTGACTCAGTTGTTTGCCGCTTTAAACCCCTAAACTTGCGGCGTAAGTTTTTCTCGGGCTGATGTGACAGCAACGCTGGCCCAGACCACGGCGGGGAATCCGTTTTAAGCCCTCATGTCTTGATGTCTGTTTTTCTGTATGAATCACTAGCTCATATTCCAGAACAGACCAAAACTGGAGGATAGCAGCTGATACCTGCATTATAACCAATGGCTGGGGTAGTAGGACTCGAACCTACGATAACTTGATTAACAGTCAAGCGCCTTACCAACTTGGCGATACCCCATGGCGCTGGGCAGAGGCATCGAACCCCTAACCTGAGCTTTACAAGAGCCCTGCTCTACCAAATTGAGCTAGCCCAGCTTATTCTTGTCTTTCTAAAACTCTTTGGATAAAATCCTGTGCTCTTTTTAAAGTATGTTGTATATGTCTAGCAAAAGCAACCTCTTCTAATTTTTCTGCTTCTTCAACAGCTTGATCAACTAATTCTTTTAACTTTTCCATAAAAATCGCCTCCATATAATTGATTGAGGAAAATCCTCCTAATTTTCTTGGTCGCGGGAGTGGGATTCGAACCCACGACCTTCAGAATATGAATCTGACGAGCTGACCTGACTGCTCCATCCCGCTATTGGGGCGGACAAAGGGAATCGAACCCTTATAATCTGGTTGGAAGCCAGAGATTTTACCTTTAAACTATGCCCGCTTTTCTCTTGGTAAACTTAATTGAGTTTCTTTACCAATGTCTTCCATTGAAGGGGAAATAAATGGTTTTACTGCAAAATCATAATCATCTTCTTCTCCCTGTGGTAACCATTGCTTAATCCACTTCTTGTAAGAACCACGACTACCAAAAACAGCTTTCATCATAGCCATAGCAAAACCTATTTCAGGCTGAAATTCATCACCATCAGTTGTCTTAACAACAATTTTAGTGCCATCTTTGAAGATAACAATAGTTGCTGGATCATTGAAAATTACTTTCTCAATGCCATCTTCTAAGTCTATAACCTCAATCTGTTTAACTTCAGCAAAGCCATTAAAATAGTCTCGCATTATTTGATCTATAACAGCTACATGTGATCTAAATGCTGGATTTACAGGTAACATAACTATACTCCTTTCATTTACTAAAAATATTTGGTGGGCGGAGAGGGATTCGAACCCTCAATCCCTTACAGGCAACAGATTTTAAGTCTGTTATGTATACCATTCCAACACCCGCCCATTTTGTTTTCTTGGTGACCCCTGTGGGATTTGAACCCAACAATACCAGCTTGAAAGGCTAGTGTCCTTACCAATTAGACTAAGGGGCCAAATCATCATTTGTTATGCAATACTTCCATTTATAACCATATGCTGTTTTACGAATATTACTAGCACAAGCAGCAATATGTTTTCGCTTATCTCTATTTTGAAATAAAATAAAAGCAGCTTCTCCAGTTGAAGGATATGTTGCTATATATTCTCCTTTTAAAGAGTATTGTTTAACAGGTTTTCCTAATTTTTTGCGAGTCATGCCTCCTGAAGATGTAGTAATAACATTATTTTGTCTTAAAATATTGCCAACTGTTTTTCTATCACACCTCATAAGGTTGGCTACCTTAGTAATGTTCTGTTCTTGATGATAGCAATTTACAATAGCATCATAATTTAAATATCTTTTACTATCACCACCTATAGTTGCATTATATCCAGTTGAGCCATAAGTATCATACTTTTGTATATAATGCATTTCTCTTTCTTCAAGATTATCTACTATCTCTTCAATTAACTCGATTTTAAAATTTTCAATTCCATATTTTTTTATCGCTGCATACAAAGGTCTATTTTTACTTCTTTCTCTCTTACTCTCTTTAATATGCTCTTTAAATCTTGTTTCAATATTTGTTTCAGTTTTACCAATATAACTTTTATTGTTTATTTTATTAGTAATTCTATAAATGAATCCCATAGTAAATATCCTTTCATAAAAAATAAATTACTAGCCATTATACGAACCCGCCATATTCTTCTTTTTCAACTATATATATTATACCATAGAAATTGAAATTTGTCAAGTATTATTTTTAATTATAATTGATTTGTTAATTGTTTATCTTTTTTATCTTGCCATTCATTCATTCTCATCTTTTTCCTACCTTCTGCTCTTTTTCCTAACCTACTTAATCTACGCCTTTCTTTTCTACCTGGATTCTTTTTCATAATATCCTCCTATAAAAAAGTTAGTCTAATATAGCAATAAGCAAAAGCAAACAGTAAACAACCCAGTGCGAACAATACATCTCTCATGGATTATTCTCCTTTCAAAGTTAGCTTCTGACCAACTCCGAGACCTAATCCTACACCATATCTTTCAAAGTGATAATCACACATAAAAGCCCATTTCCCAAATACTGTAACTCCATCATAAGATGCCTCTTTTTCAATATTAGAACCAGTCTTGCAAAAGTCACAAGAGGGAAATTCTAATACCGCAGCTTCTTTCATGTGAATCCTCCTTTTCTCACTTTCTATATATATTATATCATGAAAATGTAGTTTTGTCAAGAGAAACCTTTTAGAAGAATTTGTATAGAGATTAATCTTAGCGGGAAAAGATATATATAATAGAAAGGATAAGAATTGCAGCTATACTGATGCGTAAAATAAGCATCACAAACACTCCTTATTTTTTATTCTTTTTATTATTATTTTTATTATTATCAGTGTTGTACCAACGCGTACATGTGTGTTGTACAAACGCACACTGACATGTGTTCTAAACACATAATTGTATAACAATAAAGAATTCTTCTTTTATGCGTTTATGTGTTATACTGGTTATTTAAATTCTTTTTCTTTTCTTTCTCTTTCTTTCCATTCACTAAAAGCATTAACTCTTCCTATATGCCAGCCACCACATTCATTACACTTATATACTTTACATTTTATTAGGAAGGTATCTAATATACAAGCTTTAGCCGCTGCTTCACTATCAAAACGTATCTTCTCAGAACAAGAGTACATATCAACTCTCCTATCCTTTTAATAATTTTTGATTAATTTTATTTTTTAATTCTATTAACTCTTCTTTATCAATATTATCTTTATCAATTAGCTGTTCAATTTCATATTCAATCTCTGATAAAAGTGTGTGAAACTCTATATTCTTTCGAATACTTTTAGTATAACCTGCCTCTATTTGTTTTATACTATTCATTAATTTCTTTTACTCTAATAAAACTTCTATATCACACATGTTTCACCCTCCTTAGAAGTCGTTTGAACTACCCATTTTCTTTTGCTGTTTCTCTCTAATCTGTTTACCAATAACACCGCCTGTTGTTTGGGTTACTCTAACTTGACTTTCTTTTTCAAAAAGTTTATGCTCTCCTTTTTCTACTACTTCTTCAAAGAAATCTTTATTTTCATAACAAATTCTAATATGTGTTCTCTTAGGCATCCCTCTCAATTGTATTTCAATTAATCCTTTCTTTTGCAATATATCATATAATCTTTTCAAACTTCTCTCTGATAATCCAGTTCCTGAACTCATATCTTTATTAGTATTAAAAAAGAAACCATCTTTGGTTAACATACCTCTTGAGTTAAAGTAATTTTCTCTTTGTAATATTTCACTAAGTAGTACAGCGGCTTCAACTCCTAACTCATGAGCTAAGCTTTTTGGCAACATAACAAAACCAGCGGTTGCAGCGTTCTCAAGCCAGGGATGAAGATTTTCATTTATTGCCAAAGCTGCTTCACCGCCTTACATATAATATTCTTGAATTTTTAATTTTCTTTTTTCTATTGCTTCACCTATCTTTTGTTCGCCTTCTTCCATTACATTGTGTAGTTTACTAAGAGCTTCATTGTCACTGTTCAACTTGATATGTAATCTTCTTGGCATACCTCTAATATCAGTTTGTATTAAAGATAATTCTTCTAGTAATTGGATCACTTTATTTATTCTATTCTTACCTAGTGCTGTAAATATAGATAGGTCTTCAAATGTAGCAGAAAAAAAATCATCAGCTGATTCAGCACTATTATTAAATGCTTGTAAAACTGAATAAACTATAGCAACATCTATTCCTAATGTATGAGCTAGAGGAAGATTTAGATTAATATTCCTAATTGTGTAATCGTACATTTAATTTCCTCCTTTAATCTCCATTGATTATAATTATTACATTGGAAGCAAATATACGATACTTATATGCTTTTAATATAGTTTTCAAGTATTTCACCGCCTCTCTATTATTAATGCACTGTTTTGTCAACAGTCACCAATTCATCTCCCACTTTCGCTACACTTAGAAGTGGGAGTGTTCTTGGCGATTAGGATAAAAGTAAATATTTACTTCCTTCAAAAAGTTCATTCTTAAAATCATTTTTCAAGCCGTAGCAAATTACTGGAATACCATATGTATCTACAATGACTATAAGTTGCATCACCTGCCTTTTATTTAAAAATTGTCTGCTATGCGGAATATTTCAAGACTTTTACCTGCCCCCATAGTTGAATAGCGAAAAAATAATTGAGCTATTTTTATCACCCTTTTTATTATACTATTATATTAGCAATTTGTCAAGGATTAATTTCTCCTTTATATTCTGCTCCCAATTTGACCAATATCTCTGCAAGTATATATCTATGACAAAAATTTTCTGCTCTACAAAAGCAAACTAACACTACTTCATCTTGGTTTAGTAATTCATCCCATCTATTTCTGTTTTCTTTATAAGATTTTCTCATTAAATTATAATACTCTTTAGTATATTCTTCTTTTGTCATTAAACCTTTTTTGAATTTACTTACTATATTCCAAGTAGGTGCAAATATTTTATTTCCACTTTTAACAGTAATATCTAAACGATTTTTGCCACTATAACGATATTGAGATGTATAGATTTTAAGCATTTATAACTCCTATATTATTTTTTTGTTTTCATCTATCATCTTTTAATTCTTCTGCTAATCCAAATATCTCTGCAACTGCTATTCCTAATGCTATATACGTCCAACTATTATTGTAAAGTGCAATTAAACATCCTGCAATTCTGATAAAAGATTTAATAAATGATATATAGAGATGCCATTTGTTATTCATATAATACTCCTTTTTATCAAATTTTAATTAGTTCATATTCTTCAAAAGATGTACTCTTTAAAAATTCATCATCAATTACGTATGGTGAGTATTCATCATCTATTTTTAAAATTTTAAATTCTGTATCTATATTAGCTTTAATGTATGCTTCATAATCTTTTCCGTTTATATTTTCATCTGGTTTTAAACCTATCTAATTTATTCTTTCAAATGTTGCAATATTAAATTTAACTTTATCTCCTATTTTAAGCATTTTATTCTCCTTTTTTAAATTAATACAAAAGAACAGTTTGATTTTAATTTTTCTTTATATTTACTTTCTATTACCGCAAAACGGACAATTTAGTTTACTACTCAGATAATCTGAATATAAAACTACTGGGCATTCTTCAGGTTCTTCTATGTAGTCTAATATCTTACAAAACTCTTTTTCTGGGTAAAGTTCTTCTTGACCATAAGGACAAATATCTAAACAAAATTTATTGAACATTATTTTAATCCTTTCTTAACTCATTCTATATGTAAACCCATTACTACAAACATCTGCATGACAACCAGATGTGCAAAAATCTTTTTCATTACATTGGTCAGGAAAAGGACATATACCTTTTTGAGTGGAAAGATTATAGTTTTCACGATCATAATTTCCCTGCATTATTTTCAGTTCTTTTATAATTTCTTTTGTGCGTTCTATATCTTTTTCTTTTTCTTTTATATGTAATTTTAATTGATTCAATTCATTATTTAGTTTGTTTAATTTTTCTTGAGTTAATTCTATTGCTTCTTTAAACATATTTTCTCTCCTTTTATTTTAATAGAATCTAAATTTGATCTAAACGCATAGTTTGTTTTAATAATTCGTAATTAAAACTTCTTTTGTGGTACTATCGTCTTTTTCTTTTCTTTGGTAATTTGCATTGCCATATTTGACGTTTAAATTATGTATGTTGTATTTTTGTGACCACTCTTTTAATATATCATTACTATTTCCTTTACTTTCCAAAACATTGGTTTTTATAATTTGAACTATTTGAGGTATATATCCAAAAGATAAGATTAAACCACCAACAAACTGTAATGTATCAAATATCATATTTTACATTTTCCTTTCTTTTATTAATTCATAAATTGCATTTGCAATATTGCTCCACTTTTGATACTCCTTAATATCACCAATTCTCTCATATTCCATAGCCTTTTCATTAAATCCTTTATATGCTGATACGAGGAATGCCATTGTATAAAATTGATTGCGAACTTCTTTTTGAAATTCTAAAGATAACATATTGTCCATCTCCTTATATGTATTCTATTATTTTATTAATCTTTTGAAACACCCAAAAATAACTATGAAACTTTCTTGCATGTTTTTGATTTTTTAATTGCCAATCTGCTACAATTCTGTTTTTGGCAAGCAATATGAATAAGTCTTTAGGGTAATACCCTATTTTCACCGCTTCATTATATATAAACACATGGGTCATATATTGTTTACCAGAACTTACTTTATCTTGGCACTTAAATATCAAAATCCCCTTATTATTTAATACCCTATAAAACTCTTTCATGGCATTAATGTAAAATCGGTGCAACTCTTTTTCTGTTGGATATACACCAAAGCGTTTATTTATTTTATTGTTGTCATCATCTCCTTTTAAACTTTTTCCAGTAGTACTAAGAAATGGAGGATCAAATATTAAACAATTAATGCTATCATTTTGTAATGGTAGATCCTCCGCATTTGCTTGAATAATGTAAGTAAATTGTGGTTTTATATCAAACCTATATTTTGGTTCTTGGATGCCTGTGTTTTTATAAAAATTACCCTTAGAATATGTAGGGTCACAATCAATGTAACCTTGTGGCACATGAAGTATAAGTATATTTTTAATTATTTCTGATTGGTTATATGAAATTGATTTAATTAATTTGCTCATTGGTTATTCTTAATATATCCTTCTAGTTTTATTAATTTACTATATTCATCAATTAATTTAGAAATCTTACTAGCAATATTTTCTATTTTAGGTTTAATTTTATTAATCCCTACGCATTTTTCATTTTCAATATATTCATCTGTCAACTGACATTTAGTAACTATATCGCTTGAAAAATAATGCCCACATTTATATTTTATACATTTAATTATCATGATCGATCATATCATCTTCCCAATCTTTATTTTCCTCTTCGTTTAATTGATCTTCTTCTAAATAAAAGTTATAATTTACATTACTGCCAGAATTATATATATTTTCTCTTAACTTAAATGATTCTACAAACGTATTTAAACACACATCACACAATCCAAAAGAAATATCACAACCATCTAATTTGCTACCATAACCTCCACGACCTAAATCTATGATATGACATTGATTTTTTATAATGGAGCTATCAATATCATCACTATTCCACTTAATTATTTTCCCACATTTGAAACACGTAAAAGTATATTCTTTAGCACACGCCTTTTCATAATTTGTGCATTCATCTTCACCACAAAAATTTTTACCACATTTTTCACAAATATACATTTTTCTCAAATCAATACCTCCAAATTTTATTTTCTAACACCATAATATATTTTACTATTATATTTTTATTTTGTTAATACATTTTTTTGATATCTGTATAAGATTTAAAATGTTTACAATTTCGTTTTTCTTCATCACTTATGTTTTTAAGTTCTTTATCTTTAAAATCACACTTAATCTTTTTGGGGTTATTTAATATTTCTCTGTAGTAAATATAGGGAGTAAAACATTTAAGCATATTATGAACCTCCAAATTATAATTTACTACGATTATATTGATATCCATCTCTTTCAGAATTTCCCAATTGCCTATTATAATTTTCAATGTTTTTTTGGATATATTCATTTATTAAATCTTCTGGAGTTAACCCAATTTTAATACTCAAACTTAACAAAAAGTGCCAAAGGTCAATCACCTCCTCTACTACATTATTCCAATCAATGTCTTTTTTATTTTTCCACCACTTCCAATTGCACGTATCGTTTAATTCACATGCTTCTGTAATTATAGCTATACACATTTTTCTTATCCATTTTTCTATATCAGAATAATCTAGATTTCTTTTTTCTTTAATATAATCATCAAACGTTTTTTGTAAATCAAATAAGATATGCAGTTTATCCACAGATTCATTATTTTGGTAATTTTTAAGTTTATTTATTATTTTTTCCATAATTTTCTCCTTTTAATCGCATTTACTAAAACCACAAAATACACATGAAACACAACTTGAAGTCATAATTAACTCTTCTCCACAATCGGGGCATAAATTACTTCCAATGTCTTTTTTAATTTCATCATTTCCTTCTTTTTCTTTAAAGTATCTATCTAAAACTATTCCTATTGCGGAAGGACAACTTGAACCTTTACTAACCTTTTAATGGCATCATTAATATTTTCACATGTACCACAAGAAAATTGAGCTGTTGGTAGCAGCTGTTTTATTACTTCTATAGCACTATTTAAAGGATGATGTTCACAATGTTTAATGTGTTCAGTTAAAATTTCACTCATTGAAGTTGGAGTTGTATCTGTTGGTCCATAACGATGACCACAATAAACACAGTTAACATATTTATTAGATAATAAATCAGTTACCCATCTCATTAATCTTCTTTCTTCTCTCTTTTGTAATTCAACTTTTTTAAACATCCATTCTAAATTAGAGTCTATACTATGTTCTTTTTCAGAATAAATACTTTCTTTTTCCCATTCATATCTAAGTATCTCAATCTTTTCTTTAGTTAATTCATATTTGTTTTTTATTTTAATTAAAGAGTTAATATAATCTTTTAATATTTTCGCTCTTAAATATTATCCACAGAACTTTTGTATATTTTATCTAATAATGTCGATACTTCCATATCAATTTACCCCTTTCTTTATGGTCTATATATATTATATCATAAGTTTTGAGATTTGTCAAGTCCATGTTTATTATGTTTACTATTATACGTTTTTCAGCTTCACTGTCGCTGTTTTTCCGTCATTCCCTTTTTTTAACAGGAAAAATTTTCTTTGAAATACTTCTTGACAATCCTTGTGTTTCATGTTATAATATATATAAGAAATAAAAAGGAGGATTCTCCACAATGAAATTGAAAAATGTTTATTACTTAAATAGTGGGAGGATTTTTTTATTAGATTGTAATGGATATCCAATCGAATGTACAGAAATGAGAGA